TGGAAGGGGGAGTTCGAGTGGAAGTTCGTGCCAGCGAGCATGCCACCGGAGGAAACGCTCGACGCGAACACCCACGACACAGCCGACTCGGGGTTCACGCCAGACGAGTCGGCCCCGAAGGCGAGGGTCGGTCCGATGTTGTTCACCCCATCGGGCGACGTCAGGTAGATGGCGTGACGCGGCTTGTTCGTGGACACGTTGTAGCCGCTCCCAAACACGACGAGGCCGACGCCTGCGTCCGGATTGCGGATGGGCTCGCCCGCGTAGATGGTGCCCCGGCCATTGAAGACGCCGCCGTCGTACCAGTACGACGAGCCGCCACCACCGAAGGTCTGCCATGCCGTGCCGTTGTTGTACTTCGGCGCGTTGGTGTCCGTGTCGTAGATGAGCGCGCCTTCGATGGTGGCGCTGCTCGCGGGCAGCCCAGCCGTGGTGCTGTGGCCGAGCTTGAACATGGTGCCGAGCGTCGCCTGCGAGAAAGCGAACGCACTGGTGAGCAGCAGGAGGGCGAGGAGAATGCGGAGTCGAGGAGTCATGACTTGGACCTTTCAGCGCGTGATGACGGAGTTGAGTGGGCTGACGATGACCTGAGGCGCAGGCAAGCCCGTGAGGAAGCTGAAGGTGTACGCGGTGCCATCGATGAGCAATTCGTTGGTCACCGTGGAAAAGGCCGGAGACGTGCCGTCAAACAGGACGCGTCCACCGTTTCTCACGTTCACGGCCGTCGTGCATGACTCGAAGACCCACGCCGAGAGCGCATAGCTCTGCCCGATGTCGACACGCACGCCCTCGGAGCAACCCTCGATACGGTTTGTCAGCGTGCTGCTGGAGCGGTACGTGAAGTTGGGCGGCTGCAGAGCGCTACTGCGCAGGCCCGACGCGACGCCGACGCCTGCTGACGTGCAGTAGACCCATGACCCGCTGACCGGCGACGTCACACCGCTGCCCGGGAGAGACAGCACGGGGTTGAGCCCGCCGTTGCCCGGGGCTCGGAAGATGCTCTCGGAGTAGAATGGACCGATGCCGTTGTTGACCTGTACGGGGTCCACGTACGTGACGGCCGAGCTACCAGCAGCGAGCGCTTCGACGAGTGAACTCGTCGCGAAAATCGAGGGGGAGAACACCGGCAACACCGAAGACCACACAACGGCCAGCGCGACACCGCTCGCTGAAGTCGAGGTGACGAAGCTGCGTGAGATGGTGACGAGCCCCGAGACCGAGACCACAGGCACTGGCGCGCTGACAGTGCATTCGCGCACCGTGATGTTCGCGCTCGTCCCCCACTCGGTCCGCACGGCGGTCGCTGCTGCGCCAGCGAAGCCGATGCGCGAGATGATGACGTTGCCGGGGCCTAGCACGTTCCGAAAGGTCAAGAGGTTGCTGAAGGTCGCGCTCGGCACCTGAACTGCGTATGTCACGCCAACCACCAGCGCCGTGCGCCGGGGGATGGTCACGGCGGTGCCCGTGTTCGTGTCGATGGGGAAGGCCTGTCCGTTGGCGGCTCCCGACGTCACCGAGAAGAGCTTTCCGTGCAGGTCGCTCGACGTCCACGTCTGCGTCGAGTCGACGACGCTCTGCGGCCCTGCGGCAGCACTGCCAGCCACGCTGCTCGTGACAGAGCCTGTCACGCTTCCCGTCGCGAGGGTCGCGTTCGTGAGCGTCCCCGCGATGGTGAGCGTGGCGCCTTCGAGCGTGATGTTCTGCAGGGTCGCTGCGGTCGCGTACGTGCCCGCTGCGACGTTGATGGTGACGTTGTGGCGGATGAAGCGGGGCAGCTTCGCGAAGACGCCGTTCAACGTCAGGCAGGCTTCGGCGCCACTCGCCGTACAGGCGTTCGAGTCGCTGCCTGTGGGAGCGACGTAGAAGGTGAGGGCGGAGTACGTCTGGTAGGCGCGCTTCTTGAGGGCGCCACCACGCGTGACAACAGGCTGAGCCGAAGCCCAGCCCGCGAGGATCAACACGAGAACTGCCAGAGTGCGAGTCATGACTCGCGAGGGTACTACAAGTGCCGTCTCAGCGGCACTCGTACGTCGAGACGACCGTCGCTGCTGTGTCACTGAGGCAGTACACCGGCTCCGGCGAGGCCCACGCCGCGCAGTCGCCGACTTCGAGCGCCTCACCGTCAGCGAGCGTGCCGCCGTCGGGCACCGTGTTCACGCTGCAGGTGACGATGGGCGTGCCTGCGTTCTTCGCGCTGTTGCACGCGCGCAGGAGCCAGCGTCCGGGCAGCCCGCCGTCAGCGGGAATCGCGACCACAGAAGTGCCAACGGATGAAGCGGATGAGCGGGAGACGTTGCAGTAGGGCGCCGAAATCGGCATCCCCGCGTCGTTCGTAGGGGTCGACACAGAAATCGAATACGTGCTGCTGCCGCCGTCCGTCGGCGTGAAGCTCGCCGGGTAGACGGCGGTCGGGGCGAAAGGGATGGGCGTCACCGTGATCTGGATGTCGCAGTCGATGAAGCGCGAAAGATCCACGTTGCCGTTTGTCGAGTTCAGCAGCTGAAAGCGGCTACCGGGCGACGTTGAGTCCAGCACCATGAGCTGCGCGAAGTTTCCGCTAGTCGACTTCAGCAAGTTCAGCCGAACGAAGTTCGCGATGTCCGTCACGTTGTAGACGAGGTACAGGAAGTAGCAGCTCTCGCCGAGATAGTTCTCCTGCCCGAGCGTGGTGCCGACCACGCGAATGCGCATCGACTCGAACGCACTCCAGTCCCACACCGGCCCGTACGCATTGACCGCGAAAACGCCGCCGTCGGTCGAGAGACGCGGCCAGTCTGCCCAGTCAGCGCTCGGACGCGTCGCCCACGGATTCAGAACCGCGCCCTTCGAGGGCCGCACGTAGGTCTGTCCGAAAGCGGTGCTCGCGAGCAGGGACAGCAACAGCAGGAATCGAGTCATGACTTGGCCTTTCGTTGTGCGGGGTCTGTCTAGCAGACCCCTACCATTTGTAGTCGAGGAGCAGCGCCGGTCAGAACTGCTTCCGGGACTGGGGGTAGAGGTTCGCGTAGCTGAGCAGCTTCATCGGGTCGAAGATGCGCACGCGCAGCACGTCAACGGCGACCATCGGGATGAGCGGCTGGAAGTTCTTCGCGTAGATGCGCATCGTCGGCATGAGGATGATGCCGACGGCCTCCGTACGGCCGTTCGCGGTGAGCGAGAGCACGTCGTACTTGTCGCTGTTGCCTCCGTTGGGCGTGAGCGAGAGGTCCGCACCGCAGCCCGGCGTGGTGAGGTCCGCGAACACCTGCACCCGGATGGGGCTGTTGGTGTTGTTGTGGAAGATGGACTTGTAGGTGTCCGTGATGGTGTCGCCACCAACGGGCGTCGAGACCTCGGTGATGATGTCGAGGCTCTGCGCGAGCAGCTGGAGGTAGAGCACCTCGGCCTGCCGGGCGCTGGGGTCGGCCACCGGGTTCAGCGGCACGAGCCCGCCCGGCGGAGGACGAATGACCACGGGCGGCGTCTGCCCGACGGGCTGCAGCGGCGCGCTGCGCAGCACGTTGCGCGCGGAGGGCTGCGCGTAGCCGTCGTCTTCACAGTAGTCGTACTCGTTCGCCATGGTGGTGCTCCTTCAGAAGAAGACGAGGGTGAAGCCTGCGGCGATGGCGGCCGAGCCGACCACGCCGATTCCAATGCGCACCGACGGGTCAAGCTCGTCGAGCGTGATGGCCGTGGTCAGCGCGACGGCGCCGATGACGGCCGAGATGATGGAGACGAGCGGCTTGGCGAAGAGCAGCTTCGGCTTCGGCTGCACCGGCGGCGTGAGCAACGACGCCTTGTAGGCGTCGCGCGTCGTCTCACAGGCGAGCAGCCGGACGCCGCACTTCTCCGCATCAGCCTGCGCGTCGATGATGGCGTCCGTGAGCGCCTTGAAGCTCAACGCGCCGCAGGTGACGCGGTCGCCGTCGTGCTGGCACGCGGACTCCGCCCACTGCTGCTCGCTGGGCGGAGGCGGGAACATGGGCGTCTGGGCCAGCACGAGCAGCAAAAGGGCGGGAGTCATGACTTGTTCCGGTTCTTGATGATGACGTTGGCGAAGTCGACGGGGTCGAGCTTCTTCTGCTCAGCGGCGCGTGCGTCGATCTGCTTCACCTGCTCGTCCGCCATCTTCTCGGTGGCCTTCGCGCCCTGCTCCAGTCCTTCCGCCTTCGCCCGCGCCTTCCCCTCGGCGTCCTCGGCGCCTTCACGGCGCTCTCCGGGACCCACGACCCAGTGGTACACGGCTCCGACGATGCCGGAGATGACCACGCCGAGGAGCACGAAGAGCACCGTTTCCCACATGACGCTTAGCTCCCGGCCGGGGGCTCGGTCGGCGTGGGCTTCGGGGCCGGGACGGCGGCCGGGAGCGCGGCGACGGGGTTCGGCACGGTGATGGTCTGCGGCACGGGCTTCCCGGTCGTCATCTTCGCGAGCTGGATGCCCTTGTCGAGGTTCACCGAGACGAAGTTGAGGATGGACGCGGCGGTGGTCAGCGCCTTGCCGACCTCTTCGCCCTTCGACGTCTTCACCCGGATGATGTGGTTGAGGATGGAGGCGACGCCCGACGTGAGCACCACGACGAGGCCAGCGATGGAGAGGATGAGTTCGAGCTTCTGCATCATGTCGACGGACAGTTCCATGGAAACCTCGGTGTGGTGGTTGACTTACAGGGTACCCTGTCAACCCCCGCAACGACAACGGGGCGCCCAGTTTCCTGAGCGCCCCGTGCCGTCTGCACTGGCAGAGCTGTTTCGCCGCGCCGGACTTAGCGGGAGACCGACGCCGCGAGCGACATGCGGAAGTAGCCGGTCGCGGCGGTGGTGGTGATGGTCGCCGTGGGCTTGCCCGGGGCCGCCGTCACGAACGCGAGGGCGCCGCCGCCCTTCAGCGTCACGCTCTGGAAGCCGAGCGCGCAGAGGGTCTCGTCGAGGTCCGCCTGCGAGGCGAAGGTGGTGTTGAACACCTCGCGGATGCGCGAGCCGGTGGGCAGCGCGGCGAGGATGTCCGCGTTCGCGATGGTGTCGGCGCCGGTGGAGCCGCCCGCGAACTCCAGCGAGGCGGAGTTCATGCCGTTGACGTTGCCGCCGTCGGCGACGCCAGCGAGGGGACCGACGGCGGCGGGGAGGGCGGGAGCGGTGAGGGTGAGAGCAGCCATGTGGTGAGTCTCCAAATCACCGGCCGAGGAAGTTCGACCGGACGCCCCAGTCTAGGGGCAGCGGCCACCAGCATGCCGTCGAGTCATGACTCGGCGCAAGGGCCAAACGAAGAGCCTGCCCGGTGCGACCCGGGTCAGGCTCTCGGAGTGGAACAGCGCGTCGGTCGCGGGCCTGTTGGCTCAATGCGCGGACGCTGTCGAGGATCTCTCCGAAGAACTTCCCCTCTTGCGCCTACTTCTTCTGGAGGAGCTTGCTCAGGCCCCACATCACGCCGCCACCGATGGCCGCGCCGACCGGGCCGCCGAAGACCATGCCCGTGGTGATGCCGACGATGACCGGAGCGGTCGAGGGCTTCGGCTTCGACGCCGCCACCTGCGCCGCCGTGGGCGGCCTCGGCAGCAGGGGCGTGCTCTCGTTCATCTTGATGGGCTGCGCCGTGAGCTGCGGCGGCAGCACGCGCACCGACGACGGCGTGATGGGCTGCGACTCCTGCCCGGTGCGCGGCTGGAGCACGATGGGGCTGAGTCGCGTGCCGCCGCCTGCGCCGGGCAGCGTGACGGTCGGGCCCTTGGCGGGCTCCGGCACCGGGTTGACGCCGGTCGAGGCGCCAGCGGTACCGGCCATGTCCGCCATGATGGCGTCGACTTCCTGCTGGGTGAGTCCGAGGTCTGAGACGGGCATGGTCACGCTTTCAGCAGCTCGGCGCGGAAGGCCGCGACGAACTGCGGGTAAGAGGCCTTGTTCTTGAACTGCTGCGCGACGACCGGCGCCGCGATGGCGGCGGCAGCGTGCGGCTGCTGCAGCTGCGGCTCCTTCGCCGCCTCCTGCATCCACGAGACCTGCGCGCCGAGCGAGAAGGTCTTGAAGATTTCGGTCGCGCCTGCCTTGAGCGTCTTCTCGACGTCGCCGACCTGATTCTGCGAGGCCACCACCGCCTCGCGCCACTCGGTGAGCGACGGCATCGCCTTCGCCGCGTCATCCGGGAGGATGGCGAGGAGGAGGTCCGGGATGAGGAGCAGCAGCGGGCCCGCGCTCGCCGCGATGTCCTTCACGTTGAAGTTCTTGAACGCGTTCGTCACCGCCGTGATGCCCGCGCTGAACTTCTCGATGACGTACTTCACGCGCTGCGTGCCTGTCGCCGCGTCACCCCCGGTGAGCGACTTCGCCGAGGACTTCTTGAAGAACTCCGCGAGCTGGCCGCGCAGCTTCGGGATGAGGTCCTTGATGGCCATCGCGCCTTGGAAGATGAGCAGCGCGAACTTGATGAACTTCTCGATGCCCGCCTCGATGCTCTCCAGCGTCTCGTCGCGCAGCTCGATGACGTTGAGCTTGAGCGGCTCCGAGATGAACGTGGCCGCCATCGGCGCGAGCGCGATGATGAGGCCGGTGAGCGCGGTGAAGGGCGGTGCGAGGATGGCCCCGGAGACGCCCGCCGTGATGACGGCGACGACGGCCATCACCACCATGATGGGCCAGAGCGGCTGCTTCTTCACCACGCGGTCCGCGCGCACCTTCAGCTCGGCGAAGGCCTGCGACATCGAGCGCCCCTGCCCCTTGTCGGCCATCAGGATGGGCACCATCATCGGTGCCGCGAGCGAGAAGAGCGTGCGCCCCATGGACTGCATCAGCGCCATGAAGGCCTCCTCCAGCTTCCCGGCAATCATCAGCCGGATGAACTCGAAGGTGCCCTTCAGCGACTCGATGACGATGTCGATGATGGCTGCGACGCCCGCCGTCATCATGCGCGTGAGGAACGTGATGACGTCGCACATCACGCCGCCGACCGCCGGGCCGAAGAGCGCCTTGAAGCCTCGGCACAGGATGTCGGCGATGAAGTCGGCCGTCTTCCCGAGGAAGTCGAACGCCGCGTCGGCCGCCTTCGCGAGCCCGTCACCGAAGTCGGTGCCGACGTCGCGGAAGGCGAAGTCGTAGGGAGTCACGACTCCTCCCTCAGCAGGCGCGGGCGTGGTGTTCGCGACCTGTCCGTTCACGATGGCGTTGCGGATGCGCACCATGAACGCCTTCATCGCCTCGTCCGTCGTGTTGCGCCCGGCACACCAGCGCGACATGCCGTAGTACTGCTCCTCGGTCGGCGACGGGTAGCGGCCGAAGATGACGTTGAAGTGGAAGCGGATGCCCCAGCCCTTGTCCTGCTGCCGGGTGAGCAGCGGCGCGAGCAAGTCGCCGCAGGCCGCCGCCTGAAAGGCGGAGTAGTCCACGATGCTCCGCGAGTTCGGCGGCGCCGGGAAGTTCACGCCCGCCGGGGGCGGCTTCACCCAGCCGTCGTTCATGCCACGGCACCGGCGACCTTCACCGGAGTCGGGGTGGTGGCCGTCGCAGACGAGGCCCGGGTTCAAGCAGGCGTTGAGCTTGGCCGGGTTGTAGGTCTCGCCGGAGTTCTGGTAGCACCACGCGTCCCAGCTCGCGGCACGCGCCCGGGCGCGGTCCATCGCCTGCTGCGGCGTTTCGCCGTCCTTGACGAAGGCCTCGAACGCGAGCACCGGGTGCAGGCCGAGCCCGCCGAGCCCCTGCTTCGGGCCGGTGGTCGGCTTCTCGAAGCCGGTGTCCTTCCCCGAGCGCCGCGCCTGCGCCTGCTTGAAGAAGCGCGCGAACTTCAGGTAGCCCTCGCTGTAGAAGGTGCTGCGCCCCGCCTCGGCGTCCACGATGCCGAGCAGGAAGTGCAGCGCGCACGAGAAGCGGATGGCGTCGGAGATGCCGATCGCGCCCGGGTAGTTCTTCGCGAACGCGAGGATGTTCTGCGTGTAGTTCATGCCGCCCAGCTCGATGAGCGCGGCCTCGCGCTTCTCAGGCTTGAGGTTGAGCAGCATGGCAGCGGTGAGCGACGCGAGGTTGTTCGCGCGAATCATCACCTTCGAGGGCCCGTCGCTCGTCTTCAGCCGGGCGAGCTGCGGGCTGTTGATGGCGTGCCCGAGCATGCGCGTGATGGGCGTCTCCTTGATGGAGCCACGCTTGAAGGGCGTGTCCATCGTGAAGGCGCCGCGCTGGGCGGTGGCGTCGGCGTTGCCGAGGTGGCTGATGGAGGAAATCATGTGCGGGGGCCTTTCTTACGTGACAACCTGAACCAACTCGCCGAGCGAGCCGCTCTGGCCCCGCTCGTCGCTGTCGGTCTCGGTGATGGCGAGGCCGCCGAAGCGCCGCTTGAGCGCCTCCCGGGCCGGACGCGCAGGAACGACCTGCGTGGACACCTCCGTCGCGCGCGGACGGGTGATGGCACGCTGCGAGTACTCCCCGACTTCAGACAGGCGGACGGTCATGCACCCAAGGTAGCTCGGGAAGCTCCTCGGGGACAACCGGCCGAGTCATGACTCAGACGAGGACTCGGCGCCCAGCTTTCGTGCCTGTCGCAGGTTCGTGTAGAAGACGGCGCGTGCCGACGCCTTGAAGAAGTAGCTGCACTGCGGGCCGTTCTTCAGGCGCCGGTTCCGACGCTGCCCACGACCGCGCTTCACCTTGTACGGCAGGGGGCGCGGGTTCGACAGGATGCCCTTGAGTACGGCGACCATGATGGCTGCGTCGTTCTGTGCGTACGACAGCATCGCCAGCTCTTTCGTCCTCTCGGTCACAGGCTCGCCTTCGGCGGCTTCGGCAGCGGCTGCCACCAGCGGATGTACCGACGGCCCTCGCCGGAGTCCATGGTCCAGATGGCGCCGAGCGTTCCCGGGAGCGCGATGCCCTTCGCGAGGCTGGGCGCCCTGCGGTAGGTGGCGATGGCCACCTCCTCGAAGTTCACCACGAGCACCGGCTCGCCGTCGGGCGGTGCTTCGACACGCACGTCCTTCCAGCCGTCGGTCAGCATGCGCACTTCCCGTGGAAGAGGCGCACGCGTACGTTGTCGCCGTCGGCCGCTTCGAGCATCGCCTCTCCGTCGCCTCGGAGCTTGTAGACGACGATGCCGGGCTTGCTGCGGCTGGGCGCGTGGATGCCGCCCGCCTTCTGGAGAATCTGCTTCGCCTGCTCTTTCGAGAGGACGTGGTCGTAGTACGCGCTCGCGCTCATAGCTGCGAGGGTCCTACCACGGTTGTACGAAGAGAGGAAGGGTGGACTCGAACCACCGGCCTGCCGACGTTGCATCGTCGACCGCTCTACCAGCTGAGCTACTTCCTCATGCGCTCTCGGGAGGACTCGAACCTCCAGCCTTCCGGTTCATTACGCCGGGCGCTCTGCCATTGGAGCTACGAGAGCTTCACCGCCGCCTACTTCAACAGCGGGTACCACGACAGCAACTTCTTCAGCGTGTTCTTCGGCGCGGGCGCGCACCCGATGGCCATGAGCTGCCCGGCGTGGTCGCCGTCGCACTCGATGATGGCGCGGTGGCGCACGCCGTTGGCCTTGAGCTGCGCCCAGAGCTTCCTGAGCCCCGCCTCGTCGGGACAGGTGAGCGCCACCGCATGAACGTGTTCCGGGAGCCCGCCGGGCGAGGACTCACCGGCGGCGTGGATGATGTTCGCAGCCTGCAGCCCGGGACTGAGGTCCGCACGGACGATGCAGTAGTGCGAGATGGGGTTGAGCGGGTCCGGCGGGGGCGAGCAGCTCGGGAAGAGCTGCTCAGCGGCTTCAGCGGCAATGGCGCGAGGTCATGACTGCATAGTAGCCGCCCCACGATCGTCGTCAAGACCTCAGCCGTACTTGACGCGCCGGAGCTGCTCACGCGCCTCATTCGAGATGTGCGCGACGAGGCGCTGCGAGTACATCAACTCGGCGAGCCGCCACACCACGTTGTAGGCCCGCTCTGCGCGCTCGATGTCCTCCAGCAACGTGTCGACGATGTCCGGCGGCAGCGGCTGCGTCGACTGCGGCGTCCACGCGTCGTACGCGTTGATGAACTGCTGCTCGTCGTAGTCGCGCTGGTTCACGAGCACGCCGTCGAGGATCTTCTTGACGGCGTCGAGCGTGCCGTCCTTGTGCAGCTCCTCTACGACGCGACGCCCGAACGCGAACTTCTTCAGCCGCCGGAGGACGAGGGTGGTGACTTCTTCGGGGTCAAGCTCCACGGTGATTTCGCTCACGGTACGCTCCAGCCGCAGTTGTCGTCGACGATGGCGAGCCCATGCATGAAGTCGAGCACCATCTGGTGCGTCCACGCTGCGTGCTCGCGCTCAATCAGCGCCCGGCAGACCTCGTAGAACTTGATGCGCCTCTTCTGTGTCGCTTCAGGGTAGGTCACGAGTCACGACTCCTTCTTGCGCTGCTTCTTGCGCTTGGGCTCTGCGTTGTTCACGGCCATCGCCCCTCCTTCTTGAGCTGCTTCGTCACCTTGATGCGGTGCGCGTTGAGCGTCTTCGGGCCTGCGCTGACGAGGTCGTGCCACTCCTTCGGCAGCCGCTCCGGATGCGACGGCGGCAGCCCGGCGCCGTACTCTGCCGTGCCGAGCAGGCGCTCATGCTCCAGAATCTCGTCGAGGTCAGCCTCCTGCTCGATGGGCGCCTTCTTCGAGGCAATCATCCGCAGCCGCGCCCAGCCGTCGTGCGCTGAGCCGCGCAGTAAGGCCACGAGACGCAGCAAGTGGTTCTCGTTGGGCGTGAGCTTCTTCACCGGGCGCTTGCGTCCCGGCTGCTTCACCCCCCGCATCGTTTCATCTGCCTTGCTCATCCCCAGTCCTCCTCTTCGTCTTCGTCTTCGTCGTGGTCTTTCGGGAGCGTGTCCTCGAACCGTCCGTGCTGCGGCCCGACGGTGCGGTACTTCGCGAACTTGCCGCCCAGCGCCGCCATGCGCAGCGCGAGGTTGTTGCCGGGCCCCAGCTGGTTCAGCACCCAGCCGACGCACGGCTCCATCGCGCCGGGCTTTGAGTGGTGGCATGCCATCACGCGCATGCGCCCGCCATCGAGCACCGTCGTCAGGTCGCCCGGCCGGGCGATGGTGTCCTTCAGCTTCTTGTGCAGCTCGACCGAGTAGCCATCGGGGATGTCGTGCGGGTTGGTCGACTTCTTCCACGGGCACTTCGCGCACTGCACGGTGCGCGGGTCGGGCGCCGCGACCGAGCAAGACGTCGGCGGGCGCTTAGTCGTGGGCATGGACCGTCACTCCGAAGAAGCGCAGGTGCTGCTGCAGCTTCGCCTTGTGCTGCGGCAGGCAGTACACGATGGCGCGCCCGGCGATGTAGCACCAGTCGACGAGCAGCCCCGTCTCCTCGCGCCAGCGCACGACCTGCGCTTCGACGGCGGTCGACGCGAGCCCGGACATGCTCACGACCGCGACACCGCCCTTCGCCAGTCGAGGGTCCATCTGCCCGGTGGGCTGCGTCGTCCTGCTCGTCGTTGCCTTCACCGCCTTCTTCACCACCTTCTTCGCCGCCATCACTGCACCTCGACGACTTCGGAGTGGAAGCGCTCGTGGTCGAGGTTGATGCTGAGGCCGCTGTCGATGCGCTCGGCCGTCCGCTGAGAGTGCGGGCCCATCTCCTTCTCGATCTTCTTCGTCTTCGTCTCGATGATGCGCACGTACCAGCCCGGCGCCTTGCCCTCGTCCTTCTTCGTCATGGTGTCCTCCACAGCTTCGAGATGAACTTCGCCAGCTTCACGCGCAGCGGCGCGCACCGCTCCAGCTCGCGCAGCACCGCGTCCCGGTACCGGCGCGCGTTGTCTGTCTGCCAGTGCTGCAGCCACAGGCTCCGCGAGCCCTTGCCTTCACGCGTGAGCAGGCGCGTCAGCCGCTCCTGTTCACGCTGCAGCTCCTGCTCAGCCCGGTGAAGGCGAAGGCGCTGCGCTTCAGTCGTCCACGGCATCGGAGGAGTCATGACTTCTTCGCAGCCTCGCGCGGTGCCTCAACAACCTCCAAGCGCACGACGGTGGTGATACGGAGGATGCGCAGCGACGTGCTCTTCCAGCCGCAGCCGCGCAGGTACTTCTTGGCCCTGCGTGCGGCGGCATGCGTGTCGGGCGGCTGATACGGCGCCCAGCTCCCGGCGCGACGCACCTGCACGAGGAACTTCACCGTCTTCTTCTCCAGCGCTCCTTCGTCGCGCATCACTCCGCCTTCCGGTTCGTGTAGTCGGCCTCGGTCGGGTACGGCAGCGCCTCAACGACCTCGTGCTTCTTGAGGCCCTGCGTGTCGCCCTTGTCGATGTACACGGCCAGCTCGACCGCCGAGAGGTCCTTGTTCGAGCCCTCGACGCCGCAGACGCGCATCCCCGGATTCAGTGTCTGCACCACGCCGACACGCAGCTCCAGACGCTTCCGCGCGCCCATGAGTCGATGCGTCCACTCCGGGTGCTCGGAGTGCGGGTAGAGCGTCGCGAAGATGTCGCTCATCGCGGCAGCTCCTTCACCACGGCCGACAGCGACACCTTCGACGCTTCGAGGTCCCGCTCCTGTCGCGCAATCTGCGCCTCCAAGTGCTGCTTCAGCGTCGCCAGCGCCTCTTCGCGCGTGTTCGCCGCGACCCAGTTGCCCATGATGCCGCCGTGCCTCGGCAGCTCACTCGGGCGGATGCGCCGCAGTCCCATGGGCACGTTCCGCTCATCGTTGCTCTCGATGGCGGTGAGCAGGTTCTTCGTGCGCCGGTACTTCACGGTGCGGAACTCACACCCGCCAGACCTTCCGAAAGGCCACGACACCAGCTGCAGCTCCACCACCTCTTCGTTCGTAGAAGTCATGGTAGACCTCTACCACGGTCGTGCCGGGAAGTCACGACTCGACGCGCACGCCTTCGATGGCTGCCTGCGCCGACTCGAAGACGACGTACTGCTTCTCGTAGCCGTTGAGCGCGATGCCGATGATGCTGTCGTGCCCCTGCTTCTTCAGGCGCGTCTGCACCGTCTTCGGTGAGCTGCGCGTCGTCAGGCGGATCCACTCGGTCTTCGTGACGGTGAAAGGGTTCACCAGCTGCGCACGCACGACGTACACGCACGGCGCACCCGGGCCGCGCGCGACGTGCTTGGCGTAGAACCACGCCGTGGGCTCGAAGTCGGTGAGGTAGATGCCCGGGCCGAACTCGCCGCCGGTGCTGGGGCGAAGCTCGGTAAGGCCTGCGACGCGGCTGCCGTGGAACAGCAGCCCGCCGCTGAGAACTCCGCGCAGCATCACGGCTACTTGAAGTTCTTCTGCCAGCCCGAGACGAGCGACATGAACTTCGAGACGTAGTCCTGCCGCGTCGTACCGGCCTCGGCAGGCAGCCCGAGCCCGAGCGCCTGCAGCACCGCCGGGTAGCTCACGTTGTACGCCGCGATGGCCGCCTCGTAGAGCCGCTGGCCTGACAGCGGCCGCACGTCCGGCACCGAGGTCGGCCACGGCGAGGTGCGCGGGAACTTCTGCGCCCACGGCAGGATGAAGTTCTGCGGCATGCCCTTCTGCACGCGCCACGAGTCCACCGGGACGGGCTTCGGGTTCACCGGCTTCGTCGCGAAGAGCTTCAGGTTCCACGCGAGAATCTCGGCGCCCTTGTCGATGTTCGTCTGCGCGTCCCACCACTTCGCGCCGCTCTTGAACCAGTCGTTGTGCGCGCCGAAGTCGACCTGCATCAGGCCGCGACCCCAGCCCTTGCCGTCGGGCGGGAGGCCGGTGTTCGGGTCGGCGAACTGGAAGTACTTGTTGCCCGCCATGCGCGGGATGAAGTCGCCGGTGCCGCCCGGGTCGTTGCGCGGCACGTAGCCCGAGGCCTCACCGCCGCGCGACTCGTTGTACATGATGGCCGCGAGCGCCCACGGGTCCACGGCGTAGCGCTGCGCCGCCGAGAGGATCTGCGGCGCCCACTTCCGCACGTTCGCCGGGATGGACGCGGTGAAGGCCTGCGCCTTCGCGAAGTCGAACGCCTTGCCGAAGAGGCTCATGGCCGCCTTCCTGTTGACGTAGAGGAACAGCGCCGACGCACCACCCAACCCGAAGAGGAGCTGCTGGGTGCGCGTCAAGCTCTTGAAGCGCTCGGTGGCAGCCGAAACTGCCGCCGAGGGAATGCGCAAAAGGGCGTGAGTCATGACTCCTCCGGGTGCTGCGTTCAGCGACGCAGCATCGTGCGGTAGACGCCGAAGCCGAGCAGGCCGATGACGGCGACGCCGCCACCGACGACGAGCGGGTTCGAGAACAGGCTCGCGGGCTGCGCGAACGCGTTCGACATCGACGGCCAGCTCGACGCCGAGTTGCCGGGCGCCTGCCAGCTCGACGTCTGCATGTTGCCGGACATCGACGTCACGATGTCCTTCGGCGGCATGGTGGCCGGGGGCGGCTGCTGCGCGGCGGGCTGCGAGCCCGGCGCGGGCGCCTTGGGCAGGTCCTTGAAGGCCTTGCCCGAGACGACGTCACCGCCGACCTGCGCGATGGCTCCGCCGATGTCGGTGATGCCACGGCAGAGCTTGCCCATCGCCGAGTACGGTTCGAGGATGTCGCAGCCGATGCCGGGGCTCAGGCACTTGTTGAGCATCTCTTCGTTGCCGCCGTACGTGTCGGTGCAGTGCTTGTCCCACTTCGTGGTGCGCTGGCGGCACACGTCCGGGTTTTCGAGGAACAGGCAGGGGTGCCCGGCGAGCGCGTTCAGCCCGGCGAGCCCGTTGATCTGCATCTGCACCTTGGGCAGCGCCTTGTTGTGACCGACGAACGCCGGGATGACCGCGTCCACGTAGCCCTGCTGCGCGGCCTTCACGCCCGACGCGAGCACGCGGTCCGCCTTCGCCAGCACCGGCGTGGTGTCCATGTAGCCCATGCCGTGCACGGCCTTCGAGAGCCCCGCGACGGCGCCCCGCACGTTGCCGAACTCGATGTCCGCCATGAGGCGGCCCACGGGGTCGTTCCCGTAGTACGTCATCGCGCCCTCGTAGTCCTGCACCTGCGCCATCGGGTCGTCCGCGATGTCCGAGAGGACCGAGATGAGCGCGCGCTGCCGCTCTTCCTTCGTCCACCGGGCCGTGCGGATGTTGAAGCGGTTCGCCACGTCGGCGATGCGCTTCTCGCTGGGCGCGTCAGCGGGCACCACCGGCGCCTGCGCGACGACGGCCGACTCGGCGCGGAGCTTCTTCGCCTGCGCGCGCAGGTTCTCCGCCGAGGCGCGGAGCGCGTCCGTCCGGGGCGACTGCCCCGAGCGCGCCGCCTGCTGGGCGACGACCTCGTCCACGTACTTCGCCTGCGCCTCCAGCGTCTTCGCCACGGAGTCGAGCGCCGAGGTGAGCCGCGTCTTCTCGGCGCGGTTCGCCTTCACGATGGCGTTCCGGGCGTTCTGGAGCGCGTCCACCGCCTTCGCGGCGGCGGCCCGCTTGTCGTTCTGCGCGAGCAGCGCGCGCGCCTGCTTCTCGTCGGCCTTCGCCACGAGCGCGGTCTGCGCCGCCGACTTCAGCTCCTGCTCGACCGCACGCACCACGCTGGTGCCCGGCTGCGCCGTCTTCCGCAGCGACGTCATGAGCTGCAGCGCCGCCTGCGGGTTCGACCGCGCCAGCTCCTCGCGACCCTGCGCGACGACGGCCTTCTTCTTCCGCATCTCGACCGCGTTGCCGATGATGGCGTCCATCACCGACGTCTGCGACGCGAGCGAGCCGAGACCTCCGAGGGTCACGGCGATGTCCTCCGGCGTCGCGGCCTGCCACGCGAGACCGGCGAGCATCTCGGAGTAGGTGTACTGCCCGAGGCCCTGCAGCGAAGGGGCGATGGCGTTGGAGTTGACGACGTTCGACATCTTCATGTGCGGTCTCCCATGAACTTCTTCTTGATGACGTAGCCGAGCCCGAGCGCGGCGAGGATGCCACCACCGTACTTGACCACGTCGCTGAAAGTCGAGCTGGCGGCGCTGGCGGAGCTTCCCGCAGCCTTCGCCTCGGTCTTCGCTCCCGGCGCGACGCCGGTCACGATGTCGACCTCCTTCTGCGTCGGCGAGTCGGGCGTGAGCACGATGGTCGGATCCGACGCCGACGGCGGCACCGAGTAGCCGCTGTCCACGTAGCCGCCACCGCCGCCGCTCGACGTGCCCGTCGAGCCGCCACCCGACGAGCTGCCCGAGTCATGACTCGCCTGCGGCTGGATGACCGGAGCCGGAGGCGCGGGCGGCGCCGCGTCGGCGGTCGACTCGCTCACCGTGGTCGTGCCGTTGGCCGTCGAGGTCGAGTTCGCCGCACGCTCCTGCTCGGCGACCCAGCGCGCGTAGTCGTCGCTCGCCGCGCCAGCACCGCCGCTGGTGTTGATGAGGCCGTACGGGTCGGCCGCCGCACGTGCCGCGATGGTCCGCTGCGTCATCAGGCGCGACGAGATGGCCACCGGCACGGTCCGCGCCATGGTGACCGGCTTCGCGGCGCCGGTTGCCCCCTGCACGAGACCAGCACGCGCCGCGAGCATGCGCTGCTCGGTCGGGCTGCTCGCCTTGGGCAGCGTCGCCGCCGTCGTCGGAGCGAGCGTGGCGGGCGCCGTCGAACCCGAGGCAGGCGCAGCGGCTGCCGCTTGGTCGTTCGCCGTGGTCGCCATCTCGGGGAAGGGTTGATCCGGCGTCCACTCGCCGCTCGACGCCGTCGAGGTCTTCGCCCCGGGAGCAGGCGGCGCCTGCCCGATGCGGCCCATGCGCCCGAGGCGACCCATGCGGCCGACAGGCGCGAGACCGATGTTGTTGAGTCCGCCGAGTTCCTTGAGCTTCATGTCGTTACCTCGAAGGGAAGGCGCTGCGAATGGAACCGATGACCTGCAGCGCGACGAGCGCACCGAGGCCGATGGCGCCGTACTTGGCGACGGCTGTCCAGTCGGTCGCCTTCGACGTCGCGCCCTCGATGGCCGCGATGCAGGCCGCGTCGCTCAGCGTGCCCTTCTGGCACGCCGCGATGGCCGCGTTGCGCGAGTTCGTCTCGACGACCTTGGCGACCTGACTGGCCATGTACGCGAAGATGCCCGCCGCGAGGATGCCCGCGCCGACAGCCCCGATGAGCGCCACCGGAGCGCCGAGGCCCGCGAGCCCGCTGTCCTTCATGTAGCCCTGCTGGATGAGCTGCTGCGCGGCGTCACCGACGGTCTTCTCCTGCAGGAACTTCGCGACCATGGTGAAGACACCGCCATCGCCACCGGAGCGCACGTACTTGTAGTCCGGCAGCGTCACCTTGCCGATGAGGCGCTCGCGCACCACCGGCAGGAGGAACGCGTAGAACTTGGCCGTGTTCGTCTGGCCCCACGACTTCTGCTGCTCGGTGCGCAGCTGCGACAGCTGCGAGTTCGCGGGGTCCAGCTTCGCGAGCGACTCGATGTAGTGGTACGCCTTCGCGTTCGACCGCTCGTCCGCGAGAATCTTGTTGACGAAGTCCTGCAGCACGTCGCCGGGCACGATGCCGTTCGCGATGTCGTTCGCCAGCTTCTGCACCGGGCCCAGCTGGATCGCCGCGAGCCCGCGCAGTGCGTTGCCCATGCGCTGGTCGGTCTTCGAGCAGTTGCATCCGAGCCCGGCGAGCGACGCGATCTCCCCCCGAGAGAACGCGGCGCTCTTCGGGTTGAGCGTGCCCACGGTCACGATGGTGCCCTGCGGCACCTTGCCCTCCCAGCCCTTGTTCGTGAGCTGGGGCGCGGCCACCTTCGGCAGCGCGAGCGGCACCACCTTGCGGCGGCTCTGGCCGTAGCCCGCCGACGGGTACCCGACGCCCTCGTAGGCGGGGTTCCCGTAGGGCTCCAGCTGGCTCTTCGGCCACGGCTCGAACAGCGTGCTCTGCGAGGGCACGGCGGCCGACCGGGGGATGCAGTTGCGCTTGTTCGCCATGGTCGAGGTCTCCTTACTTCGAGCTGCGCTTCGTCTTCCGGCGCGACTTGCGGCGCTTCTTGCCGACGCCGTTGAGCTTCACCGTCGACGCCGGGCTCGCCAGCTTCGTGGGACGGCCCTGCGTTGCCACGTAGACGCCGTACAGCAGGGCGCTGCCGAGGAGGAGCCCACCACCCACGACGACCATCATCGGGTCGACGCGGAGGATGTTCGCCACCGGCCGCACGAGGTTGTGCAGCCGGTCCATGACGCTCAGCCCGGGAGTCATGACTTCGTTGGGGATGACCAGCTGGTCACCCGGCTTCGGCTGCCCGGTCGACACGATGAGACCCGGCACCGCGTTCGACGCGGGCATCGAGCGCGCCACGGCGATCTGCTTCAGGTCGTTCGGGGTCGCGTCGATGATGCCGGACTGGTTCATCGACGTGATGCGCGCGTCGAGGGCGTTGTCGTAGATGCCCGTCTGGGCCATCCCGAGCTTCGCCTGCACCGCGCGCACCGCTGCCTCGGTGCCGGAGCCGAAGATGCCGTCCGGCGTCAGCTTGTAGCCGAAGCTGTTGAGCAGGGCCTGCATGCGGCGCACGCTCTCGCCCTGCGTGCCCTTCGACAGGGGTCCGCCGCCGGTGGCGAACACCCCGTTCGAGGTCGTCTGGCCGAGGCCAGAGAGCGCCCGGGGAAGCTCGCCGTCACTGATGTCGCTGATCATCACCATGGGTTCTTGTCCTCGAAGTTCTGAGTGCGGAAAGGGTCACTTCTTCTTGCGGCGCGACGCGCGGCGCTTCTTCTTCTTCGCCGGGCGCCGCTCGTGGAGCCCCGCGATGGCCATCGAGGGCGACGCCGCGCCCATGATGACGTTGTAGCCGATGAGGGCCACGCCGAGCGCCGCGACGCCGCCACCGATGGCGATGACCATCGGCGGCACGTTCAGCCGCTGCGCGAGCCGCTGGAGCAGCGTCATCGGCTGGCCGGGCATGTACCCACCGCCCGACGGCATGTCGCCGCCCGGGACGCCGGTGCCGTCCTCCGAGACCGTGGGCATCGTCTGCGACTGCGGCGCCACGGGCACCATGGCCGAGCCCGCCGCCGTGCCCGCCTGCAGGCGCAGCCGCGCGTTCTCCTCGGCCGTCGCCGCCCGGACGAAGGCGCCGCCCGCGCGCTGGATGGAGGCGATGTCCTCGGGCGTCGCGTTCGCGACGACGCGGAACTGCGAGTTGTAGACGCTGGAGAGGCCCTGCGTCCACACGCCCGGGGGGCCGACGGACGCCGCCGGGGCGCCCGACTGCACGAACTTCTGCTGCACGAGCTTCACCGCCGCCTCGGTCTGCGGCCCGAAGATGCCGTCGGGCTGCACCGGGAGGCCGATGTCCGCGAGCAGCTGCTGAACGGCGCGCGCCGCGCTCGTCTTGTCGCCTCTCTTGGCGATGACGGTCTGCTCGAACGGCGTCGCGCAGTCGATGCAGCCGGTCGGGATGCCGTAGTCGAGCGTCGACTCCTTCGCGGCGCCGAGGCCCTGCATGTTGGAGAGCTTCATGTTCAGCGCACCTCGCGGCTGACGTAGACGCCCGAGAGCGACACGCCGTAGATGGTGGACACGGACGAGTAGACGTTGGCCGTGTTCTGCAGGTTGAACTGCGCCTGCAGCGTCATGTTGTGCGGGATGATGAAGCCCGGCACCGCGTCCGGCTGGAACCGCATCGACTCACCGCCAACCATCGGCGAGATGTCGGCGAGCGAGATGCCCTCGTTCTCGGTGATGGGCACCTTCGAGTCCTTGTTGAGGAGCGTCAGGCGGCAGTTCTGCGCCTTCGCGAGGAGGATGTCCGCGACCGAGGTGTTGCCCGCGAGCGAGCCGCCGAGCTGCGCGACCGCCGCCTGCGACGTGAGGTCAGGCAGCGAGACGAAGCCCCGGATGCTGTGCACGAGGAAGTCTTCGTTCTGCGCGACGCGGAAGTCGGCCGAGCCCGCCGCCGCCGTCTGGTCGGACGAGAGGGTGATGACGCTGGGCCGGTACCGCAGGCCGCGCTGCTCGTCGAACGCGCGCATGTAGCGCTTGGCCTCGAAGTAGAAGGCCGCGATGCCACCGCCCGCCGACTGGCGGAGGTGCGCGTTCATCTCGTCGAGCTTGCCGAAGAACTGCTGGATGACGGGGAGGGCTTCCTTGAGGCTGGCCATGTGCTGTGTCTCCTGATGGAGGCCGCCTTCTTCTGTCGGGCGGCGCCGCGTGGGCGTTTGTGTTGGTCGTGCGAGATTGCCGACTTCGTTCAGCCTCTCAGACGCCTACAGACAGCGCAAGAGGGAGTCATGACTCCCGAAGCTACTTCCGCAGGTACGCGGCCAGTTTCTCGACAGTCTCCGGGTCGTCCTTCAACAGGCCAGCGGCGACGTTGCAGTTGCGGCAGAGCAAGCCGCGCACGGCTCCGGTCATGTGGTTGTGGTCGACACGCGGCGTGTTCGTCTCGGTGAACTCGCTCGTGCAGACAGCGCAGTGGTTGCTCTGCTCCTCGACGAGTCGAGCGCGACACTTCCGGCCTTGGTCTCGGTCCCAGCGATGGTGGGTCTCGCAGAAGGGGCAGATGGCGGGCTTGAAGTTCTCGTCCCACTTGTACGCGGTGTAGCTGTCGATGGAGAAGCGCGTGCGGAAACAGCCCCACGTGCCGCCTCCACCTTTGTACGGGCGCCACACCAGCTTGATGGGCCCGCAGAGGCTGCAGACACCTGTCTTAGCGTCTTCGTTGACGTCGCTGATCTGGTGCGTCGTAGGCGCGCCACCAATGCCGCGTTCAGCTGGGCGGCGGCCACAGGCCCAATTCTGCCCCTGCCGCGCCCGAGTCCCCTTTGCCTCGTAGATGCGCACCGGGCCGCAACGCGCGCACGTCGCTGTTCGCTTGGCCTCATCCACGCCGCTCAGCGTGTGCTGCAGAGCTGCACCCCTGTTGTCCCGAACCTTCACGACACGCGCAGTGCAGCGCCACTGGCCGTCGCGGAGGAACAGACGAACGCGCCCGGCGCATGCCGAGCAATTACCAGTCTTCGCCTGCGGATCTACTTCCGACACCACGTGCAGCGTGCGAGTCACGACTCACCCCAGAAAGACAACTGCCCAGCGCGAAATGCGCCGGGCAGCTGACTTCTAGCTGTTGCGAAGAACCTTCGCAACAACTCTCCTGCACGAGAAGCTCAGGAGCCGAGCGGTCTCGTGATGATGCCGTGCAGGAGCACGGTGGCGAGGATCGACGCCTGCCCCGCCTTGTTGCCGACGATGGTCGGCTGGGTGGTGCTCGACCACGCCGAGTTCGAGCCGATCTCGATGCGGCAGTTCAGGTCGATCTTGTCGGAGATGTCCGACTCTTCGCGCAGGCGGGGCGCGGCGGCCTGCGACGCGATGCCGTTGCTGAGCACCGTGAAGTCGTTGGCCGTCGAGACGCCGGTGAGGCCGAGGCCGCTCGCGTACACGAGCAGCGGGCCCTCGGCGATGAGGTTGGTCTGGCCGAGCGTGAAGCGCAGCGAGGCCATCTCGTACAGGCAGAGGACGTCGTCCTCGTCCGGGCGCGCCGTGATGTCCCACTGGCGCACGTGCACGCCGAGCCGCTGCAGCTTGAGCTTGGCGTAGCTCGGGATGCGCTTGGTCTGCGTGAGGTTGGTGAACTGCAGGTCCTTGTGGTTCTGGTCCTTGAAGGGCAGCTTCGCCTGCCCGACCGCGAACGTGGTGAACTCGACCGTGTCGTAGAAGTCGCCTTCGTACTGCTGGTCCTGCTGGACCACCGAGCCGGTGGAGGGGATGTAGAGACGACCGGGCTGCTCGGGAACGGGAACGGCAGAAGCCATGTTGCTGTCCTTTTGCTGTGAGGGCCGTAGCCCTCGGGGTTGAACTGCGGAGCTGCGTTGAAGAGAGGTGCTACGAGCTGCGGTGCTGCGGAGATTGCCTTGCGCCCGTCATCCTGACCGGGCGGTGATCGCGTCGGTGGTGGTTCAGCTCAGCGCGGCGAGGTAGCCGTCGCGCCCGTTCATGCCGGGCATCGGCTGCAGGTCGTTGACCTGCACGTCGCCCGCCTGCCCGAGGCCGTTGGTCTGGCCGGGCATCGCGCGGAAGTCGTTCACGTCGAGGCCGTCGGTCTGGCCGGGCACCGGGCGGTAGTCGCTGACGGTGATGTCGTTGTCGATGGCGCCCATGCCGAGGAGCAGGTCGCGGTCGCTCACCTGCCCGAGGCCCTCGATGCCCGCCTTCGCCGCGAGGATGCGCACGCCGCGCACGACGCCCCAGCCCGCGAGGCCGGTCGCGATGCCCGCGCCGACGCCCTTGAGCAGCTGCGAGCCGCCGCCGAAGCGCGAGGTCGCGATGCCCGCCGCCGCGCCGAGGCCGATGGCGAGGCCCGCCTTCACGGCGTCGCTCTGCTCGCGGACCCACGGGGCCTTGGTGAAGAGGTACTCGCCGCCGATGACGGCGGCACCAGCGGAGAGGCCCATCACGGCGACGTCCTTGAGGTCGTCGGTGAGACCAGCGATGCCGAACAGCGAGTCGATGTCGGCGGCGAGACCATCCAGTTCCATCATGTTCATGTGCGTTGCTCCTGACTGCGCGTTGGACTGCGAAAAACAAAAAGCCCACGGCGCTGCGCTTGGCAGAACCGTGGGCTTGTTCACCCTCGTGGTCGGCTTCCGGGAGTGGGAGTCATGACTCTTTTGGTCATGCACCCCGGGAGGCGATATGTGCTTCGACACGTGAAGCATCTGGGACCTGCCCAGAGCTTGTCAAGCCCCTTCCGACGTCAGCGCCTGTTCAAGAGGCCAGAGAAGCTCCCGGGGGGCACCCGGACGCCCGGCGCCCAACGAGAGTGCCCCTGCAGTCCGCCGAGCCCGCGCCGCTTCTTGGGCTTCGACTGCTCCTCCGCCCACGCGATGATGTCCTCCCACGAGTCCAGCTCCAGTTCACCGTCGTCCGTAGCGATGGTGCCTCCGCCACCGTGCTTCTGCACGTTCCACACGGGCACCGCGTTGTATGCGCCGCAGATGTCGAAGAGAACCTGCTGCTCGTTGTCGCCGTCGTGGTGCGCCTCGACGGCGGTGTCGTGCTGGAAAAAGACGGCGTTGCGCCCGTACTTGTGGCCGCGTCCGTCGAACAGCATGCGCCACTTCCGGTCATCGGCGCGAAACGAGAAGCCGAAGAGTGGCTCACGCTCCCCGGGGTCTCGGTCGCAGCGGGCTTCGTTCTCTCGGCGCTTCGCGTCCGTAAAGTGGCGCGTAAGGCCCAGCTCGTACATGAGCGTGCCGTACTTGAACGTCGTAAACGGCGAGGCGTTGGTGAGGTGCACGAGCCACGTACCCGGAGGCACCGGCTTCGCGTCGTAGAAGAAGAGGTAGCTCGGAGCCTGCGGACCCAAGTCGTTCACCAGCTCCTCGTACCAGCGCGCCTTGTCCGCCATGAGCCACGCCGTGAACTCCTTTAGCTGGCGCGGGTTCATGTCCTCCGGTGAAGCGTCTTCGTGGCTGAGGTCGACCTCGTCGAACTCGTGCGCCCACTCTTCGATGGCGAACGCAAGGTCGTAGGGGTCGAGGTCGATGTTGAGGTAGTCGATGAGGCTCTTCTGCAGTCGCTGCGCAGGAGTCATGACTCAGCGCCTCGCAGTCTGCTGCTTGAGCTGCGGCAGCATGCGCACGGTCCAGCCGCGCGCCGTGTTCTCGTACTCTGTCGCGCGGTGGCACTTGGCGCAGTCGAGGACCCGGAAGATGCCGAGCCCGAGCGTGTGCACCTGCGCGACGACGTGGTTGCACTCCGGGTTGCCGCACCGAAGCGTGCCCATCACGTTCTGCGACGTGATCTGCCCACCCATCGACTCTTCGGCAAACCCAAGGGCCACAGAAAGCTCCAGAAGAAGAACGGCGCCCCGCGTTGTAGCAGGGCGCCGCCCGTTCGCACTTACTTCTTGCTGCGGCGCTTGAAGCGCTTCGAGGCCTTCGAGCTGTTGTAGTTCTTCACCCAGCCCTTGCTGCCCTTCTTGCCGATGCGCTGAATGTCCTCGCGCACCGCCGCCGCTGCCGCCCGCTTCGCGAGCGACCGCGCCCGGGCCTGCTTGAGCGAGAACTCGCGCTTCTCCGCGAGGGTCTTCGCCCGAGCCTTCTCGTACTGCGTCGCCGTCGGGTACCGCCCCTTCGACGCCACGTACGCGTTGCCCTCGGCTTCGAGGCTCTGCATCGCGAGACGGCGCTGCGACGCGTTGAGCTTCACGACGACGCACTGGCCGGGCACTTCGGCCGCGCGCTTGCCGTGAGCGCCGACGAGACGACGAACGCCGTCCTTGTCGGTGCGCACGCCGAGTCCGGTGCCGAGCGCCTTCAGGAGCGCGCCGCCAGCTGCACGGACGTCCTTCGACTTCTGCACCTCGACCGACTTGCCGCTCTTGAGCTTCACCATCTCGCCCCGGTCCGGCACGCAGACCGACACGTAGCCAGAGCCGGTCGCCGGGCGCTTGGCGAGCGTCAGGTCACCGACCTTCAGCTCCTTGCCCGACGAGGTGATGTCGCACGTGCGCGAGCCCTTCTTGCCCTTGCAGGCACCACGGGCGACCTCTCCGCGCACGAAGCTGGCGACGACGCGCTTGGCGTCCTTGGACGGCGCCGTGCTTCCGGGAGCGGTCAGACGACCGAGCCCGGCGAGCACGCCACCGACCTTGCTGCTGTTTCCGAAGAGTCCCATGGCAGGTGTCCTCGTCAGCAGGCGCTTACTTGTTCGCCCACTTGCAGAGGCCCGCCATCTTCTTGCGCTTGGCGGCCGAGACCTTCTTGCAGGTCTTGCGCATCATCGCCTTGCGGGCGGCGGTGCCCATCTTCGCGATGCCGCGCTTCTTGCCGGTGGAACGACGGGTCTTGCGGGAACGACGAGCCATGGTGCTTCTCCTTCGATGCGGCTGGATGCCGCGTTGGTGGATCTCCAGCTTCGACGTTCGCGAGCTTGCCGTCAACGGGGAGTCATGACTCGACGCCGCTCAGCCGACCTTCCGCAGCACGTTCTTCGCGCGCTGCAGCCGGTTCTCCAGCGCGTGACACGCGGCCGTCGTCTCGGGGCCCATGCTGCAGGTCTCACCGCAGAGGAAGAAGCCCTGCGACGTGGTCCAGCGCAGCGACATGCACGCCGACGCCTCGAACGCAGGCTGCGAGCTACGCCACCAGCAGCGGAAGATGGCCGCCGGGCCCGACTCGAACAGCGTGACGGACTCGATGGTCCAGTTGAAGCCGTCGCCCTTGCCGAAGCTGCTGGTCATGTGCTCCAGCAGCTTCAGGAACATCAACTCGCGGTTCATGGTGGCCTCTCAGAAGTGGAAGACGCCGTACAGGATGGCGCCGACGGTGATGATGCCAATGGCGGCGATGAAGAGCACCTCGCGCGCCGCCTTCGATTCCAGCCGTTCCTGCTCTGCGTCCTGCTCCTGCATGATGGTCGCAGCCTGCTCCGGCGTCAGCTCGCCCTTCGCGACGCGCTGGTACAGCCTCACGATGCTCTGCTTGCGCTCCATTTACGCCCCCTTGGTGAGCGCGTACTCGTAACAGGTGTAGTCGTGCTCGTCGCGCGCTTCGTGCAGCGTCCACCCGTGACGCCGGGCGAGGCTGCGGTGGACGCGCAGCGCAGCGTCCGAGCCACAGCCGACGACCTTCCGCACGCCGTAGCGCCGGTACACGTGCGCGAGCAGCACCTCGTACATGAGGACGCCGAGCCCGAGCCCGCGCAAGCTCTGGTTGATGTCCGCGTGCGGCGTGACGGTCTTGCTGCCTCGCACGCCGAGTATGCCCGTGACGTCGCCGACCCGGTCTTCGCCGTCGTACAACTCGACGACGACGGACTTGGCGCCCAAGCGACCGAAGTTCTTCTGCGTCACGCGCAACCAGTACCGGTCTCGGTCACGCTTGCGCACGAGCGCAGGCAGCAGCGATGAGTAGTCCGGCACGCTCCCGCGCTCAGCGTCGGGGATGTGCGGCAAGAACTCGCGCTGCAGCACGCCACCGAGCATGACGGTTACTCGCCTCCGCTGTCCGTCGGCCGCAGCAGCGTGTAGTCGCGCACCCGGGCGATGATGCCCGAGGCCTTGCCCGACTTCGCCACCTCGGCCGCGCCGGGAGCTTCCCAGCCCAGCGGCTTGTCCATCGAGCCGTCGACCGAGATGAACATGGGCACCCACTTCGCGTTCGGGTTGTCGAACGTCGTCGGCGTGAGCAGGTAGATGTGGCTCCACGGCGCGTTGCGGTCGTCCGTACCGGCGACGCGCGTCGCGACGACACGCAGACGCACCGGGTGTCCGACGGCCATGAGCATCGCGCCGAGCGTGATGACGTAGTCGTCGCAGTCGCCGCCGTTGAGCTTGAAGAGCGTGCGCTCGGCCGCCGTGAAGACGTCAGCGAGCATCGCGTCGCGGGTGTAGCGGATGGCGTACGGGCTCTTCGGGTTGCGCACGGCGTTGAAGATGGCGTTCACCTCGCCGAGGCAGTCCTTCTCCTTCACGCACCAGCGGTCGCCGGTCTTCGAGGGGCGGCCCGACGAGTCGCACTTCTGCGCGAGGAGCTGGATGGTCGTCTCTCGCAGCTGCGGGTTCAGCGAGCCCTTGCGGATGAGTTCGCCGATGTAGCCGACGCGCGTGTCGATGTCGTGCACGTCGTACTGCTTGAGGACCGGCTTGCCCAGCTTCGGCTTGCCGTTGGGCAGCTTCACCTTCGGGAGCGGGAACACGCGCTGCAGCGTGCCCTGCGTCGGCTCCGGCAGCTCCTTGCCCTTCTTGGGCTTCGGGCCGTCCTTCAGGGCGCCGACCTTGCCGTCGCTGCTCGCGGAGCGAACGAGGTCGACGGCCGCAGTGAGGAAGCCTCCTGCGAACAGGACCTGCGAGAGAATCTTCAGCTTGCGGTCGCTCATGCGGCTCAGGGTACCGAGCCGCACGAGCGCCGACAAGTCATGACTCCTACTCTGCGTCCGTGCGTCGCGCCTCGGCGATGAACGTGTCGAGGAACTCCTTGTCGGCGAGCCGGTCTTTGGCTGCTTGCACCAAGACCTCGGCGTCGGCTTCGTTCCACGCGTGCGTCTGCTCATAGCGCGTGCCGTCGCTCGCGTACGCGATGAAGTGCGCGGTGAAGGCCGACGACGGCGTGATGCCGCAGTGGTGGCAGTGCCGTGCCGACTTGATGAGCACGGTGACGTTGAACGGCGCCCACAAGTCGGGTCTCGTGAGCAGCATCACCTTGCTGCGCGTCAGCCGGATTTCGATGTCTTCGCTCACACGTTCACCATGCTGGAGGCGGCGCGGATGGTCGCGCGCACCCGGTTGGTCCAGAGCACGCGCTCCGTCGTGCCCAGCTTCGTGAACGTGCCGCCGGTCTCTTCCTCGTAGACCGCCGTCGCGATGCGCTCGACCAGCGGCTGGTTGTTGGTGAGCGCGACCATCACGGCCTTGAGGCCGAACTTCCCGGCGCCCATCGCGAGCGCGCCGAGGAGCTTGCCGGTGTTGCCGGGCAGGGCAGCCATCAGCCGGTGACCTCGGGCTTGCCCGCCTGCACCGGGAGGTCGTTCAGCTCGACGACCGGGTTCGCCGCCGCCTTCTTGTTGCGGCGGCCGCGCTTCGGCGCCTCGGGCTCGGGCGCGGGCTCGGGCATCGGCATCGGGTCGTCTTCGCCCGGCTCGTCGTCCGTAGCCTCGGGGTCGAGACCGTCTTCGTCTTCGCCCTCTTCGGTGCCCTCCTCCTCGTCTTCCTCTTCGCCGTCGTGGCTGCCGCCGACGCGCACGGTGAGGTCCGGGTTCTGGCTGTTGTCCGACTCCTCCTCGTCCTCGGACTCGTCTTCGGACTCGTCGTCTTCGACCTCGTCCTCGTTGCCGTCCGTCTCCTCGTCGGCCGCGAGCAGCTCTTCGGCCGAGACGTCGTCGACGACCATGCCCGGGTTGTTCGCCGCGAGCTTGGCCATGACCGACTTCGCGATGGACACGGTGACCTGCGGCGTCGCGTGCTGCCCGTAGCCGAGGTGCGTGAGCACCTGCCGCAGGACGATGGCGAACTCCTCGCCCTTGCCCTGCTTGAGGAGCCCCGACAGGCGCTCGGCGACCTTCGCGGTCTCCGGGACCTGCACGAGCACCTTGAGCCAGTCGTACGTGGCGACGGCCTGCGTCTCAGCGGTCGTCGCGCTGAGGAGCGCGACGCTTGCGTCGACGAGCGGGCGCGGCAGGGCCGTCGTCCGGGAGGCCGACTGAGTCGTCGACGGGTTCGAGTGCTGGGGCGCGGGCTGCCCGCTCTTGAGCGCGGCCAGACCGTTCAGCACCTTCTCGACCGCCTCCGCGAAGGGCGCCGGGTTCGCGAACGCCTTCTCGATCACCCCACCGAGCGCCGAGGACAGGGTCGTGGAGGGCCGGGCGCTCGCCGTCGGGTCCACGAGGTTGAAAAGCTCCTTGGCCACCTTGACCTCTTCGAGGACGCCAGCGAGCCCGCCCTTCTTCGTCTCCGACAGCTGCTTGCGCAGGTCGTGCAGCTGCTCTTCGAGCGGCGACACGTCGATGTTGACGTTCGCGGGCGCGAACATCGACTTCGCCTGCCCGAGCATGGCGAAGACGTCCGTGAGCGTCTGCTGCGGGGGCGGCGGAGCCACGGGCGCAGGGCGCGTCATCTCCATGAGCACCTTGAGCATGCCGAGCATGTCCGGCTGCTGCGGCTGCTGCGGCGGCGCGACCGGCGCCGGGGGCGGCGTCATGACGCGCTCAGCGAGCGCGGTGACGGTGCTCGCGAGCTGGCCGAGCGTGCGCCGCATGTCCTCCATCTCGCTGCTGTGCTGCGTCGGCGCCGCGCTGGCGGGCACGATGCGCTCCGTCAGCCGGGTCTCGATGGCCGCACGCTCCTCCTCGCGCGCCCGGCGGTCGATGCTGAGCACCTCGGCGATTTCCTCGCGCGAGCTGGCGACCGGCGCCATCGGCATCGGCAGCGCCACGGCACCAGCGACCGGCGCCGGAACGGACGTCATCGGCGCCACGGTGACGGTCATGCGGCGCTTCTCCGTCTCGCCGCCGCGCGTGTCGACGGCCGACACGACGAACGTCACGTCGCCCGTGATGCCCTGCGTCGCGACCTTGGGGCCGACCTCGCGCACGAGGAAGGGCTCGACCGCGCCGAAGAGCTGCACGCGGTCCAGCGGGAAGTCGTTGATGAAGACCGGGTCTTCGCCGGTCTCGCGCTCACGGCGCACGCGGAGCTTCCACCCGTTGCCCGCCGACGGGAAGATGGAGGCGAGCGGGTTCTGCGCCTCGCGCTTCGGCTGCTGCGGCCGGGGCGGCGGGGGCTGCGGCGGCGGCACCGAGACAGGCAGCGACGTCGTGGGCTGGTACTGGTGGGTGTTCACCGACGGCACCGGGTTCTCGTTGAGGCCGGGGTCCGCCAGCTGGGTCACGTCCGTGTTGCTCATGCTCGGCTCCTTCGTCTTCTTGGCTTCGGGGGTTTCGATGCGGGGGAGCCGCAGCGTCTTCGGCACGGCGATGCCGTTCAGCTGCAGCCAGTTGATGAACTTGTTGACCGCGCTGACGCGCACGCGGAGCTGGATGGCCTGCTTGAGTACGGACTGCTGCGTCTGAAGCCAGTCGACCTCAATGAAGTCGTCCGGCAGCGTCGTGAGGTCGCGCCCGGCGGCGGCAGCGACGAAGCCCTCGACCGCGCGCCGGAAGCTGCTGATGGTCTGCGGTGAGCGCGGCCTCTGCCGCCCCGGGGGAATCTCGCCCTGCGCGAACGAGATGTAGGCGTGCCCCAGCGTCTGAAGGTCTGTGACGGCGGTAGGAGTCATGACTCCTCAGCCCTTGATGATGCGGGAGGCGGGGTCGACCTTCTGGCCGTTGACCTCGGTCGCGTCGAGCGTGACGCCGTTGACCTTCTTCTCGTCGACGCCTTCACGGAACCGGCGCATGGGCAGCTCCGCCTTGCCCTTCAGACCGAAGAACGCGACGGAGTCTGCCGAGAGGATGTTGTGGTTGTCGCGGAGCGTCCGGTAGGAGTCGTTGCTCATCGAGTTCACCATGGCCACCTTGCGCATGAGGGTGACCTCGAAGCCGTAGTCCATGGCTTCCAGCGTGTTCGGGTTCTCCGACAGCAGCTCGATGATGGCGCGAGCCGTGATGGGGTTCGCCGGGTCCTTGATGCTGATGCAGTTCCCGGCGGGGGTCTGTCGGAGCGCGTCGAGGAGCCCCTCCTTCTGCTTCTTGACGAGGGACCAGTCGGTGATGGCGCCCTTGATGGTGCTGATGATGCCCATGGTCTTGTATTCCTCTCAGTGGGGGAGCTTCTTGGGGTCGATGCTCTTGACCCGGGAGACGATCTTGCCGACACCGATGTAGACAGGCTGCCCGTTGAGCATCTTGGGCTTCCCGTCCTTGTCGGTCTCCACCTGAATGAAGCCCCGGGCCAGCAGAGACTCCAGACCGGCCTTCAGGAGCACCCGCTTCTCCAGCTGCGTCATGCCGAAGGAGCGCTTGTGCCACTCTGAAGCCTCCTTCAGCGAGGCGTCCGGCTTCTGTCCGAAAGCTGCCCAGAGGAAGAACCACTCCTCCCGAGTCAGCTCTGAAGCGTCCAGCTCGGGCCCCTTCGCGTCCGGCGTCTGAATCATGACCGCTGAGCTAATGCACGAGTCCGAAACGGTCAAGCTCGCGTTGCGAGATTTCGTCTTCCGCCGGGAGACAAGCAAAAACCCCGGGCGCCGTGAAGGCCACCCGGGGTTGCGTCTGCCTTGAGTCGTTGCGGAATCAGCTACTTGCAGGTCGCTTCGCGAAACTCGGAATACAGCTTCGCCGCTTCGGCCTTGTCCTCGGGAAGGAGGAACAGCGACCAGTACGCACCTTCGACTTCACCTCGGTCGTACCGGACCAGCATGAGGCGGCCGAGGAACCACCAGCACCCGGCGTAGCAGCCTGCGTCGAAGGCGTCGTTCGGCGTCTTCAGCCGCGCCGTCGTGAAGTAGCCCGTCAGCCACCACTTCAAGCGCTGCCGCACGAGCCGAGGAGTCATGACTCAGGCCACCGGGAACGTGGTGCTCGCCGGGGTGGCGACCTGCTCCTGCGCGCTGTTGATGGCCTCGTTGAGGTCGATCTGCTTCGCGGCCCCCGCCTCCACCTTGGGCTCTTCGGCGGCGGGCTCCGTGACCTCCGGCTTCGGCGCGGCGGCCGCTTCCTTCGCCGCCTTGGCGTCAGCCTTCTTCTTCTCGGCAGCGGCCTTCTTCGCGGCGGCGGCTTCAGCGAGCTTGGCCTTCTTCTCCGCCTCCACCTTCTTGGCCGCCTCCTTCTTCTCGGCCGCGATGTCCTTCTCCAGCTGCTTGAAGCGCTTCTCGACGCTCTTCGCGTGCGAGTCGGCGATCTTCGCGCCGCTGCTGGTCAGCGACAGCTCGGCGCCGTGCACCACGGCCACGAACTCGCCCCAGAAGTCCTTCTCCAGCTCCGTCTTCGCGCTGGCGAGGTTCTTCTGCGCGGCGGCGAGGACGTCGGCCTTCGACTTCTCGGCCAGCGCCTTCCAGTCCTCGGCCGCCTTCATGAGCGCCTCGAACTTCTGCGTCGCCTTCGCGAACTGCGTGAACCCGGCCTTCATCTTCTTCGTCTTCGACATGGTGTACTCCTTGGTGCTGCGGGTGGTGCACGAGTCCTAACGTGCGCATTCGTAGTGTGTCAACCCCATTCCACGCTTGTCACTGCCCGCGCTACGTGATGAAGGCGCTGCATGAGTCGCGACTCAGGGGCATCAGCGAAGATCATCCACGCCTGTCGCGCCTGCATCACGGGCTACTACGCCGATGCTCGACACGAGTGCACCGCGTTCTGCGGCATCGACTTGCCCTACGGCGCGCACCGGACCATGGGCCTCTTCTCCGTCGACTCCCTCAAGCGCATCGCCGAGGTGACCTGCGGTGGGTGCCTCGTCGGCCTCGACGCGTGGGTGCAGTCGACGCCTCGCGAGCAGGTCGAGTGGGGCAGCTGACCGAGCTTGAGGTGTGGGGTGCAGGCCACAGGGGAGAGGCGCCCCTTTCACGTGCGGGGTAGAGAGCGTACTGGGATAATTTGTCCAACCTGTCCAACTTGGAATACAAACCCACCATTCAGCTAGGCTCTCTAAGTATCTACTATATATATAGGTTTGTCAGGTTGGACAAAAACGCCTAAGTAACTCTCTCTTCGCCCGTCACGTATAGAGAACCCGGTTGGACAAGTTGGACATTTCTGCCCGGTTGGACGTCGTATCCCAAAAAGCGGTAGGTAAGTAGGAGCTTCCCCATGCCCAAGTACGACCCCGAGACCCGGATGCACCGGGACGTGAAGGACGAAGGCAAGCGCACCTTCGGGCCCAAGGATCGACGCATCGGCTTCAAGGTGACGGAGACCGAGCTGGTGAACCTGAAGCGCATCATCGAGCACGCAGGCGTGCTGCAGAGCGTCTGGCTCGACTACGCCGTGCTCAGCTTCCTCGCACGAGTTGAGCCCGTCCCGTCCGAGTCCGAGATGCACGTGTACCGGAACTGGCACCGGCTGCCGAACGCGAGCCTCGTCGTGAGTCACCGGCTCGCGCCCAGCATCCACGCCCGTCTGGAGAAGGCGGGCGTCCGCATGGCCTGCAAGCTCGGCACGCTCATGCGCTTCATCCTCATCCGCGAAGGTGGAGAGACGCTGCTGCAGCCGTCAGCCGCTGAGCGGCGCCGCCTCCGTGAGGAGGACTACTCGAAGCGCGTCCGCGCGCCGCCGCGCCACATCCCCACCGCGACCGAACTCATCGGCTACTTGCCCGACGGCTTCTACAACAAGAGCTAGGAGAACGACCCCATGAGCAGAGAGACGAAGGACAAGGCCGTGCGCTTCCGCGTGACGTCGTCGGAGAACCAGCACCACGTCGCGGCGGCGAACAAGCTCGGCATCATCGAGATGAGCGAGTTCTACCGCTGGGCGTTGAACAACAGCGCGACGGCGGTGCTGGGCGTCACGGCACAAGGTGAGCAGCTGGCACAGGCGCGACCGCGCGTGCAGGCGGAGCCGAAGCCGAAGCGCCCGCCGCTGCCGAAGCTGCCCGGGTTCGCGAAGACGCCGGACTTCTACCGCTACCCGGAAGAGCCTGCGGAAGCTCCGCCGCCTGCCCCGCCGCCGGAGCCGGTCGAAGCGCCGCCGGAGCTGCAGCAGCTGCTCGGCGTGCCGCTGTACGCCCGGGACGCGAACGGGCCCGCGCCTCTGCCCTTTGATGATGACTACGAGTCGTGAGAAGTTCGAGTCACGACTCGGAGGCAGCATGCACCTCGCAGAACTCGCCGACCCCATTCCGACCACTTCCATCGCGAGGTCCACGGACACCGTGAATCTCGACGCCCAGTGGCTCAAGCCGCTGGCGTGGACGCTGGTCTTCGGCTTCGGCCTCTACACCGTCAGCAAGCTCTCGCATGGGCCTACGCGCGCTGGTCGCGACGGCATCGACGAGCTGGCGCGCGAGTCGGCGCGCATTCAGCGCCGGAACGCGCGTCGCCGTGCTATGAAGTAGCAGTACCCCACTACACTTTCTCAGGAGACCCCACTGTGCGCATCAAGTACGGCCGCCTCATCGACACCGAAGCGACGCTCAAGTCCGTCACCTCCGACCTCGAAGGGAACGTGCTGCTCACGTTCGACGTGAAGGGCTCGTCGGCGGTCATCACCATGAAGCCCTCGGAGGCGCTCGGCATCGAGACCGCGCTCCACAACCTCGACGTGAAGGCGCTGTCCAAGGTCTATGGCTGAGTTCATCCGTGCCCGGTTCAAGGCGCCCGGCAGCCTCAAGCTCTCCGAGCCGATGCTGCTGGAGCTGGCTGTCACGCCGACAGAGCAGGCGCAGGGGCTGATGGGGCGCCGGAGCTTGCCGTGGAACCACGGCATGCTCTTCACCTTCGCGACGCCCGGAATGCACGGCTTCTGGATGAAGGAGACGTTCATTCCGCTCGACATCGCGTGGCTCTCGCCTGCAGGCATCGTCATCGGCGTCGACACGATGCAGCCGGGCAACCTGCGTATGAAGCACCCGCCCAAGCCCATCCGCTACGCGGTGGAGGTGAACGCGGGTCTGCTGCGGCAGTTCAACGTGCGCGTGGGTGATCAGCTGCTCGTGTTCAGCGGCAAGTCGTGACTCATTTGACAAGCGTGGTATGGGTCTGTTACTGCGCTCGTCATGAGCGAAGACCGATTCCGTAAGAAGAAGACGCCGTACAGCGCTGGCGAGAACGGCCACGCGTACAGCTGCGACTGTGCTCCCTGTGCAAACCATCGCGCCCTTCGCGTCGCGCGCATCATGGCGAAGCTGCCCAAGGAGTCCTTGGCCACGTTGACGGAGGACCGCACCGTCTACGTCCGGGCGCACTTCCGCCGAGGACACAGGCACCTGAGCCACTACCCCAACACGAAGAAGGCCGTGCGAGACACGCTCCGCCAGCTCATCCAGCGGCTGCGGCCGCAGACGAAGCCTTGACCCTGTTTCTCAGCGTGGCACCTCGCTAAGAAGGAAGTCATGACTCCTGACACCGACTTCACCGACGAGCTGCGCACGTTCGCGAAGAAGATCATCGCGGGCAAGAAGGCCACGACCGACTGGCGCACCGGCATCGAGTTCCTGCGCCGCGTCCCGGGCTGGAAGGTGCAGGAGTTCACGGGCGCGCTGCCGCTGAAGGCGGACAACAACCTCGAAAAGCTGAGCCGTCGAGGGAAGGGTCCGCTCGGCGTGGACTCGACCAGCAGCTACCTCAGCTGGGACTACAACCGGAAGGGCCTCCCCAAGGGGCTCTCGTTGTTCCTCGCGATGGTTCGTGGCGGTATCCCTGACCGGCCCTACGACTACGTGTCGCAGCTCAAGGAGCGCGTCGAGGTGGTCGGCGGCAAGGGTCCGACGCAGCCGCACGATGGCGTCGTCTATGTCGAGCGCTACGAGATGAAGGACCTCGACCCGTGGGAGCGCGGAGACTTCGAGCGCGTACTCGACGTCGGCAGCATGTGGTACGGCACGAAAGCCGCGACCATCACGGCGGCTGATGGAGCATCCGTCGTCGTGTACGAAGAGCCGAAGGCGAAGAACGAGTTCGGCGCCGCGAGCTTCTACACGTGGGCAGCGAAACACGGGCTCGCGGCTGCCGCGAAGATGCTCGGCGAAGGACTGGAGCCTTCCGCAGAGCAGCAGGACCGCGACCGTCTCGGTGGGACGCTCGACGAGACCGGCTTCTGCGCCGTCTGCGGTCGGCGGCAGAAGATGCACCACGTGACGAAGAAGCAGCCGCTGCTCTACGAGCACGGCTACCAGATTCCGACAGAGGCGCTGCGTCAGGGCTGGGCGCCGCGCAAGGGCAGCTGCTTCGGCACCAACTACCCGCCGTTCGAGGTCTCGTCGCGTGGCGCGGTGGAGTACCTCGCGTCGCTGCGCCACGGGCTCGCCATCCTGCGCGCCAACCTGCAAGACGCGAAGGCCTCGAAGCGCATCACCGAGACCGTGGCGCGGTCCGGGAACAAGGATGGGAGATGGCAGCGCTGGGAGGAAGAGGTCGTCTACACACCGTCGAGCCCTGAGTGGGCGGCGAAGCGCACGAAGCTCATCAACGCGTGCGAGCGCGACATCGAGAGCCAGCAGCGCGAGATTCGGCACTTCGAGGGCCGCATCGCCGCGTGGAAGCGTCTGGACACGTACGACGAGGCACAGGCGGGCGAGCGCTTCTACTTCGACAAGAAGCAGCCGCTGACGAAGAGCGAAGGCAGCAGCCTGCTCGACGAAGCCATGCGCCGGTTGAAGGCCCTCGACGATTGATTTGACAAGCGTGGTAGGGGTCTGCTATACCTTCGGTCAGGCGCTCATCCCGGGCGCCTACCGGAGAGCAAGTCATGACTCACATCGAACGCTTCGAGCAGCTGTTCAAGGACGTCGACTACCACGGCATCTACACCGTGGAGGCCATCCAGAAGAAGCTGGACGACGCGGGCTTCAAGGTGAAGCTGAGCAAGAGCTGGAAGGTCACGAAGTCCTTCCTGAAGGACGTCCAGAAGGGCGGCGGCTGGTGCAACATCGCCGTCGGCACGCCCATCATCGACGGCAGCGCGCTCTCCTACGTGGTGCTGCACCACTTCAAGCTGACGAACCCGGAGAGCTTCGGCGGCCACGGACGCCAGTACCACTCGGACCTCGCTGTCATCCGCGCCGAGATGGAGCGTCTCGATGCGCTCGACGCGTCCTCGCAGCACCCGGGCGCTTGAGTCATGACTGCCTCGACGCCTCACGACCCGCTCTTGCCTCACGTCGTCGTCTTCGCGCGGCGACAGCGCACGCAGGCGCTCACCTTCCTCATCCGTGATGTGCCAGACGGAGACGCCGAAGACCTCGCTCGCGCTGCGTGCGCGCAGAAGCGCCTCGTCTACTTGAGCTGCGCTCGCTGCAAGACGACGACCCTTCTCGACGCCATCGACGCGAAGGACGTGCACACGCCCTGAGATTGCCACCCCCCGGCAGCCCGCCCTCGACGGACGTGAGGGCGGGCTTCTTTCTAGTCCTCCGTTGACAAGCGTGGTAGAGGACTGCTACAACCCAGTATTCAGGAGAGGGTCATGGAGAACGTGAACAAGGTGCTGGAGCGCCAGCGACAGGAAGCTGCGAAGCGGCGAGAGCTGGAAGAGCGTGCGTTGGCGCGGCTCGTGCGCGCGTTCGATGCAAAGACGCCTTTCTGTGACGCCTGCGTCGAGGAACTGAACGGCGCCTCGGTGGCGCCGAGTCGACACCTCCACCACCCAGACGACATCGCGTGGACCGTGCAGCACATGGTGCAGGCTGCAGGCCCTGCACTCAAACGCCTCTACGCCGAGCGCAAGACGCGCGGGGAGGGGCGATGAGCGAGAACCACGAGCACTCTTTCGTTGAGGCAGAGTGCATGGCTTGCGAGCTGTGCGGCCAGACCGACCGCGAGACGATTCTCCGCGCCGAGGTCGCGCGGCTGACGGAGGAGCTGCGTTCGGTGAACGGCGTGGACTGCGAGTGCGACGACGACATGACCGCCGATGGGCACTCGCGCGGCTGCGAGTACGGCATCACGTTTCAGACCGCTCGTGCCGAAGCCGCCGAGGCCGAGGTCACCCGCCTCAAGGCCCGGCTCGCGACGGTGGCGGAGTTCATCGAACACGACGACTGCGGCTACTGCGGTCTGCGGCTTATCGATAAGCGGGCGGGTTGCGCCGAGTGCGAGCCCGTGAAGTTGGCGCTCGGGTTTCGCGCGCCGCTCGTTACGGAGGGGGAGTGACCATGAACGACGGAACGTGGATATACGACCTGCGCTCCGAGCGCGACGCCCTCAAGGCCCGCGTGGCGAAATTGGAGGACAAACTCGCCCTCATTGAGGATTGGGGCAATCGTACCAACCAGACCGCGCTGAAGCTGGAAGCGCGAGCCGACGCCGCCGAGAAGCGCGCCGAGCAGGCCGAGGCCCGCATGGCGGACGGTGAACGCAGGCTCGCCGCTGAGATGACGCTCCGCAAGCTGGACCGTGGCGCAGCCCTCGCCGCTGAGAAGCGTGCTGAGCACCTCGAATTCGAGGCGAGGCTTAACGCTCGCGTGCTGCGTCAGTGGATGGAGCGTGCCGAGCAGGTCGAGCAGTTGCTGGCAGCGGTCAAGCGTCGAGCTGATGAGTTGGACCGCGCCCTCAGCGACTCCATCGAGGCTGGCAAGCGGTACGCGGAGGAGCGCGACGAGGCACGGGCGGAGGCGGCGAACGCGCAGGCCGGGTACGCGGCATGTCGCGAGTGCGGCCACGGCTCTGGCGAGCACGGGCATTCTGGTTGCCACACCATCAACTGCGACTGCACCCGATTCGCCGGTCGCGCCCCCGAGGCGCGGTGTGGCTCGTGCGCTCCCGAGTTCGGGTGCTTCGATGGGTCGCGGCCGTGCGTGAAACCCGACGCCCCGCCGAGCCCCGACGTGCGTGACATGGCTAATGCACTGCAAGAGCAGGCCATCGAGAACCCCGCCGACGTGTCGCGACGTGAATTCCTCGCCCCGTCGTCTCAAGTCATGACTCGAACCCCGGAGAACGACACCATGCAGACCATCGACCAGAAGCTCCACGCCATCATCGAGCTGCTCCTCGCCGCCAACATCATCGAGAGCCCGGACGAAGACGTCGCCACCAAGGTGAAGCACCTCGTCGAGGTGGCGAAGGCGCAGGACGGCTTGCTCGATGAGGTAAACAAGCTGCGCGCCGCCGTGGCCAACAAGGACATGCTGCTGCAGCGTGAGAAGGGTGAGCTGCTTACCGAGTTGAAGAAGCTGCACGAGGACACCCGGCGGCGCCACGCAGCGTGGTGTGGCTGCGACAAGCACTGCGGGCCCGAAGCGCGCCGAGACGAACTCATCCAGCGCATGGAGCGGACGTCATGAACAGCGAGAAGTCGGAGCGGCGGCTGTACTGCGCCCGAGGCAGCACGGTCTACGTGGATGCCGCCGGTGCGCCGCTGGTGGCGCTCGTCACCTGCGTCTCCGACGCGGAGGCCGAGAAGCACACCGACCTGCTCAACACGATGACGCGTGACCTCCTCCTCGAAGTGCGCGCGGCGGAGAGCGACCGGGACCGGGCGCTCAAGCTGGTGTACCCGGAGCTGAGCGGCTTCGCGCGCCCGGTTGAGGCCTACGAGCACGCGAACGGCAAGCACACCGAAAAGCGCTCGAAGGACTGCCGCGTGTGCCAAGGCATCGTCGCCCGAGGCATCCTCACGCAGAAGCTCGACGTGGCCCGGCGACTGCTCAAGAAGCTGGAGTGGGCGCTGCCGGACGACTACCTCGAAGTGGACAGGGTGCGCACCCCGTGGCTCAAGTCCGAAGACATCCCGCGCTCCTTGCGCATGCTGACGATGACGCAGGGTGAGATTCACCAGCTCAAGGCGCTGATGAGCGACGCGAAGAGCGCGCCGTCGCTCGGCACCTCGAAGGTGAGCGACCTGCTGGAGGCGCTGCTCGACGACATCGAGGTGATGCACACCTCACAGCACGAAGACGCCATTCAAGCGTGCGCGCAGCACGCGAAGCAGCTCATCGAAACGTTCATCAAGGAGTCATGACTCATGGGCATCATCCAAGAAGTCCTCAGCCACATCGAGAACGAGATCGACACGGCGCTCGGTACGCTGCGTACCGCAGCCCGGGAGCAGGAAGGTACGCTCGCCAACATCGTCGAAGAGCGCGACGCGCTGATTACGCGCAACACGCGCCTTCGAGCTGACGCAGAGCAGCGCTTGTTGGAGCTGCGTGACCTCAAGCACGAGGTCTCCGAGGTGCGGCGGGTCCTCAACAACGACTACTCGCTCCCGATGCACGCAACGGCGGCCGAGGTGCTCGCACCTGTCCGGAGCGCGAAGACGGCGCAGCGCCAGCGCGACGCTGCGTACGGCATCCTCATGGCGATGAAGCACCGCGACCTGCCCGACGGGCCGTGCTGGTGCTTCCTGTGGCCGGACGAAGAGGCGCCTGTCGAGGCGACGTACTCGCACGCGCTGCACTGCATCGCGGCCCGGGCGCTGCTCCTCGAAGGCAGCCAGTACGAGGCGCAGGTGAAGCTGCAGGGCTTCGTCCCGCCGAAGGGACCCTGCGACCACGTCTTCAGCGCGCCGGACGACTGCATGCTCTGCAGCCCGGACAAGGCCAAGCTCCGCGCCCTGCTCGCGGCGCTGGGCGGCCCGGACCGTCCTGCCGAGGTGCTCCAGAGACTCACGCAGACCATCCGCACGCTGTCGCAGACCAACCCGGTAACCAGCGTTCTGTGCGGCGAGGTCGAGAAGATCATCGAAGTCGTCAAGCAGCTCGCCACCACGGAGAAGAAGTCATGACTCAGCCGAAGCTCGAAGCGATGCAGTTCCACCCAGACGCGCGGTGGATCATCGAGCGCGTTGAAAAGGGCGGCTGGGCGCTCTCCTTCGCGCGGCCTGACGGCACCGTCGACGAGCCGCTGCTCCGAGACCCCAGCTCCATCCCGCTCGCGGGCGTGGCGAAGGTGCTGAACCAGATGCACGAGGCGCTCGTCTGGGCGCAGTCGGTCGAGAAGGCCATGCACAGCGCGACCGAGACCTGCCGCGAGAACCGCGTCGCCGGTCGCGGGCTCTGCGGCGCATGCTCGGACTGCGTCATGCACTGGAAGAAAGAGTACGAGCAGTTGTGCGAGCAAGTGCACAAAGGCGGTGGGCGCTGGGGCCACATCTACGAAGACCAGTACTGCATCATCTGCGGTCACGACGGACCGGTCGAAGAAGCGCGCCTGTGCGAGCCCGAGCAGCGCTTCAAGGAGCTGCGTGACGCGCACTTCGGCACGAACTCACTCAACCCGGGTGCGGTCGGCTACGCGCACCTCTGGGAGCAAAAGGCGAAGGAGCTGGAGGCGCAGAACGCCGAGCTGGAGAAGAAACTCGCCACGCTCGCGACCTCGGACGCGTTCATCGCGAAGCTGCAGCGCTCGCTCTCGAAGGCGCTCGACTACTCCGAGGTCCTGCGTCACGGCCTCGACGAGATTGCCGGGACGTTCATGCCCGACCCGCTGGAACCGCAGGACGCGGACGCAGCGAAGGCGCGCGCCACGCTCGACAAGGCGAACGACGTGCTCGGTGGCTCGGTCGAGCTGCAGCGCCGCCCGGCGGACGTACTGGAGCAGGCAGCGCGCCTCGCGAAGATGCACCTCCACGGCATCTCCCTCCCGGAGCTGCCGCGTCACGTCGCGCGGCGGTTCGGAGCTGCGTGGAAGGTGCTCTCGGACACCCTCGACAGCCTCGACGCCCCGGAGAAGAAGTCATGACTCGACTGAAGCGCGCGTGGAACCGCATCATTGACGGTGCACATGACGTCGAGTCCTTCCTCTTCGACGAGCACCTGTGGCTTGGCGTCATCGTCCTCTTCGGAGCCCTCCTCTTCTGCTCGGTGGGCGCCGTCCTGCTCACGCGTACGTCGAGCGGCGACCGGGTCGCCGAGTGCGTCGCCGCGTGCAAGGCGGAAGACCTCGTCATGCGCGAGGTCGTCGTCATCGGCGACGAGCACTGCAGCTGCGAGGTGCGGCGATGAGCCACACGACTGAAGACGTCGTAGAGCTGGTACGCGCCCTGCGTGCGGCGCGAGAAGAGCTGCACTGTACGCCGCAGAACCAGAAGGAGCTGTACGAGATGGCTCCGGGCGAGTTCGCGTGGGGGCACTGGTGCCCGCACTGCGACAACAGCGTCGACCGCAACGGAGAGCTGCGTAAGCGCATCGACGCCGCTCTCGACAAGTTCAAGGAGCTGCCGTGAAGCCGAGAGGCGTGACTCAAGAAGGACTGGCGTCAAGCTCGTAATCGTGGTAAGGGTACCCCCCTACACACTTCACGGGAGGGGTCCCATGAGACAGACCATCGTTGAGCGGAAGAAGGAAGCAGGGAAGCGGGCGGTGCGCATCCTCGGATGCGGGCACAGCGTCGAGGAGCCGCACGGCTCGAAGGCGCACCTCGCGACGTGGGCCGACTGCAAGCAGTGCGACGCTTCGCGTGTCACGCCGGGGCGCGACTTGCGCGACGCCATCAAGGTGAAGCAGTTCGCGGACGGCGGAACCGAGATGTCGGTGAAGCCGGGCAGCGGCATCGACCTGCGCAACCACATGCCGAAGCCCGCGCCGGTGACGCGCAAGGCCGAGAAGAAGGCTGCAACGCCGCCTCCGGCCTCGTCGCCGCTCGACGAGCTGAACCGCCGCTTCCGGAACCTGTGACCATGAGCGATGCCATCACTCAGGGCTACGAGATGTCACGTCAGGGACTGCGCCTCTACGTCGCCTCCTCGTGGCGGAACGAGCAGCAGCCGGACGTCGTGAAGGCGCTCCGGGAGGCCGGGCACGAGGTCTACGACTTCAGGCACCCGGCGCCCGGTGTCGAGGGCTTCAGCTGGTCGAGCATCGACGAGCACTGGCTCAAGTGGACGCCTGAGCAGTTCCGCGATGCGCTCCAGCACCCCATCGCGCAGGCCGGGTTCGCGCACGACATGAAAGCGCTCCGGGACTGCGAGGCCTGCGTGCTCGTGCTCCCCTGCGGCCGCTCAGCGCACCTCGAAGCGGGCTGGGCTGCTGGTGCAGGGAAGGCTGTCTTCGTGCTCGCCACGACGCTGCCCGAGCCCGAGCTGATGTACCTCATGAACGGTGTGCAGGGTGGCATCGTGCTCGACGTGGCCGAGCTGCGGCTGCGCCTCGCGCAGGTGCAGAACTTCCGGGAGCAGCTCTGACGGCTGCGGGAGTCATGACTCGGGGTTGACCAAGGGGCGTGGGGCCGGGTTTACTGGCTCCATGTCCTCCTTTTCCGGCATCTTTGGCAGCAGCCCGGGCGGCTTCCTCGGCGCCGCGCTCGACCCGTCGCACCACCCCTTCAAGCGCTCGGCGAAGCGCCCCGGCGGGCCCGGGAAGCGCCCCGACAAGCAGGCCTACAAGTGGCAGTGCGAGTGGATGCCGCCCGCGAAGGGCGCCTACCGCCAGAAGTGCTACGACGTCACGAAGCCCGGCAACAAGCCGAAGATCGTGAAGATCCCGAAGGCCAAGAAGAAGCGCTACAACAAGCTCTACCGCGCCGGGAAGTTCCCCCGGGCGCGCCGCTTCAAGGTCGACAAGGTGCACGCCGGGGCGGCCTACGCGCCGCGTAAGTCCCGCACGTGGGCGAAGGCGTCCAAGAAGAAGCGCTGAGCCGTGGGCACTCCGTCTACCAACATGAAGGACTTCTTCCGCGCCGTGCGTGAGCTGGCGCGGAAGCACGGCCTCAAGGCGCACATCATCGTGGGCGTGGAGATGGAGCAGGAGCCAAGCTCCGTGCGCATCGCCAGCGACGCCCAGCACACGTTCATCGGGAAGGACAGGAAGTTCCTGAAGCGCTGCTACGACGCGATGGAGGAGTCGTCGGACCTGACCCTCACGCAGCTGGAGCAGGCGGACAACGAGCGGGGAATGGTGAACTGATGCGTGCTGCGTTCGCAGGGCTGCTGGGCACCACGAAGTGCGCCGAGTGCTCGCGTTGTGGCGGCACAGGGCGCATCCAGCACTTCAGCTGGTACGCCAACGGCGTGTGCTTCTGGTGCAAGGGCACCGGCTGTGAGCCGAAGGATCCGCCCAAGGGGCGAGGCCGCGTCGCGGAGACCACGCCGCGCATGAAGAAGCCGTGGCAGGTGCGCGACAGCAGCGGGTACATCGCGCTCATCAAGAACTGGCTGCGCCACACCTTTGAGTCTGCTGGCGGCTACGACAGCTTTGAGAGCCCGGACGACTTCGAGAAGCAGCGCTGGTTTCAGATCGCCCTGAACCTGCAGTACCTCGCCATGGCGTCCGACCAGACGCTCTACGCGCGGTCGGTGAAGCGAGCTTTCGAGTACGCGCGCGCGAGCAGCTGGAAGAAGGCGGCGGCGACGCTGGACATGGACCTCGGAACGCAGGTCACCTCGATGTACCAGTACTTCGACGTGCCTAGCGACGTCTCCTTCGACGTGCCCGGCGTCTTCAGGTACTCGCTGTAGGCGCCTTCTTGCCCGGGCAGCGAGCGCGGGCTGGTGAACTAGGCGGCGTGTGGCGTTCGAGCACGTCGTGCTGGCATGCGCTGCGATTCAGGTTGTTCCAGCACCCGGCCCCGCACAGGTCGCACGCGTCTCCGTTGCAGAGCTTGCAGTCGGGCCCCGGACAGGTGGGCTCGAAGCTCTCCGGAGAACGCAGCGGGCGAGACCTCACGCGGTCGGCGCCTTCTTGCCCGGGCAGCGCTGCTCGTGCCGCTCGCGGATGAAGGGCATCTGGCCTGCCCGTGTGCACGGCACGAGCGTCTTGCAGATGTCGCACTGCCAGCCCGTGAGCACGTAACCCTCGGGCACCGGCGCGTCGACTGGGAGCATCTGCGCCGGAGGCCTGCGTCGCTTCAGGTCGCGCGTGTGCGACCAGAGCAAGACGCCACGCACGACAGCCCAGAGCAGCACGAGTGCCACGGCGAAGAACTCCGGAGGCATCAATCACTTCCTCCAGCTGTCAGCGCCGGGGAAGAGCTTGGCGTTCACGCTGGGCATGCGGTCGGTGAGTTCACCGCACTCGCGAGGCGCGGCGGAGTCCTTGTCGAGCTGCGCCGGACAGAAGCGCGCCTTGTCGATGTCGCTCAGCTTCAGCAGCGCTTCGTGCTCGTGGCCCTTGGGGCAGCGGAACGTGTAGAGAGGCATGGGGCAGTTCTCTCACGGTCGTCAGGGGTCCTGCAAGGCGTGACTCGCCACTGGACTTTCGTGACAATCGTGGTAGAGCACTGCTATGGACCTGACACCGGCCGACATTCTGCTGCGTAGCATCCAGCTCGTGATGCACCTCTCCATCATCGTGATGTGCTGGTACGCGACCGGGTACTGGCGCCGGATGCGCGCACTGCAGGAGGAGAAGCTGGGCAGCGCTGCGTGGCAGGTGGAGTCGCAGCAGCGTGCTCGTGACATCTACGCGGCAGCGAAGGGCGACGTCCTGTGGTCGAGGTACCTCGACGACGAGAACGACTATTTCATCGCAGAGCTGGTTCGGCTGCAGGATCGCGACGAAAAGCGCAAGCGCGACGGCGAAGTGGGCGAGTATGTCCGGGGCATCTTGAAGAAGTACGGCGAGGCGCGTGAGTCATGACTCGACCGCCGCCGTACATTTTGCACAAGGTCAGAGGCAGCCAAGGTAGGGCTGACGGCGAATACTATTCGTGGACTGTAGCCGTGTACGAAACGCGAGAAGAGGCTGAAGCCGAGCTGCGCAGAGTGCGGCAGGAGCTACGCATCTTCAACGCCGAGTTCGATCGGCTACTCGCCGTCGAAGCGGCGACTGGCGTCGACCAGCACAGGCGCGTCAGGACTCTTCTGAATCGAACGCTGCCGCACGACCCGGACGCGCTAGCGCACCGGATGAGCACCGACCGGAAGTACGTGCTCGAACTAGAGTACGTGTACAGCAGCCACGCAGCGCGGCTCGAAGAGCGCGCCGCACTTGATGACCAAGCAGAAGAGAAGGGTTGGAAGAGATGATCAACTGGATGCCCCTCATCAGCTTCCTCGCCGTGCTCGCCGCGCTGCCGCTCGTCCTCTGGCGCATCTACCGCCGGGCAGAGACGCTGGGTCGAGGCCTCATTCCGCTCACGCCCGACCATCGGCTGCGTATCGCGCTCGCCTTGCGCCTGCTGGAGGACGCCCGGGCTGAGCTGGAGAAGGTGAAGGAGACGACGCACCCAGAGGTGCACCGGCTCACGGTGAACGTGAGCATGGCGGAGAACCACGGGCGCCTGCTGCTGAGGAACTACTAGCGGCTGACGACGTACATGCGCTCGGTCGGCACGCCGTAGTCGGCGCCTTCGAGCCACTGCACGAGCGCAGAGTCGTGGCGCTCGACATCACGGCGGAACTTCTCGATGGAGCTGCGGATGTCCTCTTGCTCGTCCGCGTAGGCGTAGCCCTCGAAGTTCCACCACGCGTTGAACACCAACGCCGAGCTGGTGGCGTTCCACAGCGTGTTCAACAGCTGCCGGATGCTGCGGAAGTTGTGGAAGGCGCACAGGCCGATGGCGAACGTGAGGTCGACCTTCGGTGCCGGGTGCGACAGGAGGTTGAGTCGCCGGAAGTCGACGCCCGGGTGGTTCAGCATCGCGGTGGCGATGAAGTCCTCGCTGCAGTCGGTGCCGACGTAGCTCTTCGTGCCGCCCCGCTCCTGCAGGCGCTCGTACAGGTGGCCCATGCCGCAGCCTGCGTCGTGGACGGCGAGACCCATGGGCTCGGCCCCGACCTGCCGGGCGAGGTCGATGGCCATGTCGAAGTTGAGCAGCTGCAGCGGCCTCGACGTCCACCCGAGCTGCAGCGCGGGGTCGTCGGGGTGCTTCTCTGCGTACATCTTGTAGATGCCGGGGACGTTGCGCTTGGGGGCAGAAGTCATGACTCAGGCCTGCGCGGACGAGGGGAACTTCTGGTTGTAGTCGACACGCTTCAGCTCAGTGAGCCACGCGTCGAGCCGCAGGGCCTCGTCGTACGACAACAGCTGATCCGCGAGGATGAGCCGCCTGCTCTTCGCTCTCTCGCCGTGCGAGAAGAAGCCGATGACGAGCAGGCAGAGCGTGTTGAACGAGATGCCCTGACGCGGAGGGTTGAACTTGTCGATCACGCGTCCGGCCACGGGGAAGGTCGCCGGAGTCAGGCACCCACCGCCCTTCGCGAAGGGCGCGTACACGTAGATGCGCGGCTCGCCGCTCAGGGAGAAGTCGGTCGCGAGCAGGACGAGGTCCTCCGTCTCGAACTTCGCGTTGTAGACGAACGTCGGAGCCTTCGGCGAGACGATGGGCGCTTCCATGGTGGGGGTCTCCTACTGCGGGTTAGAGGTACTTCTGCGGGATGGTGAGCTTGCGCCAGCGCACACCTTCGGTGAGGCCGAAGTCGCGGCGCATCTGCTCGCAGTGAGCGCAGACGCAGATGGTCGCACGCGGCTGCTGGTACTGGTGCGCCCAGTGGACGAAGCGCGTGTCCCGCTCAGCTTCTTCCCGCTTGGCGTCGAGGTAGCTCATGAACAGGTGCCGGAGGACGGCGATGAAGGTAGAGGTCACGGAGACGATGAGGAGGGCGAGGGCCCACGCTTGCGCGAGCCCTGTATAGGTGAACCAAATCACGAGCGTTCGAGGCCCACCACGTTGTTCATGACGAGCTGGAGGTGCGGTCGCCGGGCGACCTCGCCCGCGTAGAAGACCTCGGGCTTGATGCAGTAGACGCCGTGGTCCGGGCTCTTGCCGCCGCGCAGGGTGAGCGTCGTGAGCGCGCTGTCGTTCGCCGTCACGAGCCAGCCGTTGTTGAAGAAGTCGCGCCACACGCGCTCGTGACCGTACCCAGCTCGGCTGAGGATGTCGTTGGCCTCGTGCGGGATGTACGCCATGCCGTAGACGCCTTCGACGCCGACCATGCGGTACACGGTCTTCGCGCTGCGCTCGCGACCTTCGTCGCAGGTGTCGTCGTAGTAGAGCGTCGGGTTGGAAATCCAGTGGTCACGGAGCTTGGAGAGCGCCTTCTCGGCGTAGCTCAGCTGCTTCGTCGGCGCCGTCTCCTTGATGGCCAGCGTCGCGTCGTCCAGCGCGCGCTCCCGCGCCTCGGCGACCGGGATGTCGAGGAGCCATGACTCGGCCAGCGTCTGGGCCGTCGCGATGACCGCGCCGTACTGGCAGTGGTTCGAGTCGACGCCGATGCGGTTGATGAGCGCCTCGCGCATCTCAGCGCAGAGCTGGCGGACGACGTCCACGCCTCGCGGCGCCTTCAGCAGCTCAGCGAGCTGGCGGAGGAAGGCCGGGCCTGCGTGCCCGAAGTTCTCGGCGGTGAAGGGGTAGATGCTCTCCGCCTGCCGCTTGCTCTCGAAGGCCTTCGAGTGAATCTGGAGCACGCGGTTGAACTGGCCGCCGACGTCGCCGTTCGTCACCAGCGGCACCTCGCCCGTCGTGCGCGCGATGGTGAGCCACTGCTGGCGATCCTGCCGCAGGCCGCCGTCCTTCGCGCCACGCTCACGGCCCGCGCCGGTGCAGATGGAGTAGATGAGTTCCTCGCTGCTGACGGTCGAGACCTGCTTCTCGTCGAACAGGACCGGGAGGTCCGTGAGGTGCTTGAACACCTCGGTGAGCGAGATGGCCGTGCGGTTGAGCGAGCTGTAGAGCAGCTCGGGGTTGCCCCACGCGCTCAGGGCGAACACCGCCGTCGCCGTCTTGCCGTGCGAGCTGTCGCCCCAGTGGTGCACGATGAACGTGCGGCACTTGAGCATACGCAGGAGCGGCGGCGCGAAGGTCGACCCGATGAGGAAGCGCGGCACCCAGCTCGCGCTGTCGCGCAGCTCGCGCCACTTCGCGTACCACTCGTTCGCGTCGCCGTGCGGCGAGAAGGCCAGCGTGTACTTCGCGTTCAGCCGGGGGTCGGCTTCGAGGTTGCCGTCGCCGATCCACTGCTTCCCGATGAGCCAGCCCATCTTCTGGTCGACGAGGTACGGGCCGCTGCGGTGGCCGACGCGCAGGAACGGCAGCGTCTTGCCGTTGAGCGACTCCATCGAGCGCAGGTACATCAGCACGCCTTCGGCGTTCACGCTGTCGATGGGAAGCCCGGCAGCGCCGAGCTGGCCGAGCATGCGGTGGTCAGTCACCTGTCCGCGCCCGAGCCACACGCTCTTCACGTTGCCGTTCAGCTCGGAGAACGTGAGCTGCATCAGCGGCTCTTCGGTGTCGACGGTGAAGCCGAGGCTCGAAATCCAGAGCGGGCGGTAGCAGAGCTTCTTGCGCCCAGACCGGTACGTCAGCGGCAGCTCTTCGTGCACGCTCGGCGTGGTGGCCATCGCCCTGTGCGTCAGCGTGTACACGCCGTCAGCCCAGATTTCGTAACCATCGGGCACGATGCAACCAGCGACGACTTGCCCCACGCGCCCTGCGTCACCACTCTCGTACATGCGGAATCCCTCTCCCAAGGGGGGTGATGCTGTACCACGAACCCACTAGCGCGCACCACTACTTGTTGACCCGTACACTGTAGCAGGGTATGAGGGTTCCTCCATGGTCGTCACAACCGACAAGCGCTTCCCCTTGGGACGTCGAGGCGACCGCCCGCTCTCCGTGCCCGCCGAGCGCGTGATGCAGGACCTGCTGAAGGACCTCATTCCCGGAGCAGCGTACAGGAACGGCGCCCTGCGGTTCTCATGGGACGCGACGCCTGCCGTCAAGCGCGCGCTCGGAGCGGCGGACTTCCACTTCCCGGACATCCAGTCGCTTGACCTGCCGGGGCTGGAGGAGTACCAGCGCCACTTCGCGAAGAAGCTGCGCGGGTACCAGAAGCAGATGGTGCAGTTCCTCGCGCTCCGCGCGTACGCCATCAACGCCGACCCGATGCGCTGCCTCTCGGGGAAGTCACGACTCACCGTGAACCGAGGCGGCAAGGCGTTCACCATCACGATGGAACGCCTCGCGAAGGGGGTCAGTGGCCAGCTCGGCTGGGACCTGAGCATTCCGACGAAGGCGCAGTCTATGGACGCGCACGGTTCCATCGTCCTCAACGACATCACGCTGCTGCACCGGCCGGGGAAGAAGCCCTGCATGCGCGTGAAGCTGTCAAACGGCTCGACGTTGGAGTGCACGGCTGAGCACAAGCTGCTCACGCCTCGGGGAAAGGTTCCGCTGCAGGATCTTCGCGTCGGGGACTTCGTGCTCGTCGCCGAGTGGCCGAAGGCGAAGAAGGACTGGAAGCGCCCCGAGAACAAGTCGCGCTACTTGCAAGGCTTCTGGGACCACCCCTTTGCAGAGAAGGGGACGTCGAAGCGCAAGAACCGTCCGGTCGAGCGCTACGCTCGCGTGAAGAAGCATCGCCTCGCAGCTGAGGCGAGCGCGAGCGGGCTGCCGTTCGACGAGTACGTGCGCCACGTGCGTGAAGGACTGCACGACGGTCTCGTCTTCCTCGACCCGCGCATCTGGCACGTCCACCACAAGGACGGCGACCACTCGAACAACGACCCCATCAACCTTGAAGTCATGACGCAGGAACAGCACTCACGCCTTCACGGCATCGAGGGCGCGTGGCGGCACGTCAACGGTCGTGCGGTGCCTGCGACCATCGTCTCAATGGAGTACGCGGGCGAGCAGGAGGTCTTCGACCTCACGATGGCGAACCCGCTGAACAACTACGTCGCCGAGGGCGTCGTGGTGTCGAACAGTGGTAAGACGCCGACCACGCTCGCCGCCGCCTCGGTCGTCGGCTCGAAGAAGACGCTCATCGTCTGCCCGAGCATCGCGAAGCTGGTGTGGGCCTCCGAGCTGGTGAAGTGGATGAAGCAGCCCTCGCTCATCCTGTACGGTCGTTCAGCGTCAGAGGCGCGCGAGTTCTGCGTCCCGTGCGACGGCACGGGAGTCATGACTCTCGACGGCAGCCCGGCGCACTGCCCGAGCTGCAAGGCGAAGAACGGCCAGTCGTACGGCGCGCGCATCCACAAGGGCCCGGAGGCGAGCCTCGAAGCGCTCAGCCGTGCGCGCTTCGTCATCGCGAACTACGACATCCTCACGCCGCAGATGAAGAAGGACGACGCGGGGAAGCTGTCGGAGCGCGAGGACTTGCCGGGCTGGTACAAGGCGCTCGCGATGGCGGGCTTCGACCTCGGCATCCTCGACGAGGCGCACATCCTCCGGGGGCGTCCGAAGGGCTCGGGTGAGGCGCGCACGCGGACGCGCAAGGCGAAGCTGCAGGTCATCCTGCAGAACGTCGAGCGCGTCTGGGCCCTCTCCGGCACGCCCATCTTCGGGCGCGTCGCGGACCTCTGGTCACTGCTCGACGTCATCTCCGAGGGGCTCTACGGTCGCCCGGGCTTCAGCTTCGACAAGCGGTACGCCGGAGGGCACTCGGGTGAGTGGGGCTGGCAGAACGACGGCATGACGAACCCGGAAGAGCTGACCGAGCGACTCGCGTTCTTCATGCTCAAGCGCTCGCGCTCGGAGATTCTGCCGGAGCTGCCGCCGAAGACGCGGCAAATCATCCGCATCGACGCGTCGAAGGCGAGCTTCAAGATGCCCGAGGAGCGCACGTCGAGCGCGCTGCACAACGCGCTGCGCGTGACGGCCAAAATCAAGGAGGAGACGGTCGTCGAGAGCGTCGTCGGAGAGTGCGGCGAAGGCGCGAAGGTCGTCGTCTTCGCGTACGCCCGTGACCACGCCGAGTCGCTCGGGAAGGCCATCGCCGAAGCCTCGGTGACGGACCCTCGGCTCAAGCTGCGCAACATGCGCGTCTGGTGCGTCACCGGCGACACGCCGCCCGAGGCGCGCTTCAAGCAGGCGCAGGCCTACCGCGAGTGGGTCGGCTCGGCCGCCTTCGTCGCCACCATCGACTCCGTGCCGGTGGCCATCTCGCTCAAGGGCGCCCAGTCGGTGCATTTCGCGGCGCTGAACTTCGACCCAGCGTCGCTGCTGCAGGCTGAAGACCGCCCGTACGAGGTCGGCACCAGCGGGCTCGCCATCATCTACTACGTCGTCGACAAGACGGTGGACGACCACGTGGTGAGCATCGTGCTCCCGAAGATGGAGGCGATGGAGGCCATCGTGAAGGAAGACGCAGCCGGAGACTTCCGCACCGCCTTCGGCGCGAAGGAAGACCCGGTGAAGGTCGCCGAAGAAATCTGGAGCCGGATGTCGGCTGCAGCGCTGTAGGAGTCATGACTCGAAGCACTGGAGAGGGACAACATGGACATGCTGAAGCGGTTGTGTGACGGCCCGGGCTGCAAGAACATGCACGAGATGCCGCTCGTCGAGGCGACGACGCGGAGCGCGCCGAGCGGGTGGGTGTCCGCGACGGTGGACATCGCAGCGCCGACCAACGACGTCATGGACGGGAAGGTCGACGGCGACTTCTGCTCCGACGCGTGCCTCACGGCCGCCATCGCAGCTGAGCGCGCGAAGTGGGTCAGCGGTGGGGGCACGGGAGCGGAGAAATGAGCGTCATCACCCTCCAGAAGGTCCGCTGCGACGGACGCGACGAAGCAGGGAAGCCGTGCTTGAAGGAGGAGCCGCAGCCCTCGCCGGAGCTGCGCTGGTGGCTGGTGGCCACCGTGAAGGTGTCGCTCGGGGACGCGCTGCTCAACAAGGACTACTGCTCCGTCGAGTGCTTGGCCAGACGGGTCGCGGAGTACGTGCAGCGGCGGAAAGAAGCCGAGGAGCGCACGCGATGAGCACCGTCGAGTCGCGGCAGAAGGCGGAGGACGAGCGCGCCGAGGACGCGCGTGTCGAGCGCGCGCTCCGGGGTTTGGGCCTGAGCCTCGACGTCTTCGACGAGGTGCTGATGAAGCACCACGGCGACGAGGCCGTGTTGACGCAGTTCGTGATGGGGTTCGACGGTCTGCCCGTGCTGGACGACGCCGGGCGTGCCATTCGCCGTACAACGCAGGGAGAGGGAGAAGACGAATGAACTGGAAGGCGTTTCAAGTGAAGGAGCAGCCCGAGCGAATCGTGCTCGTGATGACGGAGAACCTGCACGAGGGCGTGCGTGACGAGGATCGCGAGACGTTCGCGTCAGCGCTCGCGCACAAGGTCACGGCTCGGCTGCGGCGCGTCGGGTACCGGAAGGTCAGCTTCACCGGCCGCCCGTCGGTGATGCCGACGACGAAGGAGGAGCTGGGGAAGGTGGTCTGGGGCGCGCAGCCCGGGAAGTGGGGCATCCACGCGTGGATTTCCGGCGGGCGCTGGCAGTACCACGCCGAGCACCTGACGAAGCTCATCGTCGACGAGTCCAACCGCATGCTCGCCGAGCTGACGCTCCACTACGTCCAGCAGGACGCGGCGAAGACGAGCACCGAGGAGGCGCAGCGGGCGGTCGACGCCGCGAAGCGGACGGTCGAGGTGGAAGTGAAGGTCGACCCGTACGCCAAGCGCATCATCATGCCGGGCAAGTTGTGACTCGGCGCGCGTTCACCATGGTCGAGCTGCTCATCGTGGTGGCGCTCGTCGCCATCCTCGCAGCCATCGTCCTGCCGTGGGCCTACCGGCGCGGAGAGACCGTGCCGGAGCAGGAAGCGCGCGCAGCAGAGCCGCTCATCCGGGACCGCGAGCAGTGCGAGAAGACGTGCCGCCTCGCGGGGCTCGTCTTCGAGCGCTTCATCTTCGGCTGGGCCAACAGCAACGGCATCAGCTTCGACCAGTGCAGCTGTAGGAGACCCTGACCATGCCGAGCATCGACTTCAACCTGTCGTCCGAAGACGTGATGAACCTGCTCACGAAGCGCCTGCACTGGATGCGCGACGTACGGCGCGTGCACCTCGACTTCGAGAAGCGCGATGTCTTCGCGCAGGTCCCGAAGCCACCTGAGCGTAAGAAGGGCGGAGGGTGGGAGGAGCCCGAGAACTCCATCCGGCGCATGGCGCAGCTGGCCGACCGGCTGAAGGTGATGCGGCAGCAGGACATCGACGACCCGCCGCAGGGGCCACTCGCCGCCATCCTGAGTGAGCTGGAGCTGTGCGAGGTGATGCACGCCCGGCTGCAGGCGTTCATGGATGCGCACGAGTACGGCGGGTCCGCCTTCGACCTGTTGACGCCCGTAGACCGGAACGAGCTGTACAAAATCAAGTACGTGCCCGACTGACAAACATGGTAGGGTTATACAAGGGAGTGGGGAGACCGATGTCCGAAGAGACCACGCCGCACAAGCGGCGCACGCTAGACAACTACCAGACGCCGGTGCGCCTCGCTGACGCCATCACGCGACGCGTGCTCTCCGTCATCAAGGAGCACGACGGCCACACGGGCTTCGGTGAAGGGTCCTTCCTGCTGGAGCCCTCGGCAGGCGTCGGGCGCTTCGTCACCGCTCTGCGCACGGAAGTCCCGAGCGCGTTCATCGCTGCCGTCGAGCCGCGCAAGGTAGCCGTGGCGCGGATTCAGGGTGCGAGCGCCATCTTCACGCGGACGCTGGAGCAGCACGTCGCGTCGAACCAGTACCGGTCCATCGACCTCGCGCTGGGCAACCCGCCCTTCTCCCGGGCGCAGGAGCACGTCGAGCTGCTCAAGCCGCGCTGCCACTGGGTGGCCTTCCTCCTGCGGCTCAGCTTCTTGGGCTCGCAGCACCGAGCCTCGACGTTGTGGAAGGCACCCAACAGCCTCCGCTACATCATCCCTGTCGCGGAACGCCCGAGCTTCATCAAGAAGCGCTCGGAGAAGACCGGGAAGCTGAAGGACACGACGGACAACGGCGAGTACGCCATCTTCATGTGGCGGCGCGGCCACCTTGGGCTCGCCGAGGTGCTGCCGCACCTCTTCTGGAAGGAGGAGTCATGACTCAGCTGGTGCTGAAGGACGTGGCGATGCACGCGAACGACAAGCCGAGGTGGTCCGGCGTGCAGAGCGTGAAGTACTTCGACGTGTACCTCCGCGTGATGCCGCGCATCAATCGCTTCGTGTGGCTGGAGACGTGGACGCGCCCGTTCATCCTGCAGGCGCACCTGCAGCCCGCGACCTTGAACCTCCTCCTCGGCCACCGGCCGATGGCGTGGGAAGACGTCGACCAGTTCGTCGTCACGCTCCCCGGCATCCGCCCGGCCTCGACCCTCTACATCCCGCCGGTGCCGGACAAGCCGGAGTGGCCGCGCACGGACTCGAACCTGCACACCGGCATCGGAGCCGTGCGCTGGAACGACAAGGTGAACTTGCACGTGGTGTTCACGACGAAGATGCGTGAGGACGTCACCGTCTGGGTCGACACGATGCTCGAACGAGGGGAGCTGTTGGCATGACGACGAAGAGGATTTGTTTCTGGCAGGACATGCACACGCGCCGTGCGCGTCCGGAGCTTGAGAAGGACTGGCCCGAAGACGAGTGGAAGAACCTCTGTGGCCGGGGCACCGAGAACACGATCAACTACGCTGAGGACGTGGCTGAGGTGACGTGCAAGGACTGCCTGAAGCTGCTGAACGTGGCGGTGCTGACGCCGAAGACGGAGCCGAAGTACATCGCTGACTTGACGCCGACCCGCGCGATGAAGCTCTTCGGCGGTGAGGCGCCGAAGTTCGACCCGGTCTCGAAGCCGAAGCACTACAACGCAGGCAAAGTCGAGTGCATCGTCGCGCTCGAAGCGGCGACCACCGGGCTCGAAGGCATCGAAGCCGTGTGCACCGCGAACGCCATCAAGTATCTCTGGCGTTGGAAGCAGAAGAACGGTGTCGAGGATCTGAAGAAGGCGCTCTGGTACACCGAGCACCTCGTGAAACACCTGACGGCGGAGAAGAAGTCGTGAGCGACAAGCGCCTCGTCGAGTTCAGCGCGGACCTCACGCTCTACGTCTACGCGCCGGACGCGGACGGCCTCTACGTGGCGCAGATCGACCGCGAGAGCCTGACGTACCTGCCCGGGAAGAAGACGCGCGCGGGCCTCAGCCGGGGCACGACGCACGCGGAGCGCGAGGGCACCACGGCCACGCAGTTCAAGTGGCCGCGTCACCAGAGCCGCTGCCCGTTCATCGCGCAGGCGAACGCGCTGGAGCACCTCGCACAGGTGCTGCGGGGGATGAAGAAGTGAGCGGTCCGAGGGGGACGTCCAACAGCAACGTGCGAGGCAACACGCGAGACCGCGAGTCGCGGAAGCGCTGGCTGCTCAAGACGTGGGCAAGCAACGTCGGAGAGGGAACTGCTCGCTGCTACCGCTGCGGCGATCTACTCGACGCCGACACCATCACGGTCGACCGCATCATCCCGGGCGCGCGAGGCGGCCGGTACGTACGGAACAACATCAGGCCGTCCTGTGCGAGGTGCGCGTCGGCGACGGGAGGTCACTTGGGTGTGGCACGCAAACGCCGCAAGTCTTCGCGCTTGTGACAAGGGACGCAGAGCGCCACGTAGTGCTTCGGATTTGGGCTGTACGCAATGCCGGTCGCCGTCTTCAACTCGTGAGGATCATCGTGTTTGTACGACCAGTGCTTCGCTGCAGCGCCGCAGGAACACAGCTGGTCCCGCGCCGGACCCCGCGCTTCGGCCACGCGCTCGTGCGCGCGCACGTAACCGATGCGGTCTCCGCGCCATGCCGGGTTGTTGGGTCCGAGGCGCGAGGGCACGTAGTCAGGGTGTCCGCCTTTGCGGACACGGCGAAGGTGCGTCGTGCAGTAGCCAAAGCCTGCGTGTTTGCGCGCGCAGCCTGCGACTCGGCAGCGCTGCGCTTCGACGCGGATGGGTGCGTTGGCGTTGGTCGTGCCGTTGCGGTACTGGCGGAAGTAGTGCGCGTTGCAGAGGCCGCGCGAGCGATGCGGACGCCCGCAGTTCTCGATGGTGCAGAGCATCTGCTTCGTGTAACACCCCAGATGTACGCCTTGCAACTTGGAGCAAAGTCATGACTCGGGAAGAGTGGTGCCAGTTCGCCGACGACAAGAACCTGCTGTTCGCCGACGGCTTCGACGACGCCATCATCGGCGTCTCGATGGCACCCGGGCGGCCGACGCGCGTCGTCTACGACATCGCCTCCGTGCTCCACGTGCTGATGGAACGCGACGGCATGAGCGAGGACTCGGCCGAGGAGTACTTCAACTACAACGTCGTCTGCGCGTACGTCGGTCCGCGCACGCCGCTCTACACGCTCGCCGAGGTGGCGCACGACGAGGACGAGGTCGAAGTGGCTCCGACTGGACGCCCGAGCGTCAACATGAAGGCGGCCAAGGCGTGAACCGAGGTCCCGGCCTGAAGGAGCTGGTTGCAGCGGCGAAGCCCGAGGAGTGTCCCTTCTGCGGGGAGCCGCGCAAGAAGCGCGAGCCCGGCGTTCCCGGTGTGTCGCAGGGACGGTACGCAGAGGGCGCGCCTGCGGGCTACTACCTCACCTGCGGCGACTACGAGTGCGCGCACACCGCGTACACGCGCTACTGGAAGCGCGACTTCTACCGCGAGTCGCGCGCCGCGCTAAACGCGCAGAAGCAGGCGAAGAAAAACCACTTGTCGGACCCCGCTGGTACAAGGAGCGCATCATGAGCAACGGACCCGGAGGGCAATCGACGCGCGGCTCTCACAAGCTGTCACAGCCGCTCGTCTGCCCGCGCAAGTGGTACCTGCGGCAGGAGAAGCACCTTGTGCCGAACGTCGAGGTCTCCTACTTCGTCGAGGGCCGCCTCGCGCACATCGCGCTCGCGTACTACCGCGCCGCGCAGCTCCACAAGATGGGGCGCCCGGTGCCGAGCTGGTTCTTCGAGCGCACGCTCGTCGACTGCCTCAACGAGGCCGGGGCGGGCTCGCCGGACGCGGTCAAGCTCGGCATGTCCATCCTCAATGCGTACGCGGTGCGCTGGGGCAGCGTCGACACGTGGGAGCCCATCTCCATCGAAGAGGAGTACTCGGCGACGCTCGGGCAGATCCGCCGCCTCATCAACCCGCGCCACCCGGCGATGCCGGACGACGAGGAGCGCTTCAGCTCGCGCATCGACCTCCTCGTGCGCAACAACGGCTTCCTCTACGCGCCCGACTACAAGACGACGAAGCGCGCCGCGTGGTCGCGGAAGGAGTGGGAGCTGCCGCGCCTCGAAGCGTTCAACTACAACGGCGAGCACACCGTCTCCTTCCAGTTCATGCTGCAGACCGCCATCCTGCGCGTGAACTTCGGCACCGAGTTCCGAGGCGTCATCGTCGAGCGCATCCTCAAGGCGGAGCCGCACGACTTCGACCGCACCGTCGTGCCCATCCACAACCGCATGTTCGCGGACCTGCCGTCGACGCTCGCGGCGTGCGCGAAGGCGGAGCGCGAGGCGAAGCAGATGGTCGCCGACGCGGTGCACCGGGGCGAGGACATGGAGATGTGGCTCCCGCCCGGCCACTACTGGTCCTGCTACAGCGGCGGCCAGATGTGCGAATACAAGCAGATTTGTGTAGCGGAAACCCCTAGACAGCGTAGTGACATCATGGTAGGGGAGTACCACGAAAGCTCGACGTGAGATTGCGTACGAGCTTTCAGGGATGGACCGGGGTCTGGAGAGTCCTCGGAACTGGAGAGGGAACAAAATGAGCATTGCTGGTTTGACTGTCGACAACAGCGACCTGTTGTCCATCGCGCCGTCGGTCGTCCTGTACGGGGCGCCCGGCGGAGGCAAGAGCACGGAGATGGCGCGGGCGTTTCCGAACGTCCTCTACGTGCAGTCCTCGCCCACCATCCTGCGCGCGCTCGCGCAGTACGCGAAGGAACACCCCGAGGCGGGCATCAAGGTGCCCGCGCGCGTGACCTTCGACGAGAACTACGTCGCTGAGCGTGGTGGCTCCGTCGTGGCGGCCTTCCGGGGCTTGCTGGAGAGCTACCTCATCGCCGACGCGCAGGGGAAGAACCCCTACGAGGGCATCGTCTTCGACGAGTGGAGCACCATCAGCGAGCGCCTCTACGCCGAGATGCGCACCGACCCGACCGGCAAGTACCGGGCGAAGAACGGCAACGTCAACATCTTCGCCGTCATGGACGGCTTCAAGGTGATGCACTCGACGGTGCTCTCCATCGCGCGGCGCACGCGGAAGATTGTCGGCTTCGTCTCGCACCACCAGCCGCCGAAGTGGGACGAGGACGAGAACTCGATGACGCGCGGGCAATTGAAGCACCCGGGTGGCCCGCGCATGCCGATGGGCCTCGCCGACCAAGTCATCGCCATCTGCGCCGACGCCGACGTCGTGCTGCAGCTCGCGGTGCTCGACCCGGTGAAGGGCGGCATCGTGCTCGACCCGACGGCGGCGCAAGCTCCGTCCCCCGAGGGGAGTCATGACTTCCGCCGCGTCTTCATGACGCAGCTGGAGCAGAAGTGGTTTCGGAAGGTGCGCGGGGCGTTCGACCTCCAGCGCGAGGAACTCATCGACATCAAGAAGGGGCGTGGGCTGCGCGAGCTGCTCCGCCGTTCCGGTTACCCGGTCTGAGCTGACGGGAAGCAGCGCCCGGGGCCATTGTGGCGCCGGTTCCACCCGACCCGGAGAGGGTCACCAACGCAGTAGAGAAAGAGACGGACACGCACATGGCTGACAACAAGATCATCATCGACCTCGCTGGCCTCGCCGACTACACGCCGTACGAGGGCATGGGCAGCAACGACCTGCTCACCGCCGACGGCATGTTCTCCGTGAAGATCGGGAAGATCACCGCCGGTCGCTCGAAGGAGAGCAACAACCCGAAGTTCACGGTGCAGGTCACCGTGCAGGACGAGGACAACAAGGGCAAGAACATGGTCGGCACCGTGCTGCTCGGCGGCACCGACTCCAAGGGCGGCAAGCTCATCCGCCAGCTCGGGGACCTCCTCACCTCCGTCGGCATGACGATGGAGGCGGTGCGCGCGCTCTCCGGGAACGGCACGTTCGACGCCGAGGAGCTGGCGAAGACCCTCACCGGCAAGATCGGCCACGTGCAGGCCGAGGCGCGCCACTACGAGGGCCGCCTCTCGTCGTCCATCGCCAACTGGGTCACCCCGCAGGCGTACAAGGACGCGGTCGCCGCCTCGGCGCACCGCAAGCCGCACCGCGCCGAGCAGACCTTCTCGGGCGTCCCGGCGGGCGCGCAGGCGGGCGCCGCGAGCATCACGAACCTCGGCGGCGGGCAGGCGAACGGCGCGGCCGGTGGCGCGGCGGTCGACCCGCTGAAGAAGCTGCAGGGCCTCACGCTGCCCGGCCTCGGCTGAGCAGCAAGTAGTACTGCGTGGGCCCGAATTGGGTGACGGGCCCACGCAGGAAGTCCTCGGCGCCGTGGGAAGCGCTTGAGGCACGGAGGACGGCGGATTTCCCTCTCCGGTGCCGCCGTCTCTTCGTCTCGTTGTCGGGGGCGGGCTTCTTCGAGCTTGCCCCCTGCGGTACAACCACCACCATGACGCAGCCTCCTGCGGAGTACCTCGTGACCAACGACGTCAGCATGCAGCCTGTCTACGTCGCGATGAAGGCCTCGTTCGACCGCGAGGAGGAAGCGCGCAACGCGCACGCTGAGCTGCGCAAGCAGGCTCTTGCCGTGGCCCGGCAGCTGGAGCAGGCCCGGCAGGACGTGCTGACGCTGACGGAGAAGCTCCACGCCGAAGAGACGGCGCGCCGCGAGCTGGAGAGTCGCCTGCAGGCGCTGGTCGCGAAGTACGGCGGAGCGTGAGTCATGACTCCTCGCTTCGTCTGGATGCGTCCGACGACCCATGCCGCTGCCTGCCGCTACAAGCTGCCGCGCAAGCTGACGGGCGCCGGTCGGAAGTTGCCGTCGGAGTGCGGCGTCTGGGTGACGCCCTACTTGAAGGAGCGCGTGCTGGAGAAGCCGTCAAAGGACCTCTGTCCGCACTGCTTCAACAACACGAAGGTCGCTGAGCCGCACCTGCGGCAACGCAAGAAGCAGCACCGCGAGGACTCGCGGTTCAATTTCACCGACTGGGACTGAGGGGCCCTCACCATGGTTGACGAGGCCGTGCTGCCACAGCACGTAGCTGCAGTTGCGCGTGGCGCTCGATGCACGGAGTGCCCGCTCTACGGCTGCAAGCAGGGCCCGGTGATGCCCGCCGTCAGGCAGGGCGCACCGATTACCGTCGTGAGCGAGTCCCCCGGCAACACGGAGGTCGAGGAGGGGAGGCTACTCACGGGCTCGCCGGGCGAGATGGTCTACGAGGCCCTCCTGCCTGCGGGCTATGGGCGCAACGACGTCTCCGTCACCGCTGCCATCCTCTGCCGCCCGCCGGGCGGGCACATGCTCGACTACGCGGCGCTGCTCAAGCAGCAGCACGCGAAGGCGGTGGCTCGCGCGAAGGAGCTGGGCCTCACGCCGCCGCCGCTCATCACGCCGCAGCTGTGCTGCACGCCTCGGCTGCACCGGGACATCGTCGAGTCGGGCAGCCGCGTCGTGCTCGCGCTCGGCTCCGAGGGCTTGAAGGCGTGCGCGCAGCAGATGCAGCTGCCGATGGCGCCAACGAAGGTGCCTCCCGGTACGCCGCGCGTGGCGCCGCTCAAGAAGCAGCACGGCGCGCCGGTGGTGGCGAAGGATGGGCGCATCCTGATGTCGACGCTGCACCCGGCGTTCGTCATCTTCGGCGCGAACACGCGCTACATCCCCGTCATCAAGGCCGACATCACCCGGGCCGCGACGATGGCCAAGCGCGGTGGCGTCATCGACTGGCAGGAGCCGGAGTTCATCCTCAAGCCCTCCATCGACACGTGCCGCAACGTCCTGCGCATCCTGAAGGAGAGCAAGACGCTCATCACGGTCGACATCGAGACCGACGGCATCATTACGCAGACCGCGCGCATTCGCTGCATCGGGCTCGGCGGCGTGGTGAACGGGCGCGAATTGATCATCGTGGTGCCGCTGCGCCACATGGACGGCCGTTCGTGGTGGCTCCCCGGCGACGAGCACCGGCTGAGTCATGACTTGACCGACCTGCTGGAGAGCAACCCGCTCTCCGGCCACAACCTCCTCTTCGACACCGCCGTGCTGCTGAACCGGGGCCTGCTCAAGAACCGAGGCAAGACGTGGGTCGACACGATGACGGGGCACCACGACACCAACCAGTCGGAGCTGCCGCACGACCTCGGCTTCGTCGCCACGCGCTGCTTCGAGGCGCCGCGCTGGAAGGACGACGCCGACCACAAGAACGTCGAGGGCGTCGACGACTACTGGCTGCACCTCTACTGCGCGAAAGACGTGCTCGGCGAAATGCGGCTCGTCAACCCGCTGCTCACGGCCATCGACGAGCAGGGGACCATCGGCGCGTACCGCACCGACACGCAGCTCAACCCCGTCGCGCGCGACATGGGCGAGCTGGGGCTCAACGTGAACGAGGAGCGCCGCCGCGCCTTCTTCGACATCCTCGACCGCGTGGTGCAGGAGAAGGTCATCGAGCTGCGCCGCGTGACGGGCATCCCGGACTTCAACCCGAACGCGTTCAAGCAGGTCGCGCGCTTCCTCTACGTGACGAAGGGGCTCTCGCCGCCGTACGCGACCGACGGGCGTGAGTGGGCGGAGCTGGAAGACGACGAAGAGGTCGAGCTGGACACGGATGACCCCGAGGTCATCGTGGCGAAGGCGGCCACGAACGAGCTGTCGCTGCTGCGGCTGCTGGAACTCGGCGTCGACAAGCACACCGAGCAGTTCATCGAGGCGCAGCTCCAGTACCGAGGCCTGCAGAAGTGCAAGGCGACGTACATGGGCCTCAAGTACGAGGAAGAGAAGGGCGTCAAGCGGCTCGTCGACACGCACCGCAAGAAGGGCTTCCTGCAGACCGAGAGCTGGGGCCCGGGGCTGGAGAACCTCTCCATCATCCACCCCTCGTGGAAGCTGCACATCACGCCCACCGGGCGCTGGGCGACGAGCCCGAACGTGCAGAACTGGCCCGAGCGCGTCGTCTTCGACGTGACGAAGTACCGGGCCGCCGTGTCGGCTGACAAGAAGTACTTCGACGTGCTCGGCGCCGACGGCATCATCAACACGCGCGCCGTCATCGAGGCGCCGCCCGGGCACGTGCTCGTCGGCGCCGACTACGCGGCCATCGAGCTGCGCATGTACGCCGTCGCGTCAGGTGATGCGCTGCTGCTGGACGCCATCTTCACCGGCAAGGATCCGCACGCGCTGAACTTCGCGACGATGCAGTCGACGCGCCCGGACCTGCGACAGCAGTTCTACGACAAGGTGATGAAGTCACCGGCGGCGGTGAAGAAGTACTTCCGCAACATCGCCAAGCGCTTCGCCTTCCTCGTCATCTACGGCGGCCAGAAGGACAAGCTGTACCAGACGATGGCGGCCGACCGGAACCCGGACGGGACGCGGAGCTTCCCCGACCTGAAGATGCGCGACGTCGACGTCTGGTTCGACAACTGGCACAAGACGCACCCCGAGACACGCCAGTGGCACGAGGCTGTCGTGCGCGCGTGGATGACCTACGGCTTCGTCGCCACCATCATCGACGGGCGCAAGCGCTTCTTCATCGGCGGCATCGACAAGACCGCGATGCCCAACATGACGATTCAGGGCTCGGCCGCGAGCATCGCGAACCGCGCGATGATTGCCATCGCCAAGGAGTGCCCGCACCGAGGCTGGAGCCCCGTCTCCGGCCCGGTGCTGCAGGTTCACGACTTCATCGGCCTGCAGGTGCCGGAGAAGCGGCAGAGGGAGGCGGAAGACCTGCTGAACGCAACGATGCCGTACACGCATGCCGGGATGAGGTTCGACATCGAGCTGAAGTCCGGTAAACGCTGGGACCAGACGTAGCACCAAGGGAGAGGCACCATGGACGAGGCAGACTACAAGAGGCGCGTGCAGGCGCAGGGCATCTTCGCGATGATGACGCAGTCGCTCCCTGAAGTCGGCGAGGACGCCATCCGGGGCACCCTCGCGATGGCGGTGCAGGCCGCCAACAAGGCGGGCATCTCGCGCGAGGACACGCTGCGCATGCTCACGGACGAGTTCGAGCAGTGGGCCGTCTTCGAGGCGATCCAGAGCGCGCAGGCGGGGGTCAAGTCATGACTCCCGAGGAGTTCAAGAAGCGGCTGGGTGCCGAGGCGGCGTTTCAGCACATGATGGGCGCGCAGGACGCCACGCAGACGCCACCGCCCGACGTGGACTCGCTGCGCGGCGTCCTGATGATGGCCGTGCAGATGTCGCGGGCGATGCAGCTGCCGCTCGCGGACCTGCAGGCGCTGGTCGCTGACGAGGCGGCTCAGTGGGAGAAGTACGTCGAGACGAAGGCGCGCGTCATTGCGCGGCGGAAGGAGCAGGCCAAGTGAGCGCGCCGGACCAGCTCGCCGAGGCCATCATCAGCGGCTTCGGGAAGATGATTCCCGTGAAGCGCGCCGCGAAGGTCATCGTCGCCGGTGGCGTGACGCACTCGGTGGAGGAGCTGCGCCGCTGGGCGGACAAGAGCGCCATGGATGCCGATCTGAACGGCCGCGCTGTCGGCGCGCTGCTGCACGAGCTGCTCGACGTCTACGAGGCGACAGCCATCAAGCCGAAGAAGCCAGAGCCGAAGCTCGTCGAGGTGCAGGCGGAGGTGAAGGACCTCACCGACGACATCAAGCACGCCGTCGGCCAGCTGCAGCAGGCGCTCGGCACCGTGAGCCCGGAGGGTGTCGTCGAGCTGCAGCTGCTCAAGGACACCATCGAAGAGCTGAAGGCCAGCATCGGCATGGAGTAGCTGGTGGGCGGGGTGGGGTACGTCGGTCGCATTGACAAGTGTGGCAGACTTGTATTACTCCACCACGCACCATGGCCACCAAACGCAGTAGGAAGATGCTGATTCACGACGTGCCCGGCTCGACCGGGCCCGTCGCGCCCCCGACGTCGGAGCCTGCCCGCGTCATCCCCATCACCGCCACCATCGCCTCGACGGGCCTGTTCAAGGTCATCAAGTCGAACGTGAAGCAGGCGGCGATGGAGGTGCCGCTGGGCGCCTGCACCGCCATCACGTCTCCGCGCAACCGCGCCGGGAAGACCGCTGTGCTCGACGCCTTCCGGCTCGCGCTCACCGGCAAGCACCCCATCGGACCGCACGCCGCTGACCTCGCCGGGCTCACCCCCGACGGGGCGTACCCGTGGGCGAAGCTCGTGGGCAACGACACGACGACGCACTACCGCTTCGAGCCCGGGAAGAAGACGCCCGAGATGACGCTCACCGGTGAGCTGGCGAGCTACCAGCAGGACTCGCTCACCCAGCTCCTGCCGCTCGTCTCGATGGCCGAGCTGCTTCACCTCGGTACCGCGAAGGCCCGGGAGGCGCTCTTCAAGCGCTTCGGCGGCGAGGCCATCCGGACGGCCACGATGCCTGCGGCGCTCACCGAGGAGCAGCAGGCGCTCTGGACGCGCGCCATCAACGCGATGGGGCCCAGCGCCAACGTCTCGGCGGTGGACCGGCTCACCCTCGCGGGCACGTGGCTGCGCTCGCACAAGAAGGCCCTCGGCGACCGCGTGCGCTCGCTGGAGGCCGAGCTGCAGAAGCTGCAGGAAGCCCAGTCGACGTCCGGCGTGGGCTCGCCCTCCGAGGACCTCATCCGGGGCGTGCAGGAGAAGCTCGACGCCATCAAGACGTACGAGAAGACGTTCGTCATGCAGCAGCGGATGCAGGAGAGCACGGACCGGCTCAACGGGCTCATCGCGCAGGCGCAGGCGCTGCCTCCGGCGGTGTCGGACGAGGCGCTCGCGCAGGGCCGGGCGAACATCACCGCGAAGTGGGGCACGGCCTTGCTGGAGGCTGACGTCGCGTCCGCGCAGCAGAACGTCACCGCGCTGAAGTCGGGCATGCAGGTCTACGTGCTCGTCACGAAGCTGCGCGAGATGCTGCACGCGGACGGTCTGTGCATCGTCTGCACGCACGCCGACGGCGACAAGGCGAAGACGGCCCAGCTGCTCTCCGACGCCGAGCGCACGGTCGCCGAGCACCAAGCGGGGCTGGCGAAGGTCGAGGCACGACTCGCCGAGGCGCTCGCGGCTCTGCGCAACGCGGTGAGCCACTGTGACGAGGAGCTGCGCGTGCTGCAGTCCGCGTACGACGATGACCAGCGCCGCCGCCGTCAGCTCGGGCAGGACCTGCAGCTGGCGAAGGGTGCCTACGAGCACGGTCAGTCGCTCATGCAGGCGGCCGGGGCGAACGTCCAGATGCCGAAGGAGACGCGGGCCGAGCTGGAGGCGCAGCTGGCCGCGCTCAACGCCGCGAAGGCGGAGTCCGGCAGAGCGACGCAGCTGGCGACCGACATCCGCAAGGTCGGCATCGAGGTGGACGACTGCAAGGTCGTCGAGAAGGCCGTCGGTGACGGGCTCGCCAAGCTCGTGGGCCTCGTGAAGGTGGACGCCGAGAAGGCCGTCAACGCGTGGATGCCCGAGGGCTTCACGGCGGCGCTCATGCTCGACGACGAAGAGGGCAAGCCCGCGTGCCGGTGGGAAATCATCGGCGCCGACGGCAGGCCGCACCCCCGGGGCGCGATGTCCGGCGCCGAGTGGAGCGCGCTCACCGTGGCCATCGCGTGCGCGTGGAGCGAGGGCCAGAAGCACCGCTTCCTGCTCCTCGACGACGCCGACCTCGCTGGGTTCTCCGCTGAGAACGTCCGCAAGGCGCTCAGCATGGTCTCGAAAGCGGTCAGCGAAGGGCGGCTCACGCAGGCCCTCGTGGCGTGGTCGCGCCCCGAGGAGATTCCCACCGAGGGTTGGAGCGTGGTACAACTCTGACAGTGGAGAGGCCACCAAGGAAAAACCATGACCCTCAACGAAGCAGCCAAGAAGTGGGACCTGAGCCCGAACTGGGTGCGGACCCTCGTGAAGACGAAGCGCGTGCCAGCCGAGCTGAAGGAGGACGGCCCCGTGCCGTACTACGACATCCCGGACGACACCCCGAAGCCGCCGTCGATGCAGCGCGCGCCGCGCCGCAAGGGCACGGGGCCGCTCATCCAGAAGGCCTCGGTGAAGCGCCGGGCGTACCGCGAAGAGGCGGGGCCGCCGAAGAAGGTCGTGAAGCGCGCCCCGAAGAAGGCGGCGCCGAAGAAGTAAACCCCCCGGCCCGGGCTTCGAGTCACGACTCGGAGCCCGGGCCTTGTTGTACCCGGGAGCTGACGATGAAGCGCACGCAGCAGGTGGGTAGCGGGTTGCGAGGCAAACCGCGCATCCGTAAGGAGCTGAAGAAGGCGCAGACGCGCGCAGAGCGCCGGGCCGAAAACCAGCAGCTGCAGAAGGCTCCCGAGGAGACGGACCGCACGCGGAAGCGTCGGTACTTCGGCTGGGATGACTGAGCGGGCGCGCGCGTACGTCGTCACGGTGCATAGCCACTATCCGAACGGGTACATCAAGACCGAGTGGACGGTCACCGAGGCACTCGACGCACGGCATGCAGCCTTCAACGCGAAGAACTGGGCGCGCGAGATTCACCACGTGGCGTCGCACACGGCAGCGCGCGTCGTCGTGCGGGCGACCGGCGAGGTCGTCGACCCCGCCCTGTACACTTGACGACCGTGGTAGGGCTCTGCTAGATGCTCGGGGATGCAATTCCTCCATCACGGCACAGGCTGGGACTTCTCCGTCGGAGTCGACCTCGGCGAGCGCGAGGTGTGGCTATGCCTCCTGCCTCCGCGTCGTTGGTACTTCGGCAGGGACGTCATGGCCATCCACTTCGCCATCGACGCCTACGGCTTCGGCTTCTTCGAGCTGCAGATCGGCTGAAGTCATGAACGTCGACCGCCTGAACTTCTACCCGCCGAAGGACGTGCGCATTGGTCCTTCGCTGAGCTGGGCGCTCGTCGGCGCGAAGGTCTGGTTCTTCAACACGCCTGAGAACCTCTGGCGCGTGGGGCACATCGTGGAGTCGTACGGCCACGCCTGCATCGTCGAGAACAAGCAGCTGGACCTGCGGCGCTGGTCGCACGTCCACGACTGCTACACCTACCGTGAGTACTGACCGGGCTGCGTGAGGTAGCCTCCGAGACATGCGCAGTCCCATCTGGCTCAAGCTCTTCGACGACTCGTGGGGCGCCAAGCTCCCGCACGACGTCGCGTCACCCGGCGACATCATCACGCTGGAGGCGAAGGACGGCTCGAAGACCGAGGTGCGCCTGTTGGAGCGCGTCACCGGCGAGCAGCACTGGTCCATCTGGCGCGTGACGCGCGAGCTGACACCGCCAGCGCCGCCGGTGAAGCGCGTGCAGGCGCGGAAGCCCGTCATTCGCCGTGGAGGAGTCGTACATCGCCTCCCAGTCATGACTCCTGAGCCGCCTCCGCTCACCGACGCCGACGCGCCGCCGCCCCCGAATGACGATTGACAAGCGTGGTAGGGGAGTGCTACACCCCACTTCCCATGGGACACACCGCACAGGAAATCGTAGAGCTGGCGCTGACGGCGCGCGCACGCTTCGCCGAACTCGGTGTCACGAAGCACGCGGTCGAGCGCTTCATGGAGCGCGGTGGTCGCGACATCTTTCGCAGCCACACCCAGCAGCGCGTCTGGGAGCAGTTCAACGCGCAGAAGTACTTCCTGAAGCTCGTCATCGGGGCGAGCCTCGCCCTTGACGAGCTGGACCGGACCCAAGGCAAGGCGCCGCTCGTTCCGCGACGAGTGCTCTACGGCAGTGACGTCGTCACGCTGCTGCAGCTGCAGTATCCGCCGCGCTTCAGCACTCCCGACCCGCAGCCTCTCGGCCTCTTCGCCTGCATCAAGGGCGATGCCGTCCTGAGCACTCTCACGACTGTGATGGTGCAGAACAACCTCCTGCAGGGCACCTACAAGCAGTGCGACGGCACGGCCTTCCCTCTGACGCATCCTCTGTTGAAACCGAAGGAGACATCTATGGCTGATCTCGACAACAAGGCGACCTTCGACTGGGCGTACAACTTCTTCAAGGACAACCCGAAGGCCTCCGTGAACGGCGCGCTGAAGGCGGCCAACAACGCCAAGCCGCGCATCGCGCCCATACAACCCATCTTCGCTGAAGCTCGGCGCAGGGCGCAGGCCGAGCGTCCTGTGGAAGCTGAGCCGCCGAAGACGCCCCCTGCGGTCGAGTACAAGCCCGCTCCCTTCACCCCCAAGCTGGTCCCCGCAGTCCAACCCGTAGTTCTCGATGAGGTTCCCACCATGGCTACTCCTCCCGTCCCGACTCCTGTTTCAGTCCCTCGTTCCGTGAAGGACGTCGAAGCCGACGCGCTCGGCCCCATCGCAAAGCAGCTCGCCGAGAAGATGCGCGAGCTGGGCATGAGCAGCTGCGTGATGACGCTCGCCGAAGAGGATGACGGCGGCATCGACGCCGAGTGGGACGTCTCCTACAAGCGCTCCGGCAAGGGGAAGATGCGCTTCTGAGTCATGACTCGAACCGGGAGCCGATGATGAGCGACATCGTGGAGGTCGCCCCTACGGGGCAGGCAGAGCGCATCGAAGGGTCGAACGAGCTGCAGCTGCCGCGCATCGGCGACTGGTACTGGCTGCGCCAGTCGTACAAACAGCGCGACGACTACCTCATCGAGAACGACCGCCTCGAAGACAAGAAGCGCCGGAAGCTGAAGAAGGCCGAGTTGGGCACGGCCGAGGCGAGCTTCTCCAAGACGTACGACGACTACTACGAGCGCTTCGTCACCGTGACGGACATCGGCTCCAACTACATCAAGGTCAGCGCGCCGAAGGTGAAGTCGGCCAGCGGCAGCTCGTACCTCGGTGAGAGCTGGCGCATCCATCTCGACGAGATGGACGGGCTGCTGCGCCGGGAGCTGGACCCGAAGACGGTCATCGGCATGCACCTGAACCAGCACCGGGTGCAGGTGGCTCACCTTCTCGGCGAAGTGCAGCGCATCACGCAGCAGCTCGGCGTCGGGCAGCAGTCACTTGGGGAAGGAGGCTCGGCGCAGGCGGCCGAGACCTCGGCCCTCGTGCACGCCGCAGGCATCCGGCCCGTCGAGGAGTTCAAGGCGGCGCTCACGCTGGCGAAGGAGAAGACGCTGCCCGAGCTGTTCAAGGCTGTCGAGATTGAGAACGCGCTGATGGCGAGCTGGATGAACGCCGAATTGCTTCCGCTGCGGGCGCAGGCTGAGAAGGGCCTCAAGCCCATCATCGAGCGTATCGACAACCGCATCTTCAACGTCGAGCTGTACGCAGGGCTCGTCGAGGAGGTGGTGCAGATCCGCGAGGGCGAGCACGCCGAGGTGGGCGAGCCCATCCACCTCATGCAGCGCCGTCACTACATGGACGAGGAGTGCCTCATCAACTACGAGGCGGGCGGGATGAACTTCCAGAAGGTCGAGGACTTCGACCGCTGGCTCGCGAAGCCGGAGAACGCCCGGCGCATCTTCCCCTTCAAGCGCTGCCTCGTCGCCTTCCGCATCCGTCGCCACGAGAAGGAGTACCTCTTCGAGGGCGGCTCTTTCGAAGACTTCCTCTCGTTCACGCGCTGGGTGGGCGACGCAAAGGAGGCGGACATGGCGACGTTCCTGTACATCCGCAACGGCGCGGCGCTGTACCGGCTGACGACGAGTCATGACTTTGGCGAGCAGCTCTTCCCGGACGAGAAGCTGCGCCACCTCACCGGCGCGCTCTACGCGAAGAATGAGCACTTCGGGAAGTGGCAGGTCATCACCGAGGGTGACTACGAGGAGCGCAAGGCGGCATACGCGGCTGCGGTGAAGGAGCTTCCGGCGAAGCAGCGCGAGTACGAGAAGGCGCTGAAGGCGTTTCACGAGAAGTGGGCGATGTACCTCGACGAGGTCGACGACGACGAGGACGGTGACCGCTCGCGCACGTGGAACGTCGCCGCGTACGAGAAGCGGCTCGACGCGCTGAAGGCGAAAGGCGAGACGTTCCTTTCGGTCGTCTCTGGCAAGGAGATGACGGCGGCCGACGGCTGGGCGCGCGACAGGGACTACGAGGCCGCGCACCGGCAGGGCTACTACGAAGAGCGCCCGCGCGCACCAAGCCGACCACACGACGAGTCGAGCGGCTTCGAGCCGTTCAACGACTCGTCGGTGTACTACGACGACATCCAAGCGTTCCTGCAGAAGCAGCGAGACCAGCACAACCGCCTCGTCCTCGTGCTGCAGGGCCTGCTCGACCGCTCGCCGGTGCTGCACCCGCACCCGAAGTGGCAGCTGTGGACCGACGTCGGCTTCCAGAGCGCGCTCGTGCTGCACTACGACAGCGCCCGGGCCTTGCCCGCCTCGGAGGAAGGACCGCTCTTCAGGAGCTTCCAGAAGGCGAAGAACGCGAACATCAAAGCTGGCTCGCTCGTGACGGGGGTCTACTACTGGTGGCGCAAAGAGCAGGAGGAGAAGGCGTCGAAGCGCTACGACCCGTACGGGCGCCACCAGCGCAGTCACTTCCCTGACGGCCCAGACAAGGTGATGCGCGTCACCTCGCTGCGGAAGGGCCGCGTCTACTTCGAGTGGACGAAGGTGAAGGAGTTCAGCGGACACTACAACGTGTACCGCCGGTGGGTGGTGCCCCCGCCGCGCGTCGTGAAGGTGCGCTTCAGCTGCACCGTCGACCAAGTGCTCTGCGTGGACGACTACAAGGCGGGCGAGTACCTCCAGTTCTTCGAGGATCCGCGCACGCGCGCCGAGTACATCCGCTGGGCGCCGTACCTGCTGGCGGCTGAGGACTTCGTGCACGGCAAGGCGAAGGTCCGGGAGCCGGTGAAGGACAACGTCGAAGAAGACGAAAGCGAGGAGTCATGACTCTGGTGATGTGGCTGATGGTGGCGGCGTTCGCAGGCAGCCTCTTCGCGATGGTGTGGCGTCACCTCCGACAGGAGCGCGCCCGGGCAGCAGCTGAAGCCGCTGCGTGGGAGGCCGAGCAGGCGAGCATCACGCCCGAGGAGCGCGCGGCGGCAGAGCTACAGACGCTGAACACGCTCGCGAACGCTGGCCCAGCCTTCATCCAGCTGTGGCACCTCGACCCCGAGATGCGCCGTCGCGCGCAGACGAAGGCGTACGCTGTCTTCGCGCTCGAACACTTCAAGCGTGAGGCTGCACTGACGGGCAAGAGTCTGGGGCTTGAGCTGGTCCGCTTGGACGCCGCACGCGCGAGAGGTGAGAAGTGTCCGCGCTGCGACGGTAACGGAGGCGCTGACCGACGTACGAAGTGCCCCTCCTGCGGAGAACTGGGGTGACCGTGGAAGTCGAGCGCGACTCCCAGAAGAAGACTTGACTCTGACGACCGTGGTAGACTATTACCACTCTGCAACCACAACCCGGAGAACACCATGGCCCGCTGCAACGAGTGCAACAAGTTCGCTTCCTTCGGCGAACCCGAAATCGAAGTCGACTCCTCCGAGGTCTCGCGCACCGACGCGCGCACGCTCGTCGTCACGGCGAGCGTGGAAATCAAGCGCAACTGCGCTGACTGCGGCACGACGCTGCGCACGGGCAGCTTCGACGTCGAGCAGACGGTTATCGTACCCAAGGGTGAGCCTGACGTCGGCGAGAACGACGACCTGAGCGTCGAGGTGGACGACCCTGAGCCTTCCGAGCGCGTCGAAGGGAAGGGGCGCGGCGCGAAGACGTTCATCGGCTTCACCGCTTCGGGTACCGTCACCGTCAAGCCCGCTGACACCACGGACGAAGAGGGGCAGGAAGTCGAAGGCAAGGAGTTCACGGTCGTCTTCGACATCTCCGACGAGATGCAGGCGTCACACTTCGATGAAGCCTGACGCACGCAAGAACCTGCTCGTCGAGCTGCGTGGCGCCGAGAAGGCGCGCGACAGGGCCGAGTACGACCACAGCACGACGTACGCGAAGTTCAGGACCGAGCCTGCGAACACGCAGAAGCTCGTCGAGCACCAGCACGCCGCCTCCATCCTGCACGCCGCAGGGCTGGAGGTCCGGCGGCTGTACACCGAGCTGGAGCAGATGGTCTCGAAGGAGGAGTCATGACTCGTGACCCGGGGTGGAACGCCATGAAGCTGGGAGACCGCAGGACCGAGAAGCACATGAAAGCCGTGGCGCCCGCCGATGCGTGGCTGCTGGGGCGCTGGACGATGCAGCACGTGCGCCGTGGCCGCATCATGTTCGAGCGGCGCGGGACCGGCCCCCGAGCCTACTGGGAGGTGACGGACATCGAGCGGTCGGACGAGAAGATGACGTGGCGGCAGCTCGACAAGCCGTTCATGGGCTCGGGCTTCACGACGAGCAAGCTGCCCATCTACCACCTCGAAGAGGACAGGGGGCGCAACCTCATCGCGACGCACGGGCGCATCCAGCTCGTGAAGGAGAAGTGGGTCTGGACTGCGTTCATCGCGACCGAGCACTTCGACACGCTCATCGGCACGACGTACTCGCTCGACGACGCGAAGCGGAAGGTCGAGACCGTGCTGCGCGTCTTCCGAGGTGCGCCGTGACTTCTCACACGTACCCGGGCGACTACCGCTCAGCCATTGCGCGGGCGAAGAAGGTGCTCACGAAGGCGGGCTTCCCGTGGTCCACGACGACGGGCCGCTACGCGCCCTACGGCAGCGAGCAGGTGACGACCGACGGCGTGCGCGTGTCGCGTGTCGGGGTCAGCGAGACGGTCGCGCTGCACGTGCACAGCGCGGGGTGGCTCTCCGGCGGGGCCAAGGAGGAGTACCGGCTCATCAACGCGCTGGCCATCGCCACGCTGCGCGAGGCCGGGCTGCCTTTTGATGACCGAGGATGGCTCGCGTGTGGCCGAGACGCGAAGCGCGCCCAGAGGACTCCATGAGCGCGCCGAGACCGCACCAGAAGAAGCCCTGCGTCGAGTGTCCGTACCGGCGCGCGAGCTTGCCGGGCTGGCTCGGGAACGACACGCCCGAAGGCTTCATGGCCACCACGATGGCGGACCACCCGATGCCCTGCCACCTCACCGTCGACTACGAGCGCAAGGACTGGAAGAAGCAGGCCGACAAGGCGCCGCTCTGCGCCGGTGCGCTCATCTTCTTCTCGAACACCGTGAAGCGGAGCCGGGACCCTAAGCGGCCCGAGCTGCCTGCTGACCGCGAGCTGATCTTCAGCAACGCGCGCGAGTTCATCGCGCACCACGAGAGCGGCAGGCTGTCGAAGCTGAAGCCGGTGACGGAGGCGCCGAAGAAGGGCGACCGGGCGGACAAGCGGTGCGCCTTCACGTCCACGTCGAGCCAGCGGCACGCCCCAGTCGGGGACAGGGACTGGTGTTACGGCTGCAGCTTCTACGTCTGCGACGACTGCGACAAGAACCCCACGCTGATGGGCGCGCACGACGTCACCGAGCACGAGCACGACGACGAAGGCGACGAGCTGTGAAGAAGCTCTTCCTCGCCACCATCATGCTCGGGCGCCGGACATACACACTGTCTGGGTACAACCGGTGGCAGGTCGAGGTGCAGCGGCTCGTGTGGGCGCTGCACGAGGAAGAGGCGCGCAGCATCATCAAGGCCGAGTACACGAAGGGCGATGTTGCATCGTACGAAGTCGGCGCGGATGCGACGTGGGTGCAAGGCTGCACCTTCGTCGCAGCGCTGGGAGACCCCGCGTAGAACAACCGGAGAGGCGAGTCATGACACGAGACGAGAAGTCAGAGGTGCTGGGTGAGCTGCGCGGGCTGGAGTACGCGCTCAAGGGCGTGCTCGCGCAGGTCGAGGCGATGCAGCAGCGCCTGCAGCGCCACGACGCGCAGGGCGAGAAGACGTACCCGACGCCGCCGCCGGAGGTGAGCGACCCGGACGTGAAGCCTCCGCTTGACGAGGAGCTGGTGAAGTGTCCGCGCTGCCAGAGCCCGATGACGTGGCGCTTCTCGAAGACCAACGGCCAGTGGTTCTTGGGCTGCTCCAAGTTCCGCGAGACCGACTGCCGAGGCTCGCTGAGCTACGAGAAGGCGAAGCTGCAGGTCGAGTCGCGAGAGCAGGTGAAGAAGGCGGGGCAGGACCTCAAGAAGGCGTACGACGACGCGAAGGGCCAGCTCTTCATTACCGAGGAGCAGCACGCGCAGAACCGCGCCGAGGCTGAGGAGCGCGACCGCGCTGAAGGTTCACTCGTCAACGAGAAGGGCGACGAGGTCCCCTTCTGATGGCGGTCTACGTCGACGCGCTCACCGTCGCGCGCAGCCGTGACGCGCAAGCTGCGCGCGTTGGGGCGCGGAATGGGCACCAGTGGTGCCACCTGATGGCGGACACCGATGACGAGCTGCACGCCTTCGCGCACCAGCTCAAGCTGCGCCGGAGCTGGTGCCACGGCGACCACTACGACCTCACGCCCGGGCGCCGCGAGCTTGCGGTCCGTCTCGGCGCTCTCGAAGTTACCTCGCGCGACCTCGTCGCGCTTCGCCAACGGAAGAGGACTGCGTGACGCTCTTCACGGTAGCGCCGGTGCAGCCGTGGGAGAACCCGCCGCTGCCCACTGGCCGGTTGCTCAGGAAGTGCTCGGGCTGCGGCAAGCGTCGCCAGTGCGCGACGTGCGTCTCGTGCGACGAGCGCTACTGCAGCGAGTGCAGTCATCGGCTCAAGCCGCCGAAAGACGAGTCGTGGATCTGCGACGGGTGCGCGGACGAGGCTCGCGAGTTCGCCACGTACGGCATCTGGGGACCTCCGTGAGCACCGCCTGTCACGTCGCCGACGCAGGCTGCGAAGTGCCTGCAGGCTGGCGCCGTTGGACCGGCACGGTGGTCATCAACGATGAGCCAGCCCCGTTCGAGTGCTTCGTCTGCGGGCAGCCGGTCTGCGATGCCTGCTCGAAACCACTCTCCCCGGACACCGGCCGGGCCTGCAACGACTGCCTCCGGGAGGCGCACCGAGTCATGACTCCCGGAGCGGCTCTCCGCTCGGGGAACGGAGGGACTTGACAAGCGTGGTAGGGCCCTGCTAGACCTTGAGTCCCACGCAGCACCGTCCACCGGAGAGGGACACCATGAGCAACCAGACGAAGAAGGTTCCGCAGGTCGGCGAGGTCTACGTCGTCACTGGCTACGGCCTGATGCAGGTCGCCGAGGTCGATGGCGACGGAATGTGTGTCCGTATGCGCGGGCACGGTCCCGCGAAGACGACGGGCCACTGGTTCTATGCCGACCGTCTGCGTGGTTCCTACGGCGCGACCGAGGTGCTCCGCGAGCGCGCTGAAGCGGCTGCACGCGGCGTGAGCTGCAACAACCCCGACTGCTGGTGCCGCGTCTTCGAGAACACGCCGCGCGTGGGAGGTGCGCGATGAGCGGCTTCAAGATCGACGTTCCCAACGACTACTTCTCGCGCATCGCGGCCAAGGAGTACTCGGACGACGCGGGCATGGCCGTCATCCGCGAGTTCGCCCAGAACGCTGCCGACGCTGGCGCGACGCGGGTCGAGTTCTCCTTCACCAACGGTTACTGCCTCACGGTCCGCGACAACGGCGCGGGCTGCGACGCCAAGGCGGTGCGCACGAAGCTGCTCACGCCGCTGGGCTCGGAGAAGACCGGCGACGCCATCGGTGGCTTCGGCAAGGCGAAGGAGCTGCTGTACTTCGCGAACCCCGCGTGGCGCATCCAGACCCGCGACGTGGACGTGCGCGGCGAGATGCTGCAGGTGCTCTCGTTCGAGACGGGGCTGCCCTGCCTCGATGGCTTCACCGCGACGGTGGTGCTCCCTCCGAGCCTCTGGCACGCGGCGCACAAGGGCGCCAAGCGCTTCCTCGCGTGCAGCGAGCGGCCGGGGGTCGAGTGGGTGCTCGACGGCGAGGTCATCCAGACGCTCGTGCAGCTGCCGAAGCGCGCCGCGAAGGACTTCGGCTTCTGCAAGGCCTTCGTCGACAAGTCGAGTCACGACTCGATGATCTACCTGCGCACCGGCGGGCTGCTCACCGCGACGCGCTACGGCTACCACGGCTCGACGGTGGGCCGCGTCGTCATCGAGCTGACCGGCAAGTCCTTCGAGCTGCTCACCCCGGCGCGCGACTGGTTCCGCTCCGAGGACCACCGGCGGCTCGTCGACGGCTGGCTCAACCAGCTCGTCACCAACGCGCGGCAGACGCTGCGCGCTCGCGAAGGCGACGAGGTGCTCTTCCTCGACAAGGAGGCCGTCGACCTCGAAGAGCTGGCCCGGCAGCTGACGAAGTCCAATGTGCTGCCCACCACGGCGGGCGACATGCAGGCGGTGGTGAAGTTCCTGCGGAGTTTCATCGCCTCCGGCGACGTGGCGGCGGCGCGTGACGTCGTCCCCAGCGGCGCGGCTCGCGAGGCGGCCGACCGCTTCGTGGAGGCGCTCAACTGCGACGTGGGGTCGACCGGCCCGGCGCGCGACATCGTCGATGACGTCCTCGGGCCTGCGAAGCGTCCGCAGCGCGTGAAGCGCCCCGACGGCTTCGACATGACCCTGATGCCGGATGTGCGCGGCGTGGGCCGCCTCACGGTGCACACGGGCTCGAAGGCCGAGGGCAAGGTCGCGATGCGCTGGCTGCAGAAGAACCGCGACGAGGCGGCCCGGGCGCTCGCGGCGTGGGCGACGGCGGTCCGCGTGGTGGCCAAGCAGAACCAGCTCCCCGTCGACGCCATCGGCTTCACCTTCGCAGAAGGCGTCGAGGCGGAGTTCGTGCGCAGCAACGGTCGCTTCGCGCTGCTGCTCAACCCGATGAACGTCGACCTCGACGCCAGCGACGCGGCCGAGGAGCTTCTCGACCGGGCGCTGCACGAGGCGGCGCACCTGCAGGTGGGCAGCAGCCACAACGAAGAGTTCGTCCTCGCCGAGGCGGTGCTGCGCCGGAAGACGCGCGGCGCGCTCGTCCGGGGCGTCGTGAACCGCGCGCTGCGGACCAGCGCCGTGCAGAACATCGAGGAGGTCTGATGCCCTGCTACGACGCCATCAGCACCTGCGCTGCGACCGGTGAACGCGCCGCGCAGTCGAGTGAAGAACACCCCGACCCGGCGCAGTGGCTTGGGCCGGGCACGAGCTGGAATCAGCGCCGCGCCTTCGAGTGGGCCTTCCTCCGCGCGCGGCTCCCGTCCGAGTACACCGAGTACTGCACGCAGCGCATCGAAGAGCTGAAGCAGAAAGGATTCGAGTCATGACTCAGCCCGAGCAGCAGGAGATCAACATCGACGAGCCCACGTGGGACGACGTGCCGGACAACAGGGGCGGGCTCAAGCTGGAGTGCGGGTCGTTCGTGCTCGACCGCGACCGCTCGACGTTCGAGTTCGCCGAGGTGAGCTTCCCCGGGAAGGGGAACGCCGACATGGTCGTCTGCGTGAAGCCCGCGTACGAGGACGACTCGAAGGGGCCGAAGTACAGCGCGGGCTGGGACTTCTACTGGTACGTGCGCTTCAACATCACGGGCTGGCACCACAACGAGTTCCGTGGCTCCGGGCGCTCGCCAGAGGAGGCGAAGCGCATGGCCTACCTGATGACGGTCGGCCTGTACGCCGGGACGAACGCCGGGGCGAAAGCTCCAGTGCTGGCGGCGGCTGAGGCGGCTGCACAGAAGGGCGAGCTGCGTGAGCTGAAGCACAAGCTGCGCATGGTGCGCTACTGCCTCGAAGAGGCACTGGCGCGCTCCGAGCTGCCGTTCAGCATCGTCTCCACCCTCCGTCCGTGGCTGCGCCTGCGGAGGCCGTCATGACCCAGCTTGAAGCGGTGTTCGAGGAGCAGCACCGACGCGAGACCGTCCGCATCGCGCGGCGGGACCTCGACGCGGGGGTGCCAGCCGTCCTACGCGAGCGCCTGCTGGAGGCGCACCTGCAGGGTCATGAGCTGGTCTTCGAGGGCTGGTGCTGGCTGCGCTGCCTGCACTGCAACATCCTCGTCCTCGGAGGCGTATAGACTTCAGAACGGCTGCCCCGACCGTGGGGGCTGGTGGCGGCCAAGAACGGCGTGGACGACTCTCCGGCGTCCACGCCGTTCTTCTGTCTGGAGGGAAGCTCGCTGCGCGGCTGGGAGACCGGTAAAGCTCTCCCACGGCTCCCGAGCTTGCCTTCCAACACGAGATTGCGCAGGCGCTCGCGCGACCCTCGAACCCCCAGACCTCCGCGCCTACATTTGCCTACACGCCCCTACCCGGGAGTCATGACTCCCCGGGGGCGGCCCGACCCCGGCGCTAAACCCCCGGAACCCGGAGGCAAAAAAGAAAGGTTTGACAACCGTGGTGGGGCCCTGACATGGTTCGTTTCGTTCGGGGATGCACCCCGGACGGCAGCACCCAAACCCGCAGCACCCCATACCGGAGAGAACCCATGTCGAACACCACCACCGCCGCCGCCCCCGCCGTCGTCACCACCCCCGCCGTCGTCGCCCCGAAGCCCACGCCCGCGAAGGGCAAGGCCGCCAAGGCCGCCGCCCCGGCCGCCACCTCGGCGCTCGTCACGTTCGAGCCGGGCATCCACAAGGTCAAGGTCTCGGACATCGACGCTCAGGCCGAGATGAACCTCACCCGCTCGGACGTCGGCCTCGACCCGGCCGCCGTCAAGGAGCTGGCGACGTCCCTCGCTGCGCAGGGTCTCCAGACCCCCATCCTCGTGCAGCGCCAGAAGGGCGAGTTCGCCCCGTTCCGCATGGCGGCCGGGTACACCCGCCTCGCTGCGGCGAAGTCGCTGGGCTGGGAGTTCATCGACGTCCGCATCGAGGCGTCCGGCACCGACCGCGCTCGCATCCTCTGCAACGTCTCCGAGAACATGAACTCCCGCAAGGAGCCCACCGCGCTGGGCGCCGCGCACGGCGTCGAGGCGCTCATGGGCGAGGGCTACTCCGTCGCCGAGGTGGCGAGCATCCTCGGGCAGGCCGAAGACTACATCCGCGACCTCGGCCGCATCGCGAAGGGCGCCGAGGAGGTCCGCGAGGCGCTCAAGCTGGGCAGCGACCACGAGCAGGGCGTGACGTGGGGTGTCGCGCGCCTCGTGCTGCGCTTCTCGAAGACGGAGCAGGCGGCGCTCCTCCGCAAGGTGCAGAAGCTGTCGGTCGTGAAGGCCCGCGAAGTGCTCGCCGAGTACCGCACCGGCAAGAAGGCGGGCAGCGACGGCGCGGACGACGAGACCGAGGGCGAGGGCTCGGAGAAGGGCGCCAAGGGCTCCAGCGTGCACGACGTCGTCATCCCCGAGGGCAAGGTCGTGAAGGCCACCGTCGCCTACCACGGCACCTACGGGACCATCCTCGCCGGGCTGCGCGAGGTGCTCTCCAACCCGGACACCACCGAGGCGGTGAAGCAGGCCGACAAGATCGCCAACATCATGGCCAAGACGCTGGCCAAGCAGGAGAAGGCGCTCCGCGACCTGCTCGGCGACAAGGTGTTCGAGGCCGCTGAGAAGGCCGCCGCGAAGGCCGCCAAGGAGGCCTGAGCGAGTCATGACTCCCGGGGCTTCGGCCCCGGGGGTTGCATGAGGGCGAAGGTTCGCCTCCCTCGTGCAGCCAAACCCTACAGGCGAACCGCACCGGAGAGGCCACCATGCAGACCCAGAGCAAGAGCAACGTCATCCCCCTGACCGTCATCCTCACGCAGCGCGACGTCACCCGCACCCTGCCGTCTGGCCGTGTGCTGACGCTGAGCCTCAAGAGCTTGCCGCACGGCACCCGCTACGTGATGCAGGGCGGCTACTGGGGCCGCCACGACATCGACGTCGACCCGGCCATCACCGACGCCGACCGCCTCGCCGCGCACTGGCAGGGCTACGTCATGCAGAACCTCGGCCACGCCGAAGAGCACGCCGCGAAGGTGCGCGCTGGGTTCGCGCACCTCGCTCGCGAAGAGCAGCGCAAGCGCGAGCGCGACGAGGAGCTGCGCCGCACGGTCGAGGCGCTGCCCCGCCGCATCACGCTGCGCGGCCCCGGCGGCGTCATGCTGACGCTCAACTCGAAGGGCGTGGTGCCGCACGACCCGGGCGCTGGCGAGCCCGCCGTCGTCACCGTCCCCTTCAAGGGCTCCAGCACCTACTGGTGCTGCAAGGACGTGGGCCACGTCTCGTCGATGACCACCGGCGTGGTGCACGACCTGACGAAGGAGCAGCAGCGCTGGCTCGACTCGGCGACCATCGTCGACTGCGTCGAGGCGTTCGTCTCGGGCTGGACCAAGAAGCTGGCGCACTGAAAGGGGCGAGTCATGACTCGGACGACGAAGGCAGATCGCTACGGCAACTTCCGGCTGGTGAAGCTGAACCCGAAGTGCCGCCGCGCGAAGCAGCGCTACAACAAGCGCACGAAGAAGCAGCAGGAGACGCCGCTGCGGGTGCGATTGGAGCGCGAGAAGGCGCTGGCGTTGGTGAAGACGTTGATCCGCCACCACGCGAAGTGCGCCTTGGCGCATTCGTCGTACGAGTCAGCGCTGCGCTTCCGCTCAAAGACGACGCCGCACTGCACCTGCGGCCTCGAAGCTGCGCTGCGTGCGCTGGAGACGCAGTGATGCAGGCCTACCTCGTCGCGTGGTGCCTCTTCGAGACGCTCAGCTGGTACGAGCGCTGGTCCCTCTTCACCGGTACGCCGTGGTTCACGACATACGAGGACTTCGGCGACGACGTGTGCGTCGAGCTGCAGCACCTCGCGAACCAGTGGGCCGCGCTGCAGGCCTGACACGAGCCGGGCGGAGCAGTCGAGCCGCCCGGCCCCGGCCGTGCCTACGAAATCTCGGTGCGAGCTTGAGCCCGACCTCGCCCTGCGAGACGCTGCCGTCGGCAGTCGAGAAGTCATGACTCGATTGCTTTGACAAGCGTGGCAGGGTCTTGCTATACACCTTGCTCAGGCAGTTCCACCGACGCACCGCAGTCCCACTGCAACAGGAGTCACCCATGGCCACCGCGCCCGCCGCACCGCCCGACCGCATCGTCCTCGACGCCGACCAGCAGAAGCCTGCCGTGTTCACGGAGGGCACCGCTGCTGTCGCTGCTGCGGCTGGCTCCGGGAAGACCACGCTCCTCGTGGGGCGCGCCATCAGCCTCGTGGAGAACGGCGCGGACCCGCGCACGGTGATGACCCTCGCCTTCAACAAGAACGCCGCCACGACGCTGCAGCAGCGCCTCGGCAAGCACCCGCTGACGAAGGACCACGGCAAGGCGATGGCGTCCACGTTCCACGCCTTCGCGCTCGGCTTCTGCAAGCTGGTGCAGCCGCGTCTCGTGGTGCTCGGCACGAACGCGCGCGAGGACGCGGGCCGCAACCCGCAGGAGAACGACGCGCCCCGCAAGACCATCCGCGACGTCGCGCGTGAGGCGTGGGAGGTGATGGGCGGTAAGCTGTACGGCGAGGCCCGTCCGGCGCACCTGCGAGGCATCACCGACTACGAGCCGCTGCTGGAGCTGGAGCCCGGCGTGCGCGAGCGCCTCTTCGCGGCGGGCTGGCCTTCCGTCGCGGGGAACGCAGCTGCGCTGACCACCGCCATCCGGGCGCTCAAGCTGGAGACGCCCATCGAGGCGAGCACGCTGGCCGAGTTCGCCATCCAGTTCCGCAAGGCGCGCCAGAAGGCGGGCGCCGTGGACTTCACCGACATGCTGCTCGGCTTCGCGTACTACCTGCGGACGAACAACCCGCAAGTCATGACTCGCTTCCGCCAGTTCCGGCACCTGCAGATCGACGAGGCGCAGGACGGCAACGAGCTGCGCTGGTACATCGCGAAGACGTTCGCCGACTTCGGCGAGGGCCGCTCCGTGATGGCCGTCGGCGACCTGCGCCAGAGCATCGCGGGCTTCGCTGGCGCGCAGCCGAAGCTGTTCAAGGGGTGGTGGGACACGGCCGACCAGCAGTACACGCTGCCGCGCAACTACCGCAGCGCCTCGTCCATCGTCGAGGCGGGCAACGTGGTGGCCTACGGCGAGCCGTGGAACATCGGCGGCGACTCCATCGCGGCGCGTACCGACCTCGGCGTCGGGCTCGTGCGCGTCGGCCCTGTCGGCGCGCTGAGCATCGCGCTGGAGGTCTCTGCGGCGCTCAAGAACAAGGAGTACACGCACAAGGACGTCACCGTGCTCTCGCGCACCCGCGCTGCGCTGGAGACCGTCGCCTTCGGCCTCCGCACGCAGGGGCTCAAGGTCGTCGTGCGCGGCGGCGGCAACGTCTGGAGGAGCATGGACGGGCGCATGGTGCGCGCGTACCTCGACCTCGGCGACCAGAAGGTGCGCGACCAGAAGGCCGCCGTGCAGGCGCTCAACCGCCCGAAGCGCTTCGTCAGCGGCGCGATGATGGCGACGTGGGTCACCTCGAAAGGTGAGCTGAGCGCGCGGCTCCGGGACGACGCGCGCAGCCGGGGCCGCGAAGCCCGCGCCGCTGCGGCCACCATCGAGGTGGTCGAGGAGCTTGCCTCTCTCGACTGGGAGACCCGCGTGCAGCAGGTGCAGGATTGGCTGGTCGAGAGCCTCGGGCAGGACGCCGAGGGTGACGCCAACGCGCCCGGCCGGGACAGCGACAAGGCCGACCTCTACGTGAACCTCTGCGACATCGCGCGCACGTGTGGCAGCGTCGCGAACCTCGACATCGCCATTGATGCCGAGACGAAGCTGAACCCGAGCGACCCGGACGTCATCGAGCTGTCGACCATCCACCAGTCGAAGGGCGACCAGTGGGGCACGGTCTACGTCGCAGTGAACCCGAAGGTCTTCCCCTCGCCGCGCGCCCGGACGGACGAGGAGCGGGCCGAGGAGACGCGCCTGCTCTACGTCGCCGTGACGCGCCCCGTGCACACGCTCGTGGTGGACGTCGACGACGCGGGCTGGTTCTCCGACAAGATCGACGCGCTCAAGCGCGTCGCCGCGAAGTCGCAGAGCGCGCTCGACAAGGCCTCGCCGGTCGAAGAACCGATGCCTGCGCCCGAGGCGGCGAAGCAGCTGGTCGAGCCGGGAGTCACGACTCCCGCGACAGACGCGCCGTCGGCGACTGGGCTGCTCATCGCGCTGCAGCAGGATGAGCACCGCGCTGAGCGGCTGACGCTGTCGAGCCTCGCGCAGCCTGCGCCGGGCGAGCGCTTCGTGACGGTCCGCTGGCCGGACTTCATCGAGCTGCTGGGCGCGCACGGCTTCACCGAGGACGCGGCGCTCACGGCGCGCGCCGGGCAGCGCGTGCTGGCCTCGACGCTGCGCGACGGCAGCCGGGCCGTCGTCTACACGTCGGTGCCCCCGGGTGGGCGCGAGGCGCGCGGCAACGGCGAGGACTCGATGAAGGTCGTGCTGCTCAACGCTGAGGGCCGCCCCTACAGCCGCAAGCAGCCCTACGCGGCCCGCACGCGCAACTGGCGCACGACGCTGCTCAAGCGGCTCGCCACGGCCGTCAGCGCGCACCCGTCGGTGGGGGCTGCAGCGTGAGCCGGGTGCACCTGCGCGTGCAGCGCGATGGCGAGGTGCTGACGTGAGCACCTACGGGGAGGCCGTGGAGGCGCTGAGCGAAGCGGCGCGGCTGCGCATCGAGCTGAAGGCGACGAAGGCCGAGCTGGCAGCGACGCAGGCCGTGCTCCGTGACCTGCAGCAGGAGCGCGGGCTTGTAGAGGCGCTGCGGCCGCACCTGCAGCCGCTCATCGAGCAGGCGGACGCAGCGAGGACCCGCGCCAAGCTCGACGGCTTCGCCTTCACGTACGGGCGCGCACCCGGAGGCGAACCCTTCGCGCAGGTGCGCACGTTCGCGAGCAACGTCGCGCGCGTGCTGCGGCGCCTGCTCGGCGAGGAGCATGTGGAGAACACGCCGTTCGACTACTCCGCGCTGGAGGCGCGCGTCCTGCAGCAGCTGCAGATGCGGCGGGTGGACGAGACGCACGTGCTGCCGGGGCGCTGGTCGAGTCGTGGCTCGACGCCGCCGATGCAGCGCGTCCCGCGCTCGTCGAAGCGCGCGTCTCAGGACCTCACGCAGGCGCTCGTGGGCCTCACGCTCGACATCGAGACGCAGACGCGTGAGGACGGCACCGTGGAGATTACCCGCATCGAGCCTGCCGAGGGCGAGTCGTGACTCAGGACGAGGCAGCGACCATCGTGCGCGAGGTCGACTCGAACCTGAAGCACGCGCACGGCGTGCTGCTCGACCGCCTCATCAGCAGCCTGCTCACGCCGGTGGAGCTGGGCTGGAAGGATGCTCGCGTTGAGGCACCGCCGCTGAGGCTGCGCGTGTTCGTCGTGCAGTCTTACGACGACGTTGGGCTCGCCGCTCTTGATGAGGCGCTGGACGCCGATGGCTGGGCTCGCTGGACGGTCTACGGGCCGCACAACACGTACGAGATGACGCTGCAGATCCGCTGGTGGATGCCTGTCCCGCTGCCACCGAGGGGCCGGTGAGCACGACACCTGAGCAGCTGGCCGCGCTGCGGGCGCTCTGCCCGCACGGCGGCGACGAGTCGCTACGCAGCTCGGCCATCAGCCCCCGCCCCGGTCGCTCCGGCATCTGCGACGCGTGCGCAGCCAAGCTCCTCGCCGAACACGAGGCGCTGAAGGCCATCGTGCGTGACGCGGTCGAGGAGCGCGGCTACCGGGCCTTCCTGCAGGAGCTGGGGCAGCTGGCGCGCGCAGCGCGGCTCTACTTCGCCGGGCGCGTCTACATGCCGCTCATGGAGCGTGTGCAGCTCGTCCGGCTCCAGCAGCTGGAGGAGCGCCTCACGGAAGTCTCGGGCCCGCTTCCGCAGCTCACGCACGAGCAGCGCTGGGACCTCGGCGACGGCGAGTACCACCTGCAGGCCGACGGCGTGCCCTGCGCCTACACCGCCACCGTGGACGGCTGCACGCGCTGCGGCTGGAGCCTCACCGAGAAGCTCAAGGCGTCGCCGTACCTGCGGGCGTTCCTGCAGGCGCGCGCCCGGGAGCAGTTCGAGGCCGAGCACGCGGCGCAGTACCAGTACCTGTCGCCGGGCTCGGCGTGCGGCATCTCGGGCTGCGCGCTGCACCCGGCGCGCCCTCAGCGCGAGCTGGAGCCCTGCGCGGGAGGCGCCGCGTGCCCCACCACCGGGCCCTGCCACACCCACGGCTGAAGGTGTCGAATAAGTGGGCGTCCAGCCCGCTAACTCCTTGATTTCATTGCGCTTTTGCCTGCAATCTTCATCGGTGGCCGGAGCTGTAGCTATTGTACACCGCGTGAGTCCGTGAGAGCTTGCGGCTTCCGCGTCGGCTCCCGGCGCGGGCTTCCACCGAGGCTCCCAGATGGCGAAAAGCCCTCCCGAGGTTCTCCCGCCCGCGCTCGATGACGCGTCGCTCCTGCGCTCACCGAAGGTGCTGGCGGGCATCCAGAAGCTGCTCGACGACGAGCGTGCGCGTCTCGCAGGACGCGCGCGCGAGCTGCCCGAGCTGCTCAAGCTCGCGAACGCCGACGTCGCTGAGCTGCTCGACGCCGACGAGTCACGACTCGCCATCTCGGCGCGGGCCCGGACACAGCAGAAGCACATCGACGACCGAGATGATCACCCCGAGCGCTTCCGGCACATGCCGCCGATGGCTGAACTCGAAGAGCCCTACGAGGCGGATGACGACCCGGTACCCGACGCCTTCGAGCGGCCCCAGCTGGAGCGCCTGCTGCCCCCAGAGGTGCGCCTCGCGCCCATCGCGCAGGGTGCCTCCATGGACCCGGTGACGGTGTACTTGAGTCGCTACAGCAGCAAGCACACCCGGCTCGCGCTCGCGTCGAGCTTGGGTGTCGCAGGGCGGTACCTCACAGGCAAGAAGGTGGACATCCGCAACGTGCCGTGGACCCAGCTGCGCTACGCGCATGTGCAGGCGCTGCGGGCCCAGCTGGTGCCGGACTACTCGTGGGCCAGCGTGAATCGTCACCTGCTCGCCGTGCGCGGCGTCGTCAAGGAGTGCTGGCGCCTCGGCCTCATCGCGCAGGACGTGTACTTGCGCATCGCCGAGGTCGAGCCTGTGCGCCCCACGGGACGCGAAGTCGGCCGCGCGCTCAAGCCCGAGGAGGTGAAGGCACTCATGCGCGCCTGCGGCGGCGACGCCGCTGGGAAGCGTGACCGTGTCGCCGTCATGCTGGCGTGCTTCGCGGGCCTGCGCCGCTCGGAAATCTGCGACCTGCCACTGGAGAACTGGAAGCCTGAAGAGCGCGAGCTGCGCATCCTTGGCAAGGGCAACCAGTGGCGCAACGTGTACCTCAACGCTGAAAACGGGGCGCACATCACGACGTGGCTGGATGCGCGTGGGCGCGCTGCCGGACCATTGCTGTGCCCCGTGTCGAAGAATGGGCACCTGCTCCCGGGCAAGCGCTTGACGAGCACAGGCCTCTACGTGGTGCTGCGACGCATCGGCGACCGTGCGAAGATTCCCGCATTCACGCCGCACGACCTGCGCCGCACGTTCATCACGCGCCTGCTGGAGAAGGGTGTTGATGCGCTCGTCGTCGCCAAGCTCGCGGGTCACAAGAGCATCCAGACGACGCAGACCTACGACCGGCGCGGCGAAGAAGCGAAGAAGAGCGCCGCTGTCGCGCTCCTCGACGACGACTGACGTCTGTGGTAGGACTCTGACGCATGAGTGCGCTGGCGCTATCGAAGGTGAAGGTGGAAGTCGACGCAGAGAAGCTGTGGCAGCTCTTCGAGCTGGCGTGCTGCGGGGACCTCTACGACTCCGCACGCAACGGCGGCTACCACCCGGCGCTGCGGCACGCCTGTGAGCTGCTCGACGAGGCCGGGCTCGGAGAGCAGAAGACGTCGAAGTGGGTGATGTGCTCGACGACGCCGCGCGAGTTCCTCAAGTACCTCGACGACGTCGCGGCTGAGATTGCGGCCGAGCGCGCGGCCGAGGACGCCAAGCCGTGAACGACCACGCCGGTTGGACGCAGGAGGGCGCCTGCGTGCGCTGCGGCTCGCGCGACTCGACGCAGCCCTGCGAGCTGCCGCACCAGCACAAGTACCTCCCCTCGGCGGGCTGCAGCTGGAAGTGCGCGTGCGGCGCCTCGTTCATCGCCTGCATCTGCGGCCAGTGCGAGAAGACGGCGCCGGTGATGATCATCGAGCCCACGCTGCCGCAGGGGCGCAACGGCGAGGTGAGCCAGCTGCCGACCCCGGTGCTCACCCTCGACGACGAGCCCACGCGGAACATCAAGGTGCTCGTGCGCGCGCCCCGCTACATCGTGAACGTGAAGCGCTTTCGAGGCCACTGATGAAAAAGCACTGCGCCACCTGCACCTGCACGCTCACGCCGCTGGAGCGGCTCGTCGAGAAGGTCGGACAGGTCGAAGCAGCGAAGCTCTTGCGCGTGAGTCAGGCGCAGGTGAGCCGCATCCTGAACGGCGGCTTCACACACGCTCGGCTGCAGCTGGAGCTGCTCGCGCTCGTGCACGTCGAGGCTGCGTGATGCGGAACCACTACCGCCCGTGGTTCGCGCTGCCGAAGGATCCCTTTGCACCGAAGAAGCGCATCGAGCCCATTTCCGACGCGTGGGCCCTGAAGATCGACCGAGGCATCGTCTGCAACGGCGCGCACTGCGGCTGCCGAACGAAGCCGCTCGACGAGCGCATCCCCGGCTTCATCCACGGCGTCATCAAGTCGCCGCTCGGCCGCTAGGAGTCGTGACTCGTGAACCGCCCCTGTGAACGTCACACTGTCGAGTGGTGCCCTGAGTGCCAGAAGACGCGACCTGCCGGTGACTACGTCGAGCTGCTGCAGCGCTTCCAGAAGGGCGAGCCCGGCGCCAACGAGGTGCTGCGCGACTGGCTCTTGGAGCGCGGCACGCCTGAGCACGCCACCCTCGACTTCCTGAACGCGGTGTCACTCGGCGCAGCGCCAGAGAGCACCAAGGCAGCCTCCAGCGGACCGCCCGGCACGCTTGTCCTGCAGCACTTCGTCCGACCCTTCGTGCTTTTCGACACGGAGCCGTTCAGCGCAGGCCTGCAGTTCTTCAGGCACATCGTCGACAAGGATGTGGCGCTCACCAACCTGACGCAGCCGAAGCGCATCCGGCCGTACTCGATGCTGCACCTCCGCCGCATCTCGGCAAGCAAGGGCACGCCGAGCGGCCCTCTCCCGGGGATGCTGGTGGTGACCCTCAACCGACGCGAGGTGCTGGAGTACCCGCTGCAGGCGCTCATCGAGCGCGGACCCTTCGGACTCCCGGTACGCGAAGACATCAGGGACAGCGACGACATCAACGCGCGGCTCTGGGACGACCAGAACCTCGACCTGCAGACGCCGCCGCTCGTGCGCATCAACTTCCACGGCTGGCTCAGAGAGCCCCTCGGTTCATGAAGACTGCCGAGGCAGCGCCTCGAAGGAGCCATCGAGTCGTGACTCGTCGCGACGAGCGTGGTAGCACCCCGCGCATGAGCCTCATCTACGTGAAGCAGCTCCGGCGGCAGGTCCGTGAAGGGAAGCAGCTTCTCCGCGCTGCGAAGGCTGCGCTCAGGCAGGCGAAGCGCGACAACGCCGACCTCCGGGGCGAGCTTGAGGTCCTGAAGGAGGAGGCGCTGGAGCAGCTCAACGACCGCGCCGAGGTGGTTGGAGCGCTGAACGCCCAGAACGCGAAGCTGCTGGAGGCGCTCAAGCTCTCGCAGGCGCGCAACGCTGCGCTCGTGGGGAAGGTCGCCACCCTCCAGCAGAAGGCCAAGAAGTCGTGAGCGCTGACCTGCCGATGAGTGCCGTGCAGTCGACGCTGCTGCACGAGGCGCTGCGGAACATCGAGCGCGCGAAGGACCAGCTCAAGTCGATGCGCCTGCTGCAGCGCTACGGTGGCCAGCCGAAGCTGCTGCGCACCACCGAAGAGATGGAGAAGGCGCTGCAGAACGTCTGGCACATGCTCGACGGGCTGGACCGGCCGAAGCAGGGGTAGTAGTAAGGGCCTCCCACACTCGTGAGGAGGTCCCATGGACGAAGAGAACATCGACACCCCGGAAGAGCCGAAGCAGAAGAAGCCGCGCAAGCCGCGCAAGTCGAAGGTGAAGATCGACGGCAAGGCGCACACCGCCGATGAGCCTGACGAAGAGATGGGCGGTGACGAGGCCGAGTACGAGGGCCCGCAGCTCGGCACCCAGTACGTGCAGCAGCAAGGCAACAAGGTCACCCTCGCAGGCAAGAGCATCGTGCTCAAGGGCCTCGCCTCCGAAGCCATCAAGAAGTGGGGCATCACGAACGTGTCTGGGCTCATCGGAGCCCCGTGCAGGGAGCCGACGGTGCTCACGTTCAAGAGTGCGAAGCACGCGCTCGCATTCTACGACTTCGCGCTCAACGAGGACGAAGACGAGGACATCATCGTCACCACCCCGAAGGTGAACTGGTACTGCGACTGATGCTGCCCGGCATCTCAGCCATCTTCGCGCTGTCCAACCTCAACAAGCAGGAAGTCATGACTCGAACGAACGACAAGAAGCGCATCGTGCAGCCGCTGGACCCCTCCGCCTACGTGAAGGTGAAGCGCGGGCGTGGGCAGCGCAAGAACCGCCGGTCGCAGGTACCCCACAGCGGCGCCTGCAGCTGCGGCGCGCGGACCAGCGGTGCCTGCTACTACCGCACCGGGCTGAGGCTCGCAGCCTGACCCACTGCAGCTAGTGTGTGACGGGGCTACCACACACAATCTGTTGACGCGGAGCGTGGTGGGGGTGTACAAGACGTCTCGCACGTACCTCTCTCCCTCTCCGCGCTGTTCCCGCGTGCAACGAAGGAGCCCCCGCTCACCGGTTCGCTGGTGGGCGGGGGCTTCGACGTTTCCCGGGTGAGAGGTCGCTTACGCGGCCTTCGGGGGCTTGCGGCAGAAGGCGCGGACGGTCTTGCCCTTCCGGCCGAAGCCCTTCTTCACCTTCTTCGAGTAGCACTGGTACGTCTTCGCGCCGATCTTGATGCGGCGACCGGCCTTCGACGAGACCTTGCTGACCTTCTTCGACTTCGACTTCGAGCTGCGGCGGCGCTTGGCCATGGTGTTGCTCCTTGTGCGAGTTGGATGCTGCGACTGCCCGACTTCCTTGGTTGCGGGCATGCGCCGCGCTCCCACCTCAGAAATCTCGCACCAGAGGGGGGTTGCACGCAAGCGGGAGTCATGACTCGGGCTGACGACGCTGGCAGGGGCCTTACTACACGGCGTCGTAGGCGAACGGGAACAGCTCGCGCTCGTCGCTCGGCCGCGTGAATCCGAAGAAGTGGTGATACCCGCTCTCTGGGTAGTCGATGGTGCGGAGCACCATCAGCGCATCGCTCTCGCCGATGTTCAGCTTGAGGCGTGACGTCCGCAGCAACTTCACCGCGCTGTATCCGTAGTCGTCAGGGTGCTGCACGAGCGCCTCCAGCTCCTCCGGGCTGTCGTAGAGGCCGACGCCACGTCCCAGCGTCGTCTGCGCGGCGCGGGAGTCGGGCCACATGGTCGGCTCGTTGAACACGAGCGCTGAGAGCACGTAGGCGTACGCCCGGCTCTTGATGGGCCCGTAGAGCTTGTACGTCGTGCCGACCTTCAGGTTCAGGTAGTAGCCGGTGTCGCCGGGCTTCCCCTTTTGGAAGAACGAGAGCCACTTCGGGCTGCTGTTGAGGAGTCCGTTGAGCATGTGCGCTAGCCTACGGCATGTTCATGGCATCGGCAGGTCGATGTCGGGTGGGTACAGCGCCTTGAACACCGGCGCCGCGAGGCCGACGAGCGCGAGCCACAGCAGCGGCAGGTCGATGAAGTCCCAGCGCAGGTACTCGCTCCAGCTCGCGTAGCCGATGACAGCGAAGCCACTCCAGCCGGTCATGCACATGGGGCAGGCGAGCGGCTTGCGCTTGAGCAAGCTCGCAGGCCACGGCCACGCCCGGACGAAGACGGCGAGCCCGGCGGTGGCGACCGCGAGGTACAGCACGACGAGGACGTGGTCGAGAATCATCGGACCATCCGCGTGACGAAGAAGTCTCCGGTGCCCGGCTGCTCGGAGTCGACGATGAAGTAGACGCCCGGGTGCGTCAGGCGCCGCAACTCGACGCGGCGCCCTTCTGCGAGCGCACGACGGATGCCCTGCCGCATGCCGTCGCTCATCCCGAGGTCTTGGTAGACGACCGTCGCGTCCGCCTTCGCGCCCCACGCGAGCCCGGCCTCGATGCCGAGCGCGCGTTCCTCGGGCTTCGTGTCGTCGAGCACGCCGGGCTGGGTGTAGAGCAGGTGCGAGGCGAACGGTGCTTCGCCGCGCTCCAAGCAGTCGGCGATGCACTTCCGGGCGAAGTCGACGTTCTTCTCAACGTCTCCCGCGTACGGGCTTTCCACGATGACGAGGCGCATGGGAGAGTCCTACTACAAGTTCTGGCACATGACAGGCATGAACCACTGCTCCGTCTCCACGCCGCAGTCGCTGAAGCCCTGCTGGTGCCAGAACGCTGCGCTGCGGTCGGCGTGCAGGACGATGAGCTTCACGCCACGCTCACGCAGCATCGAGAGCAGACGTTGCACCAGCTGCGTTCCGGCGCGCTGCTTGCGCGCGCTCGGCGCCAGCTCGATGCCGCTGAAGTAAGCGACCTTGCCTCGTGGTGCGGCGGCAAAGGCACGCTTCGCCTCGACGAAGATGTCGTCTTCACCACCGCCCACATCGCGCAGTCGAGCGAGGACGTCCTTCTTCGAGCCCCAGTAGACGGACGCGTAGCTCTCGCCATCATTGGTGTGCGCGTGCAGCTCGCCTTCGTCGTCATCGACGTCAAAATCAACGCCCAGCAGCCCCTGCAGCATCGCTCAGCCCCCGTTCGTGGACTTGTACTTCTCGACGACGGCGGCGATCCACTTCTGCATGGTCGTCTTGGTGAAGGTGCCAATCTTCGAGGGGTCGGTCACGTAGCGCTTGCCGTTGATGTTCACGAAGAGCATCGGCGTGTACTCGACGACGAAGTCGAGGTTCAGCCCCGGCTTCTCGATGTCGAGGAGCCCGGCCTGCCAGCTCGGCAGCTCCTCGGCGAGGCGCTTGAAGTGCGGCTTCGCGGCAGCACAGGCGGGGCAGCCGTTGGCGTAGATGAGCGCGACGAGGGGGCGAGAAGTCATGACTTGCCTTCTTAGTCTGCGTCGAGCCAGCTGAAGAAGTGGTCGTACGGCGCGAAGTAGCGCTTCGCGATGCGCCGCGCCGCCGCTTCGTCCGGGAAGCCGACGATGAGGGTCGCCATCTCGTTGACGCCGAAGGGCGCAGCATCGTCGTCGCGGAGGGCCTCCAGCGCGATGTTCACCATGTTCCAGCGGCGCTCGAAAGTGCGCATCGGGAAGCGAGGATGGTGCTTCAGGATGACTTGCTGGACGGCGATGCGCCACGGCCAGCGCTTCTCCGTGCGCTTGTACCGCGCGCCTGCGTCATCTCGCCACGACCCCTTGAGTACGGCACCGAGCATGATGTCACCGACCTCTGAGAAGCCCAGCGAACGTGCGCCGAGACGTGAGTGAACCGAGCGGCGCCGTCTTGCCTGCGACCTTCCGCGCGCAGGACTCGGACAGTGCCTTGTTGCCCTTCGTGCACGCCGCGAAGCGCTTCTGCAGATCCGCCGCCACTTCGGGGCTCGACACGGGGATGAGCGGCCCGGGCTCGTTGTCACGCACGCACAGGCGCAGGTTGGGGCCGGGGAGCGTCTTGAGCTTCGCCGCCTGCGCCTTCGAGAGGAAGTTCAGGTCGACCTTCCCAGCGCGCACGCTCTTCTCGTAGCCCGCCTCCATCGACCCGCCAGCGCGCTTGCAGGCAGCCTTGTACTCGGCCTCCGTCGGCCGGTTGAGGCCCAGCTTCTTCGGCGTGAGCTTCACGTTCGCCTTGCCCTTGCAGGTCGGCGGCACGACCATCGAGTTGCAGGGCTTGTTCACGCCGGTCGCGAAGAACGGCATGCGCGAGGCGCGCACGTCAGCGTTGGGCACGATGACGGCGGCGTCGGGGAGCTTGACCTCAGCGGCGATCCGCCGAGCTGCTTCCGCGAAGTTCTTCTTCGCCTTCGGCTGGTTCTTTCGAGTCATGACTTCCTCAGTGGACGACGTAGTTGACGGTGAGCTGGGGGTGCTTCCAGCACGCGCGGCAGCCGGTCTTGCCGTCCGGCGCGGTGCTGAGCAGGCAGGTCTTCTCGCCCTTGCCGAGCGCGTAGACGCCGCACTGCCAGTCGAACTTGGTGCCGTCGCCGCGCAGCTTGCCCTTGAGGCGCGCCTCGGTGTCGTCAGCGAAGAGCACGGCGGTGCCCTTGCTGCCCGTCGGGCTGTCGCGCTTGATGTACGGCGCCGGGTCACCGACGGTGTACGCCGACGGGCGGATGACGAAGTTGGGCGGGATGCGCTTGCTGCGCCAGAAGTCGTTCCAGCTCTTGAGCACGTGCGTGCGGGTCGGCGCCCAGAGCACGATGGGCTTGTACTCGCGGTCGCCTGAGAGCTTGGCCTCCAGCGCGCGGTTGTGGAGGCGGTCGGCGACCTTCAGCCACATCTCGGCGTACTTCTGGCTGTAGAAGTCGCCCGAGCTGTGCACGCGCACCGGGCGGATGCCGTGGCGCTCGACGTCGCCCTTCACCCAGTGCATCTTCGTCTCTTCGAGCGCCCGGATGATGAGCGTGATGAGCTGCTCTTCGAGCGCCGGAGTGCGCAGCATGGCGTTCACGAGCGCGAGCCGGGCGACCTCACTGAACTGCACCACGGCCTCGCCGTACTTGCCGCCAGAGGCGTAGCAGCGCGTGCAGACGGTCGTCTGGAGGTTCACCACTGCCGGGCTGCGCTCGTCAGCCGGGAGGTGCTTCTTGTCCTGCTCGACCTCGCGGATGAGGTACGCGAGCCGGTCCTTCGAGCGCGAGTCGTTCTCCAGCAGGCGGCCGTAGTCGGGTGACTTCGAGTCGTTGATGGTCTGCATCATCGCCTCGGGCACCGTCGACTGCGCGAAGACGGCGCCCGGGCAGGATCCGCCCAGCGAGGCGATGCCGGACGGCAGGTCCCACGTCGGGCACTCCATCTTCGAGTTCGTCGAGAAGAACGAGAACCGGCGCAGGTCGCTCGCAGAGAAGCTCCACGGCACCGTCTCGCGGTTGACGGCAGGCTCGACGGCGACCATCAGGGTGCCGTTGTCGACGTCCAGCTTGAACTTCGCCCCCACGAGCGCCGTGGCGACCCGCTGGCGCGCCCAGAGCAGGCGGGTCAGCTCGGTGTGCGGCCGGGCGAGCGGATCGAGCGTGCTGCCGTCAGCGTCCTTCGGCACGACGAGCCCGAGGCCCATGAGGAGGTCCTCCTCGTGGACGACGACGTCGTCGAAGATGTCCTTCTTGCTGCGCTCGCTGGGCTTCTGTTCGAGGTATGGGAGGACGGCGCTCATGACTCCCACCCTACCGCGAAGGAGTCATGACTCGCCAGTTCGTCAAGCTCTACCCGACTGGCAATGAGTCGATGACACGCTGGACGAAGGTGCCGACCCAGCTGCGCGCGCGTCCCGTGGCGTGGTCAGCGAAGTCCTCGGCGAACTCCTCCTCGTCTGGGTACACGCCGTCGAGGTCTTCCCAGAGCGCAGGCTCCCTGTACCGGACCCACTCCGCGATGACGTGCCCGTACTCATGCAGCAGCGAGCGCGTCAGCTCCTCGACGTCGTCAGGGTGTCGCACGCTCACCCAGAAGATGGGACGCACGCCGAACTGTGAGCGCCCCCGGTACTGCGCAATCCAGTGGTCGCTGCCCAGCGACTCGCGAAGGCGAATTGTCACGCTGGGGTCGAGCCCGAGCTTGACGAGCGCCGCCGTGTAGCGCTTCCGCGCCTCGCGCAGCGTCTTCTTGTCCAACACGCCGTCTAACATCACGTCCTCCTCAGCCGGGGCCGGTCGTCCTCGACTCGGTGCGCGACCTCGTGGTCGACGATGTACCTTCGGTCGCTCCGGGGACCGGCCACGACAAGGTAGGGCCAGTCGCCGGAGCTGCCGACGTCGTAATCGACGACCGTGTACTCGGTCTCAGGCTCGAAGTCCTCCGGCTCGTAGCCGTCGTCGATGGCCACCTTCGTCCCCGGCGGGAACTCGCGCTCAGCGGCGGCCCGCCAGTGGCGCTTGCGCATCGCCGACTCCTGCAGCGCAGCGCTCCGGTCATAGTCCTCGATGCGCCAGTTACCGTTCTCCAGCTGCTGGTCGAACCACACCGTGAGGTTCTTGTGCTGCGGGCCGGACAGCGTGAGCACGCCTGCGATGCGCCCCTTCGTGACGATGCGCTGCAGCTCGCCGTTCGTGACCCACGTCAGCGCGCCTGCTTTGTTCGTGTAGCGCCAGCTGCCTTGACCACCGAGCGTCGGCCAGTAGTCGAGCCGCGTCCCTGCGCTCAGCGCCACGCCAGTCTCTCCGTGCATCATCAGGCCTTGCAGCATCACGTCCTCCTCAGCCGGGGCCGGTCGTCCTCGGGGCCGTCGAGCGCCGTCACGTCGCGGATGCGCGAGACGTTGTGCAAGCAGACCCAGTCCTCGTCGCCGCCGTTCGCGCCCTCGATGAGCGTGGCGTCGCACCCGGCGTTCACCATGGCGAGCGCGACCTCGCGCGCGATGATGCGTCCGTAGCTGTTGTTGTTGTCGAGGACGTTCATCACGTTCGTCATCGACACCTTGCCGTCACGGCTTCGACCGAAGGACGTGTCCAAGTCCTTCGCGACGGGCCCCCGGTTCTTCAGCCCTTCGATGCTCGCGAGCATCGCATCGACCTCGGGACGCGCGAGGCGCACGTCGTAGTCCCAGCGCAGGGGCATCTTCACGCGCACCCGGTAGACACGCCCACCGCCGCCCCGGTACTCGCGCGCGGTCCAGTACGACGTCGTCATGTAGAAGCCCGGGCCGTACGCCATCCGCCCGCGCGTGCGCAGCTCGACCGGGCCGTCGAGTCGGCCGCCATGGAAGAGGATGAGGTCGGCGTCAATCATCGGCGGCGGGCTCCGGCGAGCACGTCGTGGTTCGCGCGGCTGTACTTGCCGCTGTTGCCGATGGCGCTCTTCACCTGCCCCGGGCTGAAGACGATGACCTCCGCGATGATGCCCATCAGGTCGCGCGCGATGATGCCGTCGTAGCCCATGGCCACGGCGCGCTTCAGCTCCTCCGGCGTGAGGTAGTACGGCGTGGTCGGGAGGCCATGCAGGCGCATGCTCTCGTCGTCACGCTTCGCCTCCTCGATGCGCTGCTTCAGCTCTTCTTTCTCCGACTCCGTCGGCAGGCTGTGCGACTCGTAGCCCGAAGACGCCTTCCGGGGGAGGAGCTGCAGCGTCTGCTCCAGCGGGTACTCGATGCGCGCGTAGAGCGGCATCACGTTGACGCCCTCCCAGACGTACCGGTGCTCGCCCAGCTCAGGCAGCATCACCTTCGACCGGTACTCCGGCAGCGGCACACCGTTCTTGTAGAGCTGCGACGAGAGGTTGTGCGCGGCGTTCATCATGCCGGGGTCGAGCGCGAGCCAGATGGCCTTGCCGCTGAGCTTGGGGTTGAGGCCGCCCGCCTTGAACTTGGAGAAGTTCTTCGGCGTCCAGTGGAACAGGCGCAGCGGCTTCCCGTTCGCGTCCACGACCTTCGAGTCACCGAACCACTTCTTGAATGCAGGAGTCATGACTTTCACCCGGCCGCGATGCGCCAACGCAACGCAGCGTACGCGTCCTTCTTCGTTCTCGTGGGGTCAGCCGCGAGCCACTCCTCGTGCTCCTGCTTGCGCAGCAGGACCTGCTCGGGGTCCTTGAAGTACGCCACGGCCTCAGCCTCAGTCGCGAACGTCTTCACCGGCTTGTAGCGGCCGTTGGGCTGACGCTTCTCCAGCCGCACCTCGGAGCTGGTAGCTGCCGCGCCGTAGAGCACGCCGCCGACCTCCTTGCAGACGCGCTTGAAGTCCTCGCGGTGGCCCGGGTAGCCGAGGTGCACCAGCTCGTGAAGGAGAATCTTGTCGAGCGCGTCGCCGCTGTACCGCATCAGCTCGGGCTCGGTGAGGAACTCGTACGCGCCCATGGCGCGAGTGATGACGCGGCCGATGGCCTGCGGCTGCCCGACGCCACGGTAGCGGATGGCTGCGAGCGCCGTGTCCTTCGCCCCGCCGATGCGGTCGAACGCGAGCATCATGCGCCCTCGTACGGTGTCCCAGTTCCGCCAGACCTGCGGGCCCAGCTCCAGCAGTCGGTTGAACGTGGTGAGCTTGAACTCGTACTCCTCGCGAGTCACGACGTCACCCGGACGTGCCCGAGGTCCCGGAGCGCAACGCTGCCGTCGGCGCGCTCGCCCCAGTTTTCGGAGCTGTTGTGGTCCTCGGGCTCGACGCCGTGCGACTTGAGCCAGAGGTAGCCGCGCACGATGGCCTTGAGCTTCTTCCTATCCTCCGGCGGGACGTAGTCGGGGATGACCGGCACCAGCTTGTTCGACGCGCCGCCGAGGATGCGGCCGACATCGTCGCTCGTGAACTGCGTCTCGCCCTCGTCCGAAAGGAGCACGTCGTTGAGGCCTTCGCGCTCGATGAAAATCATCTCGGCGCCGCTCGGCACCATCACGCGCCCGACGCGGACGATGCGCGGAATGACGGTGTTCGTGTACTTGTCACCGAGTCGCATCAGCACGTGAGCTGCGTCCAGCTCCGCCTCGGCCATGAGCTGCCCCCACCGGGTCACCTTCCGGGGATGCACCTCGGCCACCTTCACCACGGTGCCGTTCTCGGTCGAGTAGACGCAGCCCTCGTGGCCGCAGCCGAGCTGCTTGATCATCTTCAACCGGTCGAACTCGGGAACGCCCTCGAACGGGCGACGCAGGAGGCTCATCGGAACTCTGCCTTCTTTCCGTCCACGTGCATGTCCCACGCGACGTCGAGGTACGTGCGTATCTCGTCGGTGAGGTCCTTCGCGAGCAGCCAGTGCGCGTCGTCGAACATCGCGGTGTGTCGGACGAAGCGCGCCACGAAGACGCGCAGGTCACCACGGTCTGCGGCACGGTGCCCGGCGCCGTCGGGGCCGACGACGAAGTAGTAGACGCCCTCGGGGCGCGTGAGGCGCGCGTACGCCTCGTCCGCAGCGACCATCGCCGCAGGCAGCACCGGGCGCCAGCCGTAGGAGCGCGCTGAGCACCACTCGTTGAGCGTGTTCCACGCGCGCTTCTTCCAGAGCGGCGTCTTGTGGACACTGTGCGCGGTGCCGACGAACTCGGTGCGCTCACCGACGCTCGCGTTCTTCGGGCTCGGCGCGAAGGAGAACAGCGCCTCGTCGATGGGCACCTCGACGTCCTCGCGCTTCACGGAGATGCGCTGCGACTTCCCCATGCCGAGGAAGTCGAAGTGCACCATCTTCGCGTCCCAGCTGAAGACGCCGGGCTGGTAGTCGGACGCCATGTTGACGTCGGTCGGGAAGGCGTTGCGGGGTACGCGAGAGAAGAGCTTCGCGAGCTTCTCCTCGCGGCGGGACGTGGAGAGAGTCATGACTCAGCCTCCGGAGCGAACGCGACGAGCACCTTCTCGACGCCCAGCTTGCGCGCGGCCGTGAGGCGGTGGTTGCCGTCGATGATGTGCCGCTTGCCGTCGTACGTGCCGATGATGATGGGTGGCAGCAGCTTCTTCTGCCGGAAGCCTCGCAGGGCCTCGGCGAGCCGCGACCTGTGCGAGACGTACGTCTTCAAGTCGTCGAGGTCTTCGAGCGCGACCCACTCGATGCGGTCGCCCATCGGCGTCTTGCCTGCGCGGATCCACTGTTTCGTCTGCACCTGCTCGGTCGCGTACCGCGTGTCCAGCTCCTCGCGCATGCCGCCGAGGTGGCCGGTCAGCGGCGAGATGTCGCGGATGGCCGCCTGCAGCTCGGGCAGCGAGAGCTTCACGCGCTTCTTCTTCACCTCGTAGGTGTCCCCGCTCGCTGCGAGCACCCGGTCCGCGTTCACCGTCGCGACGAAGCCCTTCGGCCAGTAGTACAGGAAGTACTGCACGCCGTAGCGCTCCAGCACGAAGCGCTGCTTGCGCCCGCCAACGGTGCCCTCGATGAAGTGGCGCCGTCGCCCGGCGTCGAGCACACCCGCGAGCATCACGTCTCCTCGGCACGCTCAGCCGCGCGCTCGACCTGCTTCTCCTTGCGCCGCTCGTACCACTCGCTGGCGATGAACACGCCCGTCACGAGCAGGCCGCTGCCGACGAGCGCGATCCGCGTACGCGACTTGAGTGGGGCAACGTCGGCGAACCCGAGTGCGTCGCGCAGCGGCTCGTAGTACTGCTGCATCGTACGCCAGCTACCCTTCGTGTTCGGCCACTGCACGGTGATGAGGTTTCCCTTCACCCAGACGCGCGCGTGAGCCGTTTCCCGCCACAGCTCGCCGAGCTTCGGGTCCTCACCGAGGAGCTGGCCTCGCAGCAGCTGTTCGAGTGACAGCACTGGCGTCGTACCCACGCGCAGCGTGCTGCCATCCCAGTGCGCCGTCGGAATCTTCCCCTTCTTGACTCCTCCGAGCCCACCCGACGCCTGCAGCTGGCGCATCAGCTCCTTCTGGAGGCGCAGGGCGGCCTGCTCCCAGACCCGCTGGAGCGCCTTCGTACCCGTGGCGGCGTAGTGCTCGGCCTTGCGCGCGGCGATGGCTGCACGCTCCTGCAGCTCGCGCACGGACGTCCCTCGCGGGACCTCACCAAGCGCAGCCGCAGCCGTGGCGCCGGGGAACAGCTGGAACGTGGACATGCGACCTCCTGAGACTCCGAAAAGACCCTGACGCCGACCTTCGACGTAGTCCTGCGACTCCAGCTCCTTGGTGTCGATACGTAACGCCTTCGCAGCCTTCTTGGACGCGGCGTCAGGCATCACCAACTTCGCAGCCTCCTTCCGCGAGTAGAACACCTCGTGGTCGTCCGCCGGAGAGAAGCCTGCTTCCCACTCGTCGACCGTCGAGTACGACGGGTCAATCTTGTCGAAGTCGTGGATGTACGGCGTCACCACGATTTCGCCGGTGAGGATGCTGCGGAAGGATGGAACCAGCTCCTTCATCGCTCAAGCCTTCCTGCGGACGCGCCCAAGCGCCGCGCCGACGATGAGCACCGTGAGCACACCCGCGCCCGCGAGCACCGCGCCGCCGATGCCCACCTTCTTGGTGTTGGCCTCCCACGCGTCCTGCGCAGGGATGCCGTACGGCGCGATGACCTGCTTGCCGATGACGGTGTCGACGATGATGACCGGCTGCAGCATCTGCAGGTACGGGTTGGGCGTCGGATCTCGGTAAATCTCGTCGAGCTGCGTGCCGGTGTAGCTCTTCGGCGGCGAGAACGCCGACCAGAAGGTCACCGACTTGAGCGCACCGGCGATGGGGTTCGAGGCGACGCGCGCCGCGTCCTGCACCGTCTGGCGCACAGGGCCCGGGAGCAGCGAGGTGAGGTCGAACTGTCCGAGGTTCGAGACGCGAGTCATGACTTGGCCTCTCAGTACGGCGCAGGGGACATCTTTTCGAGGCGCTCGTCGAGCCAGACTTCCCACTCGGTGTTGGGCTTGAGCTTGATGGCCCCGGCGCGACGCTTCGCGCGCTTGCCGCCAGCGATGTTCGTGAAGACGACGACTTCGCGGTCCTTCAACAGCTTGTTACGGTCGAACTTTCCGATGAACGGCCCCACGTACTCGACCGACCTGCCTCGGTAGGTCGCGAGCAGCTCGACGGAAAGGAAGCCTCGGTAGTGCCAGTCGTTGAACTCGAAGCGCACGCGCTCGACGCTCACGCCCACCTCGCTGGTGTTCGTGAACTCTCCGGGCTCGAACTCGAAGATGTCGCCGCTGACTTTGCTCATGACTCCCACCCTACCCGAGGGCGGGGCCTGCGCGCCAATCGCAGCACGCGCAGCCACGCCGGAACTAGGGCAACGCTTGCGCGCACCCCGGTGCACGAGCGAATCTTCAAGCTCACGTGCCGTAAGGGGGCAGCTTCAGTGCGAGTGCTGGTGGTGGATGACGACGTGGACATTGCGGTAATGCTGGCGCTCTTCGTGACGAAGCTGGGCCACAGCGCCGACACATGCACGGAGCCGACGGAGGCGGCTGAGCAGTTCCTCCTCGGCCACTACGACGTCGTCCTGTGCGATTACCGCATGGAGCCAAACGGGCTGTCGGTGCTGGAAGAGCTGCGCGACAGCGCCGCGTATCGCGTGCTGCTCACCGGGAGCTACCTCTCGGCCGAGATGAGCCGCGCGCTGGCTTCTGGTGTCGTCCACGAAATCATCCAGAAGCCGGTGTCGCTGGCTGAACTCAGCCGCCTTTTCGGACGCGCGGCCCAGCTGTGACGATGCGCTGCATGTCGGAGCGCAGCCGGTGCTCCAGCTGGTTGATCTGCTCCTTCACCTCGGCGCGCAGCGACACGATTTCCCGGTCCTGCGTCTCGGCGCGCAACTCCATCTGCCGCGCCAGCTGGTCGAACCCTGAGCGCATGGCGTTGAAGTCGTGCTTGATGCCGATGAGCGTTTCGCGGTTCTCGCGCTCCGCCTTGTCCCGCTCGTCGGCGCGACGCTTCAGCTCTTCCTTGTCCTTGTCCTCGCGCTCGACGATGCGGCTGCCGAGGACACGGATGAAGGCGACGAGGCCGGTGACGATGCCTGCACCGCCCCCCACGTAGCCGACGATGTCACTGGTGTCGCTCATCTTCTGAAATCTCGCACAGGTCGGGGCGGCCAGCCAAGTCATGACTCGGATGTTGTAGCCGGGCAGTGCCTGCGCGCGCAACGCAGCGACAGGTTCTGCGTGAACCTTCGCTTCCGTCTCAGTGCAGTTCGACGAGCGCCATGTCGCGCGGGTCGTAGAGCGCCCACGCAAGCAAGTGCCCGGTCTTCGTGTAGCGGCGCAAGACCTGCGTCACGACTTCTTCACGCGTCGTGAAGCGCGGTCCCGTGCTGCCGTAGTCGAACGAGCTGAACGTGCCGTCGAGCCACTCGACGAAGCACGTGTTGTGGCCCGCGATGCCCTTCTCCCCGAGCCACGTGAAGCAGAGCATGTGCGCGCTCTTCACGCCCCAGTGCGCTGCGTTGTGGTCGACCACCAGCGCGCTCCACGCCGCGAACTCATCGCAGTCGAGTCCCGAGGGCGCCTCCACCTTGCTCTCGAAGACGGCGTACGCCCGCGCCGGGTGGCTGACAGCGTCGAAGAGCTGCTTCCATGCGTCGGGCTTGTACATCCACACGCGGCGGACGACGTAGGTCGCCAGCGCGCCCATCGTCGGGAACGTCACCGCGTGCAGGTGCATATCGCGGTGGTGCGCCGAGCCGTCCGTGAACTCTCGCTCGAAGAGGCGCCGGTACAGGCGCGCCCACGACCCGTAGTAGTACCGCAGCACCAGCCGCGTGAAGAACGCCAGCACCGCAGCGAGCGCGCGCATCACTGCCAGCCAACCTTCATCGGGCCGATGTAGAGCGTGCGGGCCGACGCCGCCGTCGCTTCAATGGAGACGAAGGCGCCGAGGTGCTGTCCCGTGCGTGGCAAGTTGGTCGTCTTCGGCGTCGGGGTGCCGTTGACGTGCGCCGTGATGTTCCGCGAAGCGTCGAGGCGGAAGCAGAGCGTGTACGTCGTGTTGGCCGCAGCAGTGGTGCCTGTGCTGCCGCAGCTCTGCGTCGTGCCGTCGAACGAGCACACCTGCCACGCCGTGTCGCCCGCCACCGAGTCGAAGCGGAACATGACGCCGTCGCCCGCCATGGTGCTGCTGGCGGCCGCCGGAGCAGTCGTCGTGAGTCCAGCCCAGATGCGCGTCGTCGTCACGGCGCTGTCCGTGCGCACGCGCTGGCAGAACGAAGGCGACGTGTCGGTGCTCACGACGCGCACGAGCGCGGTGTTGCCGTCGTCCGTCGAGCGCCCCGACGTCTGCGAGTTCGCGACGGCGGCCGTGTTGATGGGGTACCAGAGGCGCCCGTCGGCGACGGTCGTCGTGCTGTCCACGTCGTCCCACGTCATCACGAGCCGAATCGTGGACGGGTCGACGTCGTTGACCATGTACTCCGCGAACTGCGGCGGCGCCGCGCGCTCAGAGGGGCCGACGCGCGTCGTCAGCGTCTGCTCGTCGAAGATGACGTCCGGCGCGATGGGCGCAAAGCCGCCTACCGTATTGGCCGCCGCAGCACGCCGCAGCATCAGCTGGTTGATGCTGGTGTTGAAGGCGAGCGAGCCCGAAGACGCAGCAGCGGTGGCGCCAGCCGTGAACGACGACATCGCTCCGCCGGTCGCCGCTACGACCGGAGCCATGACGCCCGGGCCGCTCGCCAGTGAGCGCGTGCTCTCCCAGTACGACGCGGTCTCGATGCCGGTGCCGTCGGAGAACTGCGTCACGCCGCCACCCATCGCGAAGGTGGCTCCTGCGTTGTCCAGCTGGAGACCGACCTGCCCCGAAGAAGCGCTCGTGCCGATGTAGCCGTTGATGGCCTGAATCACGCAGCTCGACGCGTTCTTGTTCACGTAGAGGGCGGCGCCGTTTGAGCTGGTGCTGCCGATGCTCACCTGCGGGTTGTTGCTGTTCCCGTTGAGGTACATGATGGGCGTTCCGCCAGCGGTCGTGTCGCCGTAGAAGGCGAGCTTGCCGTTGTTCGCCGTGGCAGAGCTTTCCATTCGAACTTCCGTGAGGCCCGGCGTGGCTGTCGGCTCGATGGAGGTCATCGTCGTGGTGGAGCCGACGCGCAGACGCCCCGGCGTCTGCGTCCCGGTGCCGTCGCTGTACCAGTAGTCATCGGTGCCGGTGCCGAGGTCGAACTGCATGTTGTTCTGCTCGAACTTGAGGACGGTCGAGCTGGTCCCCGTGTGCTCGGTCAGGCCGAGCGCGAGACCTTCGACGGCTGCCCCGCGCCGCCACGAGCCCACCACGCGACCACCCGCGAGCATGTGCGTGCCGAGGTTGGCCTTGATGGTCCCGATGTTGAGGCCGGGATAGAAGTAGTCCTGCGGCGTGATGCGCCCGCCCGTAGCCGAGTACCACATGCCCAGCTGCTCCTGCAGACACGCGCCAGAAGGGCAGTTGCCTCCGTTGATGAACGCGATTCCGACGGGGTAGTTGTTGGGGTGGTTGACGAGGAGGCCGCCGGGGTAGCTCTCGAAGGTCGTGTTCGACTCCATGTACGCGGAGACCTTGAGGCTCGGGTTGCCGCTGTAGAGCACGGGCTCATCCGCCTGAATGCGCCCAGAGCCACCGTCGTACCAGTAGCTGGCACCACCGCCGCCACCACCGAAGGTCTGCCACGCGGAGCCGTCGCTGTACTTCGGCTCCTGCGTGTCGGAGTCGAACAAGATGGCGCCAGAGCCCGCCGTGCCAGCGGCCGGGAGCCCTGCCGTAGTGTAGCTGCCCACGCGCAGGTAGCTGTTTGACAAGATGCCGAGGCCGTCCGAGTAGAGGTAGTCGCGCGAGCCGGTGCCGAGGTCGAAGGTCTTCCCATCGACGGCCAGCCCAACGCCCGTCGAAGAGACGTAGAAGGAACGCGTCAAGCTCGTCCCGTACCCGTCCGCGCCGAAGCTGAAGTGGAAGGGGGAGTTCGAGTGGAAGTTCGTGCCAGCGAGCATGCCACCGGAGGAAACGCTCGACGCGAACACCCACGACACAGCCGACTCGGGGT